CATGAAAAGAGTGTATATGAGAACTTAATCAAAGGAAAGATAATTTAATGGGAATTATTCGACTTACAATGCGGAAACATGTCGTTGTAGGGGCCGCCCATTCTTCGAACATGAAAGGCTAAAACCTCAGCGTACTTATCATCGCGACGGCCTGGCCAGAAGAGCCACGGATAACGAGAGCTATCTTTGGCGCGCTCTATCATATGATAAGCGGTAGCTCGGGCACCTCCTTCAACAGTGAGCATCTCTTCAATGGAGACAGGTCGAACGGTGCGACTCGTCACATCGTACATACTCGTATTGTGAGGAAACAAAGTCTGGGTCAAACCCGAGTCGATACCCGATCTCTTCTTCTTGAACTCTTTGCTAGAGACCATCTTGATGATGTCTTTCTTATCAAAGCGAGTCCAATGCTTTTCCTTCCTTACAAGGTCATTCTTCAAAGCCCATTCACGAGAACGAGGCCCAGTAACACAGGGATTTCCACGCGACTCCTGGTATACGAGAGCCAGGGCTCCCCATAGATAAATTGAATCTTTAAGACCTACTTCTAGCAAAGCTACCCGCAAAGCAAAGGCAAGGTGAATGCCGCGCTTATCATAGTCTTCCTTTGGAGTGACGACCCCACATTCATACCAGGCGGCGTTTTCCGCCCTAATAGTTTTCGCGAACCCTTTTCCTGCGGAAACTACGAGATCGTCTTCGAGTGTAAGCTGCTGGGCGACAGCTTGAGATTCGGTCTCAGGGACATACGCCTGAGCTGGGCCACCTGGAAAGAGCAGCAGGCCAACGAGAAACGTGAAAACGACTGTGAAACGAGCCATGGAAACCTCCTACGCTGCCAGGAGTTCTGCGGAGCGACAAAGCTCGACGATAGAGAACTCTCTTCTGACAACATCATCGGGGTCACTGTTTTCAGAATCGGCCGGATATTCGATCCCACTCACGAGAATCGACTTAAAAAGAAACTTCGCTAATTTGTCTCTTCCAGTTCTTCCGGCAACGTCATTATCCAAAAACAAAATGACCTCATTTGAAAAACCCTTAATACTTTGAATTTGTCGCTTTGAAGGATCAGAGCCGAGAAGTCCGACTACAGAATATTCGTCAAGAGCGTTTTCCTTTCTCAACGCTTGCCAGACGGAAACTGTGTCTAGTAGCCCCTCGACAACGATCAGCTTCTCTCCCCGTACAAGATGTTCGCCGAACAAGTACCTCGACTTATCAAAATTGAAATAATTAAAGTACCGAATGTGGTGATCGTTGACAGTTCTCCCAACCGCGCCAACTAACAAACCTGAACGATTTCTGACGGGAAATACTGCGCGTTTTCGTGTCGTGTCATAACCACATTCCCAGATCCTCAAAGTTTCAATTTCTAGTCCCCGCCGAATTACATAGCGGGGAACTACGCCGAACATGGGAGCTAGTTCTTTTTCGTCAATTATATTTTCTGGTTCGACCTCCACTTTCTCACTATAGCTAGGAATCTTTTCTAGCAGTGCTTCTGGGTCTTGTTGTTCGAGTTGAGTTACTTTTCTAATAAGAGTTGAAAGATCCAACTCTGCTTCTCTGGAATACTTAACGAGAGTGTACGCAAGGGAGCCGCTGTGCTTGCACGATAAACAATGAACCAAGGACACTCCATCTGGAGATATGGAGATACCCATGGAGGATCTACGCTTATGAACTTCTCGGTGGGTTTTCGCACAAGACTCTAAGAAGCAAACGCACTGGACATTTCGAGACCCCGGTTGCACACCTTCGGCGTCGATTATTTCGAGAACTTCGAGTATGCCTTCTCTATCCATCGTCTTCCTCGAGCAACGTCAAAATCGTATCAATCTGTGTGCAGGTGGTATCCCCACCACCCGTTCTTTCATTTTCGACACGTCTAGCAACGAACTCCCTCTGCTCCTTCAAATACTCGATTGAAGGGCGATCGTCGTGCAATTCGAGTCTAGTTATAGCATAATCGATTGCTTCGAGAAGCCTAAAATAAAGTGGTTGCTCTAGCGTGATTTTAGCTACCATTAGTAGTCCACCGGGCCTTGTTTATCATACGGTTTTGCATCTTGAGGGAGATCATTCAGGGTCTTAACATCGAATTTCATATAGTCCAAGTCCCAATCGCAAACCCAATCCTTATTCATACCCTCTCTATGTTTCGCTATCTTCATGAGCATCTCCTTATTGTTCTTCAAATTCTCATCTTGATAGACACCTATGATCAGGTCGAACCACATTTGAACGTCGCCATACTTTAGAGTATCAGCGGTTCCTTCTAAACCTTTTCCCTCTTTCGAAAACTGATGGGTCATAACGATCGGGATGTTTTCTCTGAGGGCAAGCTTCTTTAAATCCCAGCAAACATTCTTAAACTTCTCCCATCCCTCTTTAGCCTTACGATCGTCGGAGACGAGATAACCACCGTCAATGTAAACAATAGCAGGATGATACCTTTGAATCTTAGCGGCGATACCTGTGACGCCAATCATTCCCTCGTCATCACCAATAACCCAAAAGTCAGGTTTATTCTTTAAGTCCTCTAAAGTCCTTTCCCAGCGAAAGAATTCATCTGTGGTGAGCTGTCCTGCTTTGAATCTCTGATAGGGAAGCTGAGCGTTTACAGCGTCAAGTCGTCTTATTATTTGCCAGATAGCCATTTCGTTAGAAAACAAAAGAGGAAGACAACCTGCTTTCCAGTTAAACCAAGATAAAACAACTTCACACCACGACTTTCCCACGCCGCCCCTACCCGCAATCATGATAAGTTCGCCAGGATTAAAGCCTTGAGTAGCTTCATTAAGAACACCCCAAGGAGTGGGTATGCCTGTTATACCGCCGCTAAGTTGAGCTTCGTTGTATCTATCAAGACGTTCTCTAACCTGATCCCGAAAGTTAAAATCTTTTGTTGAACGAGTTTCATTTTCAACTTTAAGTACGCACTGCTGCATTATCTCTAATGCAGCCATAGGATCCTTACCTTTGAGATGCTTCATCAGAGAACCCTGATGTTCCATGATGGTGTTATGAATATGTCTCTTCTTTAATTCTGAAATAAACAGTGTTATCGGAGTGTTTAAATCTAGAACTTCAAACTCTGGAAATCGCTCTTGAACTAAATTTGCTGGAGGAAGTCCTCCGTGTTCCCTGTAACTCTCTGTTACGAACTTCCAAATACCTGCGTGATCAACAAACAGATCATCGCTTACACGAGAGTCAATTACTTTCAGAATCTCCTCGGGGTGATGAAGCACCCTGGAGATGAGAGCGCCTTCAAAGTCCATGCTATGCCTTCTCTCCCCAGTTGGCGTGAGGAACTGCTATGCCGTCCAGGCCCATCAATTCGGGGTCGTTTGTAAAGACTTTGTAGACCTGTGGAGTTTGGCGAAGCCAGAGTCGAAACTCTTGCCTATCGTCGAAGTGGTAGGTATCGACGACGTAATCTCCAAGAACCATATCTAAGGCACGAGCAATGAGAGGAACGCCTACTGAGATGGCGACTATCCTATGCTGCTCAAGAGCAGTTTCTATCCAACCTCTCGCTCCTCTTTTCATGGGAAGTGCCCTTTTCATAAGAGTTTCGAAACTCTTATGAAGGAGCAATTCGGGTATTTTTTTAACAAACCATGAATACTCTTTTCTCTCTTCTATGAGGATTCGATAGTCAACTCCACAGATAGCAGCGGGACGATTAGAGAGCTCTCCCCTTTTCATCCTTCCCCTCTTTCTTCTCATAGTAGGAACGAACTAGATCAACAGCAATATCCACCACAAGGGGAACCTGCGGAGGAGAGACTTTCTGCTTCCTTCTGAAAATACGAGAAAAGAAATTCTTTATTTTTTTTATCATCCCACCAGATCCTTTGGCATGATCGCATTTGGGCCAACAAATAATTCCTTTGGCCACTTCTTCATAGCTGCGTCGCGGGTTCTCTGATAGCGACCACCCGGAATGTCATCATCCCACCGACCATATTGGGCTGTTCCAATAGCTTGAATTAACTTTCTCGGGAAGACATCCCCGTTTTGGAATCCTGGTCGATAGGCAGAATCAATAACTTTGCAGAGGATCTTTAGTGCATATCCAGGAGCATTAACTGAATTACTCCAATAGACAGACATAGCTAAATCGAGAGCATGGGACATCCCAGCAATCTCTTTCATATCAGAGTACACAACAGTCTTTAAGGTTTCATTAGATAGAGCACCCTTTGTGCAGAATCTGAGTTTTTTAAAAGAATCTTTTTGAAAATTATCTGTGCCGTACTTTAATTGAGTTTCAAAAGTCCACTCAGAAGAAAAAAGCTTATGAAACATCTTGATAACGGACTCAGCGCCAATTCTCGAAGCACCCATTTTTGGAAGAACTCCTTCTTCATCCCCTGATAAAAGTCTCCTGAGAGTTTTTCCACGAAGCTTGAATGTAAATCCTACGGGATACGCGGTAGACTTTTCAATATAAATGCCCATTCGGAATAACCAATCTTCAAACTCATTCCACGGACAATCGGTAATAGGAGCTTCTAAGTGAGTAAGCCAATGAGCTTTCAAGTCAGAAATGAGTTCCCATAACGGACCTTGGTCATTCTCCTTATTATTATCATCGAGTGCTCTGGGATAAACAGCGATAGCTTGATGAATACCTGCGGTCATCCCAGTGCCATCGTAATTCATCACGGTTCCGAATTTTCCACCTGATTCAACTTGAGCAGTAAGCCAAGACGCCCTGGAGAGATGGGAGATATCGAAGTCTTCAGGCTCAGGCATGTCGATCTTTCCGTTTATTTTAAGCCCAGCAAATTTTCCAAATGTGATTCGCTCCATCTCATTCTCCCTTCAGGTAGGTTTTTACTAGCTTGTTGCTAATTTTTTCTCTTCGAGAACTTCCGCCTAGCTTAATCGGAATCATACATTCCTTAGCTAGTTCTCCAGTGGATGGTCCGTAGATATTCGTAAACTCATCGGGGGGAAGGTTAGAAGTTATGCTAGTAGGTAGCTTTCTTCTGCATCTATCGCGGAGTAAAGAACCAAAAGCAGTTTCTGAAAAACCACTTGCGGTTCGATACTCTTTACCTAGATCGTCGATGACTAAAAAATTCACGTAATTTATACGCTCAATAACAGTCTCATTAGAATCAGGGTTTGCAGGAAAATCCTTTATGAAGGCTTCCTTTAATTCTGCTGCGCGGATTATGTAACTTGAAATTCGAAATTGAGCTGTCGCTTCGATACAAAGAGCTGAAGCAACATAAGACTTACCCGTCGAATTCGGACCCCATAGAAAAATACCAACTCCATCTCGAATAGCCTCTCCTAATTTATCAGGATAGCTACCGAGAGCCTCTTCTTGACTACTCGTCAGAAGGTTTAGTCTTGAAGACCAATACCGCTTTCCTAGGTTCATGTACTTTAGATGATTTTCCGTTATCTCCACTGGCATTCTTGGCCTCCTTTTTTGTCTTATCTATTTCTGGAGCCCTCGTTACCTTCTGTTCAGGAATTCGATACTTCTGCATATAGGATCTTTTGATTCGAATCATGTCGATCTCGGTTCTAGCGGTAAACTTAACCAGAACCTTATCCTGGAAACGAGGATCGGTTACTTCCAGAAGATACTGGATTTCTTCCTCGTCTCGAATAGGAGTGATCTTCAATGCGCGGCATCGTGCCAAACCAGCTTCGCTCATTCGTGAATATGTCATTTTAACCCCACGAGCCTGAAGGAATGTCCTTGGCTACGTATTCGGCGCCTGGCGCCGCAGTTTGTTTCTTAGGATTAAGAGCCTCTGGAACGAGAGAACGTCTGTATCCGTACAGAACGAGCATGTCAGGAACCAAACTCTTAATCCTGAATTTATGGGCTAGCACTCTCCAGTTATCGAAGCAATACTTAAAATAAGCAACAACATTTTCATACCCCTGCTCATCAATCAGGTCCTTGGCATGTTTCCTCTCCCTGTTTGTCCAAGCAATAGGGTACCCCTGGAGTTTGGACTCTTCCCACAGAGAGCAGAAAAGAGACCATAGAGTACGACAATTTTGATGCTCTACCTCCTTAGCATACCTGGGAGACTTCGCATACGACGCTGGAGATTCGTACATCTTCTTTGCGGGGAGCTTCTCAAAGGCGGAATCTTCTCGGTTGAATTCGTCAGGAATTCTGGAAAGTGGCTTTCCCACCTTCTTTGCGCGTCTCCCTTCGTTCAGCAAGGCTCCATTCTCTATCTTTTGTTTTAGCGAAGCCATGCTTCCTTCGTCAGATCCGTACACCTTCGGTGTTGCCATCTCATTCTCCTGGATAGATTGTTGGTGTAGCTCTGGTTTCTGTGTGTTAGCAGCTGTATTTTTTGCATTCCTACTTATTATTTTATTATATAAGCAGGAATCAGGAGTATAGGAATGCGCCGTTGAAATTATGGCTGTTTGTTGTGAGGGGGTGTCTAAGTTAGAAAGGTAGACGACTTCGCTTTCCAGAATAGGATTTGGATCGACATACTTATAAGGGCAATCCGAAGAAAAACAATAAGTCCACCGTCCTCCAGAATCTCTAATCATGAGAAGCCAACCTGATTCTTTTATTTTACGAATTCTTCTTTCGACTGTCTTAATTGAGATAGATAACTCGCGAGAAACTTCTACTTGAGTGACGGACCCTCTGTCACGCTGAATCTTTTGCAGACACAGAATTACCTCTATGTCAGTACCATCAATATCATGAGGGTTCATAGCAGCTCCAATGTAGAAATTTTGACAAGATAAGAATAGAGGTTTACTCGAGGAAAGTAAAGGGGAAAGTTAAGATAGCTTAATTTTTACTTCAACAGTTTAAAATTGTAAACGATAACCCACAAGTCCTGCATGGAGTCTACGTGGTCCTTGTAGCCATCCGAGCTACCCGCGATTCGATGAGACAGCTCGTGAATGTACACCTTGAGGGTGTGATTGAAGTTGGAGAGGAGAGACTTGCTCAGAGTGATTTTCCCGGTAACCATGTCGCACAACCCCTGAGTCTTTGAATCGAAGAAATCGGCGATTTCAACTGCGTCGAGAATGCGTGAGGGGATGCCCGTGAGGGTGTGGACTCCTACACCCAGTTGGTCGGAAAGATCCTGGATGTCTACAGGAAGGCTCGGAATGAACTCCTTGAGGGTGCCAAAGAGGACCTCGAGCTTCTCCAGGTTGAGCTTCTCCAAGTCGGTCAGCTCACCGTGCGAGTACGCTTTCTTCACAGCGTTCGAAAAAGCTGCCTTCACCTGTATGACATTCTGAACTTTCGTGTTGACCAGGAGATCTCGAAGGTTGTTGTTGGCAACAATTCCTCTTCGGCCGAAATGTTCAATTTCAGCGGAATCCCCGATGCTCTGGACAGGGACGGCGGTATCCCCGAACTCCTCGACGAACTGCTCGGAGACGACCTCTTTCAAGGTAGACCCGGAATACTGACCGAGACCCTTGGCATCCTCCCAGTCATTCTGGAGAAGCTCGAAGACGATCTTCCCGATTTTCTGAGGGGATTTGGCGGCAGCTTCCGAGAACATCTGTCCGATTTCCCATCTCTTGTTGAACGCATCGACAAGGCGACGATCTCGGTCGAGCCGGACATTCTTCAGGTCGTAGCCATAGCGAAGTCCCAGGTCGATAGTTACGAAGATGCCCTTGGCGTAAATCCTACCTTTGAAAGCGGGATCGAAGAGGATCGTTCCAGACTGCGTGCGAACGAAAGAGTCGTCGGGAAGTTCCGTCAGAGGAAGAAAGTTCCGTTTGTACTCTTCCCATTCCTGCTCGGTGATGTCGATGGTGACTTCAACCCCGTCGCCTTCCTTGCGGCGATTTCGGGTGTTCACCTGGAGAACGCGCTCCCCGTACTCAACCGAGTAGGAGATCGAAGGAGTCCACACTTCCCAGGGAGTTTCGATCCGCATTTTTCGGCCGGCTCGAACAGCAGCGAGCATCCCAAGATTGAGACCCTCTCCATGCTGACCTCTCAAGTCGAGTTCAGACTTCGTGGAGTGCCCAATGAGAAGAGCCTTTGCGTTCAGATTGGCTCCAATGTTGCGAACAGAGAGTTGATTGTTCTTGTGAGACACAATCAGCTCATTTCCATTCTCTTCCTGTTCGTCGAGGCCGTTCTGAACAGCTTCACGAACAGCTTCCCAGATGCCCCAGGATGAAACGTAACTGTGTTTGATTGGCAATACGTACACTGTCATAGCATACCTCTTTGTTGTTGGGGTTTGCGGAAGTTTGTGATTTGTTTCATGCAAAGATGATACAAGATAGCCGGAGAGAAATAAAGATAAAAGTAAGTAGCTCTAATTAAAAGAAGTTATCTGTTTACAGCGATAACTACGGAAGTCTCAACCACAACACCAACCAAGAGGCCAACGCCAATCCACACAAGAGGATTTCGATACCAAGAATGCAATCTAGCTTCGGCATCTTCTAGTTTAACCTCTGTGAGTTGCTGAGATTTAATCGCATCTTCTCTGGCCTTTGTAGCTTCTTCCATGCCTAGTTTAAAATTCTCCATCCTCTCTGATCTTTTGATAAGAGCAGACTCAAGATGGGTAATTTTAAGCTCTAGTTTTGGAATAAGCTCTACGTCGGATAAGACCTTATCTGCCATGGATCGAGGAAGCCATACTCCGTCAGTCCCATCCAGATTCAACTCTTGTGCTTCTGTAAGGATAGGACTGTTTGAAGTAATCTTTACTTTCTTATCTTCCGCTCTCGTTGTTCCTGCCATAAATACGATTAAAGCCAGAAACAGTGTCCTCAGTAGTCCTATCCTTAGGCTTTTTTGCCTCCTCGATAGCCTTGTCATCTGACCTAATCCAATTCTGTAAATTGACATCTTCTGCTTTGAGAACATTTTCAGACCCCTTTACTTCTCCTAATTTAACACCCGAGAGACCTACATTTGAATCAAACTTAGCTTTTCTGGCTTCGTTCTTCAGTTTCTGAATTTTATCCTTTTCATACTTTATCGCAAGGACTATCGACAGTATTCCCACTACAGCTAACAGCAGCGCCAACGCTTGTTTCTTTATCCATGCCAGTGCTTGTCTCATCAATTTGCTCCTCTTCGATGTCGAGATCGTATTTCTTTTTTACCCACTGCTTGAACACATTAAAGCCCAGAATCGAGATACCCGAGCATCCCATAAAATAAAAAATCTTTTCGATAACGGTATCTACAGAGGGGTACACTTCGCCTGGCCATAACGAACCGGGGATGACACCCAAGAACAAAAGAATAACTGGATAGATCCGCCTTCCCCAGAAAATAGTTCTACTCTTTACTGCCATCCCCTTGGTGAAGACTCGAGTCTTCAAAGTTTGTGCGAGGATAGTAATAAGGAAGATGAAGAAAATTCCGGGCCAATGAGGGAACAGAGACTCCATGATGAACGAAACAAACTGGGATAGGGTTTCCATGAGACCTCCTTATGTCTAAGGAAAGTCTACTACGACTGGAAAGATTCCGCTAGGAGACTATCAGGTAGGCGTCGTGAGAAGGCCGTGGACCCAGACATCGCAGGTCATGACGGTAGCCGTACCAGCTACTGACTCGACGTTCGCGTACAGGGTGGCGTTGCCTGCGATGTTGAACGTCCCAGCGGGCAGGGGAATTATCCGGGTATCCCCGACGAGCACGAGACCCGTCATGGTGCTGTTCGAAAGAATCTGAGCGCCGTCAGAAGCGGTTCCCACATTGAGAGCACCTGCGGTCGGAGTCCCGGTCACCGTGGCAACTGTCACGACGATGTGAGTAGGGCCGAACTTCTTGCCGAAATCGCCCGTGAGCTGCGCGCTGACTTCGTTCTCGTCAATGATGAAATTCAGACCGGCGAGCTTGAGGGCCATCGTGTGGTCATTCACGCGGATAAGCGTGGTGGCCTGCGTGCCAGTCATGAACCCGTCAGCTCCACCTGCGACGACATCTGCATGCAGAGTACCGCCGAGCTGGTCTCCGTGGGCATGGGCGTGGTCGTCGTTCGACGGACGATCACTCGTACCAGCCGCCGCCGTTCCAATGGCCGCTGGGGTGACGGCAGAAGGAGCGTGGTGGATGATATACCAGGCATTCGAATACCAAACGATGATGTCGCCGGTCAGGAAAACCTGTGCGGTATTCGTGCGAGTGGCGTTGTTGTCCGTACAGCCTGTGGTCACGCGGTAGACGTGCCCGGTCTTGACCAACCCGATGAGCGGGAAGTCTGCGGCAGCCGCGATGTTACCTCTGAACTGGAAAGCCATCTGAGGCGCGAGAATCGTCCAGCCGGTTCCGTTCCACTGGATGGTATCGCCGTTCGTGAACACGCCACTCGTGTTGGTCTTCGTGGCGTCGTTGTCGATGACTGCTGCCGTCACGAGGTAGCAGTGGCCGGACTTCACCCCAGTAGAACCCGTTGGAGCCGGGAAGCCAGCCGCGTTCGCGATGGTGCCTTTGTACTGGAGAGGATTCGTGAGAGCTGAACCAACCTTGACCCAGGCAGAGCTGTTCCAGACGATCTCATCGCCTGCGAGGAACGAAACACCCGTGTTCGTGTAGGTAACGCCCGCGTCGTCCGTGACATCGGCGGTGACGACGTAGAAGTCGCCTTTTAGAACCTCCGCTACGAGAGGGAAGTCGGTGTTAACTGCGATATCGGACACATACGAAAAGGGGCCGGTGATACCGGAGATGGTCGAATCGATGGAACTCAAGAACGTGTGCAGGCGATGAGCGGCAACGCCACTCTGCCCGGTGTGGCTCAAATCAAGAACACTCGGAATTGCACTGAGGGCCATTTTGTCTCCTAAAAGAAAACCCGCCGAGTCTCCCCAGCGGGCCTTCTGGTTGAAAGTTTCCTACCTAGAAACCCGCTCTAGATCAGGGCTTGTACTCCAGGACGAGATCGATACCGGCTGAACTCGGGGTGTCACCAGACGCATACGCTGTGATGGTGCAACCCGTGGTGAGCGCTGTGCGAAGAGCCTCGGGGAGCTTGCACATCAGGCGACGAACGGCGTTCGGACGCAGCTCATTGGAACCCTGTACGCAGATTTCGTCGGCTTCGGCAACCGCGCCAGCCTGGAAAGCGCCGGACGTGTTGTTCCAGTAGTAGGTGTCCGCAGTGCGGGTGACCTTGAGGTAGTACGGGAGAGCCTTGGCAGTTTCGATCTGGATGTTGCCGCCGATGCCAGAATCCGTACCCGCCTGCGAAGAAGCCGCGAAGAGGTCATAACCGATTTTGAGAGTAGCCATTTTCTTTCTCCTTCAGCTCAACGAGCTGCGATGAAACCGGCAGACATGGTGCCGAGTCTGTGAAGATTCATTTTGGTCTTGATGTCGTTCAACAGTGTGTCGAGTTCCGCCTGAAGAGTGATCGAGTGAGCCGCAGTCACCGTGTTCGTCGAGTCGTTGAGCATGTGAACGCCCGACTCGGTGAGGTGGGTGTTGAAGTCAGCTTTCATCTCAGCAGCGAGAGTGATGCCCGTCGCGAGAGAACTCGCAACCGCAGCAGTGATGGCTGTAGCAGAAGCGGCCATGTGGACGCCCTGATGACCCGTGGAAGCGAGGTGGAGGTTCATAGCCGTCCTCAACTCGTTTGCCAGGGTGATCGAAGTCGCCAGAGAGCTTGAATTCGCGGACTTGATCTTGTGGTGATCGGCGATACCCTTATGGTAAACCGTCAGCGTCCCTGTAATCGCAGTGACCACATCCTCCCGAATATTCTGGAGGAAGTCGAACAGCTTATCAGCTGCTCCACTCGATGCGGTCAAGGCTTGAATGTCCAACTTTCGTAGGTCTTTGCCCATTCGCCTCTACCTCACTTTCTACCCCATTAACCTGGGGCACCGGTTGAAAGAACAACTACAGAATGACAGGAGAAAAAAGAACTGTCAATCCGCATAGAAAAGAACACGCCCAACATACGACCCTGTTTGGCCGCCAACTATACCTGCGTACTCTATAATAATATACCCACCCCATCCGTTGATTGGAAAGTAGTTAATATCAAAAAGATTATTGGACTCTATAGGAGCTGCAAAATGAGCGTTTGGAGGAATAGTCATAAAATTTCTAAAATTAACTGGAATTCTATGATTTAAGTCAACGGAACCTCCAGACTGATTTAACTGAGTTTGATGGGCTATAATAACCTCCTCGTAGTATTTAAACCCGACTAAGGTATCGCAAGATCTGAGACAGTCGCCCGATAGATGCTCATTTGCGAGAGTATTCTTACCTGTCATTGACGCCCAGGAATATAAATTCCAGCCGCTCATATACCCAGGGAAGGTGGTAGTCATAACGCAGTGTGTGATACCGAATCCGCTGATGATTGAGGCATAAGAGTCAACCACCCCGGAAAGAGGCATCCACTTATGAGTATTAGAATCCCAAGAAACTCCTGAAGTGATCCAAACCGCATGGTCTAAAAGCCATATGGCTCCGTTATAGTTATTCACATCATGGCAAGCGGATATTGTAAGCCTGGGATCTACTGATCCGGGCTTTGTATACGGAGCAATATACGCTTCATGAAGAGTCATCAGAGGAGTCATAACCCTGATAGCATCTGTAGCTATTAGGTTAACTTCAACCGAAGATGCCAAGGTGGCGTCTCCAGCAGCGGCTACCCTAAAATCGCCACTCATTACCGCAGTAAAGGCTCCAGACATGGCGAGGCTAAAGGTTCTACCTATGTAGGCGAGGTCACCGTTGGTATCCATTCCAAGGACAGATCCACCGGGGACTAACAAATTGAATCCGTCGATACCGTAGGAGTAGAGAGTATCCCACTGCGGAGTGGCATCCACGTCCCAACTCCAGGGAGTTGTCAAGGCGGAATTTTTGTAGCAGAAGCTCGTAAAGCTAGCTCCGTAATAAACCATCGAAGCTGAAATGGACCCGGCGGGACCACAAGCCTGCGCGTTGTCCAGCCAACATCCAACGCACATCGCATAATTTCCACGGGAAGCTGGGAAAGTTGACTTGCTGGGCATCAAGTAAACCGTGATCGTATCCGGGGTGATACCCGAGGTCTCGGTAAGCGCTTTCCCATGAGAACGCCATATTGGAGTGGGAACCATAATCGAAGTCGAAGGGTGAACCTCATCAACACGAGCATTGATGAACGTGAGAAGTTCCGTGAGGGTATTATAAAGAGTGCCGGGAGTGGTTGAGCTAGGAGTCTGCGTAATTCCGTATGACCCTAGAAGAGAAGAACCCAGCCCACTCAATTCAGACCTGAGATCCAGCATGATCTGGTCTACGCAATCTTGAACATTGGGATCTACTCCGGCGGTAGTGTACCCAATAGAGTCCATGATGGTTTGGTCAAAATAGACAAGCTCTGAATTGTACCCACTGAACGGAGTAAACGGAGCCGTGCTATTAGTTATCAACCCATTCGTGATGGCGGATACCGCTGTTCTGGCGACACTGGATAGAACCATCCTTCTTCTTCCAAAGCCAAACTTATTAGCTTCTGACAAAGCAGGAACAACAGCGCCCTCTGAGACGCGAACAACGGATCTCCGGGCTGTTTTATGAACGCACTCGATACCCACATTCGCGTTTTCGATAGTCGTATCTTCCAGATTGCAAATATCATCGAACCAGACCTCTACGTAAATCTGGTCTGTCCTGGGAGACGCTGGGGTAGTCAAAGCCGGGCAAAGAATCTGATAGGTATTTCCAATAACCAGATTGGCAGGGATAATGCGAGTCTTAGTAGAACCTGAGATAATGACATCTGTGGTGGTATCAATCTCTACGGTAGTTGATCCATACCCAGGAAGTATGTATCCGTAGTGCCCATCTTCTGTTCCACTGGTAATCTTTAAGATACACGGAGCATGGATAGGGGCAACCGCAGAAACAGATAGGGAATCCTCTGCTGTGAAATACTTCGAAGTATCTTCTAAAGAGGCCCCTGTGATGTTCGTGAGAGCACCTGAATAGAGAATCTGGTCGTTGTAATCGAAGTCAATCGGAGGGGTGTCCATAGTGGTAGGAACAAGAACACCCCCAACGATGGCAAAACCTCCGACGACCTCAAAGTTGTTTACGCTCTGAGAAGCTTGACGGATGAAAAAGCCGCCAGAGGACACCTCTGAAACAGTGAGGGCGATTCGACACCCATCGGAGCCAAACAGCGCGAGGTTGGATAGGATCTGGGACATCCGAAGATAGTCTTGCATCTCATTGATGTCGGAATCAACAACGGGAACACCTTGCTGGAGAGGTGCGGAGTCATACATAACTTCGCAATCCCCAACCAGAAGGTGGGAATAACCAAAATTGTTTCGACTTACATTCGGTGAATTTCCAGACATTTCTTTCCTCCGGGATATCTGTGAGGTCTGTTGGTAGAATACGCTAGAAACGAAGGACTACAAAATTTCATTCGTTAATTAGGGACAGGCTCTACTATGTAGTCAACATTGGAATAGCAAGTCTTAAAGCTAGCTAACAACTCATCAACCCTGGACTCAATTGCGCTTGTAAAGGCGGAAGAAACACCTGGGATATACTCCAGATCGAGTACGAATCCGTTAACTGAATGCCAGCTACGATCCGTGGTGCTATCATTTGTGTACTTATATAAATCAGTTATCTTCCCAATGTTAGATACGTAATTAGGATTCGTAGTGTCAGGAGTTGTGCATCCGTACAAACCATTCGTAAACATAACGTACTTCCAACCCTCGTAAACAGTAGCTGCCCAAGTAGAAGCATCCTCAAGCATACTCTCTATGCCAGGCCGAGTTCCCACTAACTTATAGGAGTCAACAGCACGAGATGTTTCGACTCTCCTCTTGCTTCCTCCAGCTTGGTGCCAAGTGGGCCAGGCTATTTTAGCATCAAGATACTGAATCAAGTCATCATTGATAGTTTCGATCTCAAAGAAAGAAGAGAGATGCTCCGCGTCGGTCTTCAAGTCATCGAAGATAGCACCGAGAATCTGGCAGAAATTATAGAGGTCGTGACTTTCGTCGGCTCTCTGCCAACCCCTGGGAAGAGACGAAAACAAGTAGTCACCAAAACCCCACCTGTCGTAAGGGTACGCCCATCCACGACAAGCGGCTGCATCATGAATCCAAACGAGATCATTCCGTTGCTCATATAGGCAGTAGTAATAAGTCTTCAGTGGAACCAAGTCAGTGTTATCAACTTGAACGGAGATTCCACCTTCTCCAGCGTAGGTATGTTCAAGGATAATAGTAGCGTCCGCATCGTCATGACTCTGTGGCCATTCACCGACCTTGCGCAAAACTTTAATGGAACGATTCCAATCAGAAGCCTCCAGAAGACCTGGAATATCCAAAGTTACGGATATTGCGAATCCTTCACTCCGGGCATTAACTTGAAAATTAAACTCTCCAAGAGACCTATTAAGGTCAAGTCCCGCAACGGAACCCATTGAGAAAAACCCTACTGGATTTGCGCCAACTCCGGGCATCGATCACGCTCCCTTCAGGGCATTAAGCTCAGAACGTAGTTGGTCAATCATAACTTGCTGCTCTTGGATAGCCTTAACCATAGGAGCAATAAAGTCTTGGTAGGATAAACTTAAATGTGGGTCTTCTGTATCTGGATTGTCAATAGTAGGGTCATCGACAATCTTAAACTTATTGGCATCAACAAGAGCCTGGATCTCTTGAGCGATAAAACCAAAACTCTTTCTGGAAGAAAGTCCCTTTTCGCGAATCCACCTGTAAGAAACAGGGCGAAGAGCAGTTATAAAATCAAGACCTAATTCAGACGGCTCGATATCATCTTTCAATTTGATGTCAGAACTAGTCCAGATAACAGTACCCGTGGGACTATAGAAATTAGTATGCACCCCACTCGTGCCGATTCTAATTTGGCTAGCGGTAGCTGTGGCGCTGCTGCATCCAATGTTAATTCCAGAATCAGAAGCTGTAGTAGCTGCACTATTTTGGGAAATGCAGATACCGGAACCCGAGGAAGCGTTGGCGCCTAAAGAAACACCCGAGAGGGCAGAGGAAGCATTGTATCCGACTGCGACGCCGCCTATTTCAGAACCCGCGACAGCGAGACACCCGATAGCGACAATTCTGGATGCGTTAGACGATCCTCCGTGGGCATCTTTCCCTATAATAACATTCTCAAAACCGATAAGCGTGGCAATCGTGGTCTGCCCGGCACCATATCCCATAATCACATTCGAATAACCCGTAGTAAGAGAGGTAGCTGCCGTTACGCCCATAATGGTATTGTTATACGCTGTTGTTGCAGCGGACATAACATCTTTACCAATGGCAATATTATAGTTACCTGTAGTCCACGTAGCAGCGCTTTTTCCAAGAGCGGCGTTGCCTATGGCAATACTATGACTAGCGCTAGTGAGACCTCTACCAGCCTGATGACCAACGGCTATATTATAATCACCTGTCGTATTAGTTACTGCTGAATAGAATGCGTGGGAACCAATACCTATGTTGTAATCGCCCGTAACATTCCTGCCAGAGCTATCTCCTATCATAGTATTATACAAACATGTAGTGCCTGTATATAAACTATATGCTCCTATGCAAGTATTACTCTGACCCAAGGTTATGTTTGAGCCCGAGTACATACCGTAGCCTGAGTTATAACTACCGCTATAAGCAGCGACTCCACCCACGACAGCAGTTAAAGACCCGTAACCGACCGCGGTATTAGATACGCCAGAACTTGTTCCTGCTCCTGCGGCCACGGAGTCTAGCGCAGAAGCTCCTACCTTTACGTTAGCAGTGGCAACGTCATGCTCATGGAAATTGAAAGTCCTATAGGTAATAGCCGCTCCAGAGATAGTAAGAACAGAAGTATTTGTAGTATTACTCGAAGTGCCTGTAGCCGTGATGTCGGTTAGAGGAACCTGAACCCAACTAGGAGCTGTTCCGGGTCCGTTAGTTCTTAGATACCTACCTGCTGTGGAAGCATTAAGTCTAGTTAGAGCAGACGTGCTACTCGCATAAAGAATATCCCCAATAACGTAGGTTCCGTTTCCCGTGCCACCGCGAGTCGCGGAAAGCTGAGCTTCTCCATAAAGAGAAGTACCATCACTGTACACAGCGCCAGAAGCGATTGAACTGACTCCGGTTCCACCATCAGCAATACTTACGTCCTGACCACCCGAGCAATAAACAATCCCTGTCGTAGTGCCATTTCCAACAGCTTGGAACGTCTGTATGGCACTTGACGCAGAAGAAGCATAAGCAAGAGTACCTACACCCGCGCCAGCTCCTGCAACCTTCAGGGTCGCCGCTGAGAAAGTCTTTGCGCCAGTGTTGGTCTGGACACCGTTTACCTGCAAGAGAGAAGAGATACCCTGACCGGAGTTCTTGATAAGCTTCCCGGTTGCTCCAGAGAACAGAGCTATGTATCCATCTAAGGGAGTTCCCAAAGAAGAATCCCAAATGACATCCCCTGTCCCCGGTGAGACCGGGGTAGACCAGGTGTAGACATTCGATCCACTAGCGGTAAGAACCTGGCCGACGGTTCCCGCTCTATCGGGTAGATTGAAAGTCCACGAAGTAGGCGCGGCTGAAGACTTTATCGTTGTAGTCCCGGAAGTAGATCCCGAGAGAACAACGGAAGCCCCGACACCCGTGATCGACATAATACCCGTTGTGCCAATTGTAACAGGACACTGCCGAATGTTCTTTCCAGAGGTCGTATCCCAGACAGCAACTGCGCTATCTACAACTACGGTAGGATATGTTCCGCTAACTTTATTAGTAAAGGTATTCCAGTCGCCACTCGTAAGATAGCCCGACGCTCCGGTAGCTGCCTGAGTAATAGTTATACCCGCGTTTGCGAACAAACAGGCGGCTGTCCCCGTGACAGTAAGAACCCCAGAAGGAAGAGCGGTTAGGTTGCCCTTGACACTAACTACTGGCTCATATGCGTGAGTATGCCCTGTGACTGAATAGTCAGATAGATACTTACCGGAATCTACGATAGCAGTAGCTGTCGTATTGTTGAATATGGCGATTCTGTTTACAGCGGACGCCCCGGATCCGACCACGTTCGCATCTACCCAGGCGTTCAACCTCGTGGAACCCGCGCCTGTCATAACAAGTCTGTCCGCTGTCGGAGTAGCGGTTGCATTGTCCAACTTCAACTTATCAGTGGAAATCATAAAGCCGTTTAGAGAAGTTGTTACGGCCGAATGGAGTGACGTTCCCGGACCGAGATTACCGTGAGCATGAACATGGTCAGCTCCAACGAAATCTGTGGAACTTCCGATGACGTTGGTAAGACCTATGGAGCTGGGCGTCCCTCTGGGAACTCCGTGGACATGATTGCTCACCGCCCAACTCGAGGCTCCACCTGTGGAAGAGGTGTTCCCAACGAGAAGACCTGCCGGGACACCCGTGGTAAGCCCATCCGAAGCTCCCGCGTCGTGTCGAGATTTGTGGGCACTAACATCGACGCCGTCCACTTGGTTGACACCTGTGATGCTTTGACCTCCCATCTGGAGATCTCCAGACATCGCACGTGAACCGCTCACAAGAAGGTACTGCTCGTGGTCGTCGTCTGGAAGGCCGCTGAGGAGACCGTGGTCGCTAACCCCACCCGTTCCTGTGCCAGAACCGGAATCACCTTGAGGACGAATATCGATGATGCTAACGATACCAACTCCCTGCTCAATGACCAAAAGTGCCAGCGGAAAGCTAGTCGGCTCCATGAAAGAGGGGATGTTGGCGGCAGGAGCTGCCTCGGCCTCAACCTGGGTAGCGTACTCAGAAGTGCCGTAAATAACACTGACCCGACCATCGCTAGTGACGATCACCGTATCAGCTTTAAAGTACCCTGTTGTAAAGGCTGTCCGAGTCCCTGCGAGGTCGTATCTCGCGGAATCAACTTCGTTCGTTGAGGCGGACTCATTCGCGCCACCGGCTCCCCAAAAATAATTGAAATAAGCATCTGTCGTAATAGACCCGCGAGTAATAATATCCAAGCCAATATAGTAAGAACCCGGATCAATTGTGAAATGATCGACACCTGTTCCAGCAACAACTGCGAGTCCGGTCTTCAGGCGCTGCTTTCTAGTATCTAACAAGTAATCTCTGAGCTGCTCCATTGGGGCAGTCAGATAGTTTCTTGTTCTATGAATAAATCTTATCGCACCGCTGGCTGTAACGATTGTCGCCAGAAGGATTGAAGTGCCGTATCCCGGAGGGGAAACTGAATCCGAAATCTGAGAACTCGCTGAATCGTACACTACATAGTTGGTAGCGTTATCTGTGAGAGTAAGAGAGTTAACTTGAGTCCAAGATACGAACTTAGAATCGAAATTCGTGCTTCCTCGGCGAATCCACCCGCTACCGGCGGTCACGAGTACGTTCAACCCGGATACAGCAGAAACTAAACCGCCGAAAGAAACACCTGTGGAGTTGTAATCAGCAAACTGCCTAGAAAGATCGACATCATACTCAGAAGTGAGATACTGATACTTAGCATTTCCAATAAGGCGAATAAGTTGCTCAGACCTAGATTGAATGATACCGCAAAGAACAGAACCTGAAACTCCTGTATAACCAGTAACATCGGCTGAAATATTAGGATAGATAGAACCTGTGGAACTATCATTCAGAAGATTCTCTAAGTTATCTTTAATGTTAGAACCCTGAATAATGATTACCGAATTGGAACCGGCTGCACCGATATGAAGAGCGTTGCCTGAGTGAGCAATCTCCGCCCCTGAAACTGTCGCAGTAGCTCCACTCTCAACGAATAAAATATCCGCTACGTCTGGAGCAGTCACGAGTTTAGACGCAACCCTCAAGGTTCCCGCTGACAGATAAAGCTCTGCCCCATCAGAGGCTCTCATAACCCTATCGATAGGATTAACAGTGTATGCGGGCAAAACAGCCGAGGGCACTGAAGCCAAAAGACCTGAAATTCCTACGTAGGAACCCGATCCTGAACAAACGATGCCCTCTCCGATTCCCATATTCGCACCGGAGATAATCATAGAGGCATTTGTAATAATGCAGCTAGCTCCATCGGAAACGCTAACACCTGTGGAGCAATTAAAAATAGAGATACTGTGAAGAACACTTAGCGTGGGGGCGGTGTTGATTCTGAATAAGCAGTTGAGAGCGTTTGTGACACCCGAGGCATTCAATCCGCAAATAAACCCACCCTGAACATCGAATAAGTCTACGTTTGGATTAGACGCTATAACGAAAACAGTGTCCACACGGACTTCAAAAGATCGAATGTTTATTCCGATGGGCACTACAATGGGAACTGTGTTGTTAACAATGTACGTACCCGGATAAACAATAAGCTCAAACTCTATGGGTAAGCCATAAGCATCAGGAGTGCCTGCGCCGCCAACTATAGCTGCGGCAACAGCGGTCTCAAGATCGGTGTAGTCTACATCCGATCCAGCTTGTCCAATTGTAAGATGCTGCGCGACAGTTCTAGTATTGAAACCTTTCGTTCCACCTCTGGAGACGCCGTAGAACTTATTGTTTCCAGGTGAAGCCGCATCATTCAAAAGGGTAACAGAGTTTACGCTACGAGAAATAGACTGAGAGAAAGTAAGTGGAACTTCGTAGTCAGTTCCCGGAGAAGCCGTTGAGGGTGTAGATACGCCAGCGGAAACTGTATTTTTAACAAGACCTGTAGTCAGAGCGCCTAGGTTAACTTCGGCGCTAAGACCTGCGACAGCAGTTGACACCCAGTAAGGAGAGTTGCTAGGAGCGAGACTCGAAATCAAAACTCCTGAGTCTGCAAAATTGCTACCCGTGGTATCTGCAAAAGTTACGATAGCGTTCGTGGTGGATGAGTTAGGTCCGCCACCCTCGAAAGTAATCGACACAGCAGCACTATCAAACCAAGTCCCGTCCCCATCAGAAGCTTGCCAACTAGTAAGGCCGTTCGCTGTAAGCCGGATCTTTGAATTCGGCGTGATGGTGGTGAGGGTCGTTCTCCCGCTCCCGCCAACCCAGTCGATGGTGTCACCCGAATCAGGAGTGATGACCAGATCGTCCGTGGTCATCGAGGTGTACTTGTAGAGGATGTCTACCCAACCACCGACAGGGAAATCGGTGACTGGGGGAAGCTGGGCGATGTACGAGTGCCCACCTGTTCCAGAGAAACAGTACATCCGATTCTTGCCGAGAATTTCGTAGGATGTGCCCGGAGAGGCTGCCGGAGCGATTGTCGTGATTGAGCGAGAACCTGTGTCGAAAAGCTGTGGGGCATCATTGGCCGGTTGGACAGCGACGACAGCTCCTTCGAGAATGGTCACTAGATCCACCACGTACGGGGCTCTCGTGATAACCTTCCCGACATAGGTGGCGAGACCACCCGGAGAAACCATAGAAGCGAAGGGATCTAATTTCTCCGATAAAGCTTCCTCTATGGTTGAATAGTGATTGTTTCCGTATTGAGAAATAAGAAAGCTGTCGGAAGAATTTTGGTAAACTAAGAATATGTAGTGGCAAACAAACCAACCATTATCAGCGAGGGCCATAGAACCCTCAACTGGGTCATTATACGATGTTGGGTCTAAAACCGAAGAGGCGTAGTAAGAGTCACTGCCTCCACCCTCACCCGAAAATACAGCAGCAACCCAAGTTAAGTCCGCTTGAGAAGCAAGAGTTTCTCTCTTCCAGTCGCCAACTGTAACAGCAGGATATAAGAGAGACACGCCAAGACCTGTTATGACTATCTGATTTAGGTCTGCGCGGTCATACAGCTTCAATGATTCAGAACGATACGGACTATTGAGCCTCTTGGATAGCGCATCCTGATACGCATCTTCAAAGGAAATATAGTAAACTCTAGTTATGAGGGCATTGTCGGGATCTTCAAAAGAACAGACAGCTCCTAAGATGAGTTGCGATCTGCCCCACACATCATACGTACCCGGATTGGAACTTAGCGTTGTAGCTACAGACCCAGTCACTAGAGTTACTACAATCCACTGGATTGAGTCTGAAAGATCCGCATACGCAAAAACTTTCTGCGGAACAGAGTAGACCTCGGGGTTATCAGAAAGGCTGTCGCTGGAACGAAGAAGAACGGAACCGGCTGAAACGGTAAGCGTCTTCGCTACCGTGTCGTGCGTGACAGTCAGACCTGAAAGAACACGAGAGGATTCAAGAACGCTGTAAGCAGATCCAACTGAAGGGTAGGCAAGAATACCGGCTGCATTACCTTCGTAAAGAGACGACACCTCTAACGGATGGTCGCCCTCATAATCCAGATTGATAAGGGTATGGTGGTCTATCGATCCACCCGCAAACGCCTCGAGATTCACAATCCTAGTATTGTGGTCGAACCACTGCTCATATCTAACGGCGTCCCCATTTACGGTAGCCGCTGCTAGCGACACAAGCTTATAACCACCCATAGACTGGTTGGCTACAAATGTACGAGTACCATCTGTGAGAACTGCGTTTGGAGATAAACCGCCACCGAGAGCATCCATAGCGTCGATGATCTCGTTTAGGGCGACAGTCCACCCAGAAACTCCAAACTCGAGAGTCTCAAAGAAGGCGAATTTTCTGAGGAAGGTATTCTCTGTCCTAAAGGCAACAGCGTTGGTTCCTAAAGATTGACCACCGTTGATAGTACAGCGAATCAAATACGTACCCGGAATGGATTGCGTAGCGTAGAAAGTAGGCTCTGATAGAGCTGGGTTATCAATAACCGCAGTTGAGCCTAACGGTATAGATACCAACTCCCAAAAATAAGCGGTCACACCGACTGTATTGTTAAGCCTAAGTGTAACCATAACGTCGCCGGACGAGATCTTTGTGAAGTTAAAGATCTGCGCGATGCCTGGTTCTGAAGGAATCTCACCATTGACGGTTATGATTATGTGAGGACTTGCCATCTATCACCTAGCCGTTGTTCAGGTCGTCGTAGATTCGGACAGCTAAATTCCCCTTGACGGGAAGCGTTAGCTTCTCTCCACCCGTATAAATCACGTCAAACTCAGCTCTGTATTCCCCTGCGGTATTCGTATCAGTAGCTCCCCACTGATAACGAAGAACGCCTGAGGTTAGAGGAGACTCTAAAACCCCGGTTGAACTAACTTTAACGACACCTGCGGTATCGTACATGTAGAAATTTACGGAGGTAGCTCCCGTAAAATCAAAAGGGTCTTCGTTCTGATCTTTTACGATTAGTCTGAGATATGGACGCCGAGCGTGACGCTTGATTACGAAGGTAGCTGCTACGGGGACAATCGCCATCTAATCCTCCTGCCAAACAGTGACTTCTATCTCCTCCAGAACTTCCACAGTCATTTCCTCGCTGTAAAAGACTGGCGGGGGTGGAGGGTCGAACCCCTGGAGGAGAAGAGTTTGAACCCGTTTTCCTTTTTGAATAACCGAAGTCATTAGCTCACCGTGGAAATCCCGTGTGATGAGACGACTGTTCCAATTGAGTCAACTACGGTCACAACTAGATTGTACGGCCTATCGGCGGTAAGTCCTAAATCGTGCGTCAAACTGAAGTGGTTGTCTGTCTTCGGAGACGAAGAAGTCTCTGTAAACAGGAGAGTTCCAGCCATGTCATAGGCTCGAACAATGCAAGAGACGAGGTCGGCTTGAACCATCGGTTGCCCTCCCCGGTCAAGCCAAACCTCCATGTACATGCGAGGAACTGAGTCATCGAAAGCTACGTTGATCTGAGCATCAGCAAAAGAATTGTACGAGACACAGACTTCCGAACCCCACCATGACTTATCGTAATCGACGAAGATTTCAACTTTCCAGATACCAATAGAATCTGGCGTGAAGGATATTCGATAATCCCCAGAGACTCCGATTTCAGCTATAGTGACTGGAAGAGCGGAAATGATTCCGTTCTTGTAAATAATAGTTGTGAAGTCAACTACACCGGAATGTTTTGTGTAGGAATCCTCTTCAAAGATGGGAAACACATCTACGAAAGTTGTTCCTAGGTTTAATTGATACGCCATTATCTTCCTCTCCGTGTATCCCTCAGATCAGAGGAGCTATTTATATCTTTTACTGCTTGATAAATAACAGCTTTGAACTCATCGATTCTAATCTTTTGGTACTCTTCATCTTTCTTAGATTGCTTCTCTAGTAGGATTTTCAAATCCCTCTGGGAAGCATCGACATCGCCAACTTTATCTTCGATAGAAAGAAGAGCTTTTTGCGTATCAGTAACTTGGTCGGTGAGAGTAAAATATTGATAAAGCCACCCGCTACCAACTAAAATAATAAATCCTATTGTGCTAACTAAAATGCCTCTGAGCCACCTCCCCCAACCCTCAAGATCCAAACTCAACTTGCCGATGGTCTCTTTTTGATTGCAGTCATGCGGCATGGACGCCCTCTCCTTTGCGGTGATTGCGATCTTCTTGGTGTCCTCTTCCCTATCCCGCAAAGCCTCCAGCTTGGCTTCAACCCAAGCCTTGTCAGCTTTCTGTTCGAGATCTTTTTTCAACCATCCAAAGGTTGATGATCCCATAGGGGGTGTTGTGTATTTTGGCTCATCTGAGCGTAGTGGCACGTCGTCCTCCTCGAAGAGATTTGAAATTTTTGGTGATGAAGTGAGCATATTCTCCCTCTTACCCTTTGAAGGTACGATACCACTTTATCCCCCCGAGAACGACTAACACGCCTGCCACATAGGACCTATGAACAACATGCACTCCTACGAGACGACCTTACTCCTTATGGGACAACAATGACCCGGTAGTTGACCGACTTGACAAACAGCGCGATGTTTTTGGTACACGCCTGGCACTTGGTCGACTTGATCTTATCCCGCCCGATGTCACCCAGCGAATACTTCGCCACCATCGTTGCTGTGTTTGCGACCGACTGGGTCACGCCACAGGATGGACACACGATCACAAAGGGCACGCCGATACCCGCTTCACTCATGAGAACACCACGTCCTTCTTCACCCCCGCCACGTTGATGGACAGGTTGGTCATCAGCTTGGCGACCCCGCCGACGTTCACGTAAACCGCCACGGCGCGCTTCGAGACGCCCGCCACATTGACGAAGATATTGGGCGTCGTTGCCCCGCCGCCAGCGGAGAGCTTGATGTCACCGAGCGCGGCGCCCGGATCACGGAGGATGATGTCACCGGCTGCCATGGCTCAGATCGGCGTCCAGGGCTCGCTGGCCCCGGATAGCCCCGAAGATGATTCATACACGCGGGAGATGAGCTGGCGGGTGTTGTCATAACACTTGTACGTGTAGACTCCGCCGACAGCCGATGTCACCTCGTAGAGCAGCTCCCCGCTCGTGTAGTCGTGGATCTTCACGGGCAATGCCCCCGTCCCGGTGAACTCTGTGATGGCCTTGGTGCCCGTGTAGGTGATCGAGTGGTAGGTCACGCAGAACTGGATGCCGCAGCTCCCGCGCGTGGAGTACAGCCGCCACTTGCGCGCCGACTCGATGTTCATCTGATTCGCCTTCGGGTCCCCCGGCCAGCGCTTGAAGACATCCCAGCAGTCCGCGGCGCACTGGTAGTACCCGACCTCCGCGAACACCGCTGGGCGGAAGGCATCGAGGATCTGCCAGCCATCGGCAACTCCTAAGTTACCCTCTCCCGCGAGGATCTCCACGTAGAGACACGCCCACGCCACGCCCGTCGTGCCGTGCCAGTATTTGATGACCCAGCCAGACGCCCATTGGATCGCGTAGTCGGGATCTGCGATATAGGCCGGCGCCGTCGCCGCAACCTCAAGGTACTGCACTGGCAGAGAGAAATCGGTGTCGACGATGGTATTCCAGATCGTATGGTTCGCAGTGTCGATCCCCGTCGCGGGGACAGCATCCGTGGAGTAGTTCAGGTACAGGACGCCGCCCACGCCCGCGATGGTGGCTCGCGCCGACGAGAAGACCTTCACGTCGACATACGACTTCCCGCGCTGGAGCGTCGCCCCGACCCCGCCTATGGCCCCAGCGTCAAATCGCTGTAGTGCGCTCTCCTCCCCGCAGATCGACCCGGCCGCCAGGCCACTCGTATAGGCCCGCGCGGTCTGCGCTCCAACCTGGATAGTCGGGACGCCGGCCGTCGCCATGGCGCCGGATACGCACCAGTGCAGCGCCACCCCGGACTGGCGCAGCGTAATTGCACCCGGCTCCTCGATGTCGAAGGGGATGCGGATCACCTGCTGGTCGGCGGCTGTCGTCGCCCCGATGTCTTGCATGCGGAAGGGGAGCTGGATACTGACCGACGTGCCGACCGCGCTCGCCCGCGTGAACTCGTAGGTGATGACGAGCTTGACGCAGAAGTGCGCGAACCCGTTTACCGCGGTCGCCACCTGGAAGTTGTGCACCAAGGTCGTATTGGGATTCGCGCCCTTCAGCGACCAGATGAAGCGGAAGGCTTTGTCAGAACCCAGCGCTCGCTCGATCAACCCCGACGTGAACGTCGCTCCCGCCGTGTCGATGCGCGTCAACATCTGGAAGTCGACCGTTCCCCCGACATCGTTTTCGTTCCCCTCGATGAGGAAGAAATAGTCGCGGATCGTCGGGTTCGTCACCTCGCGGATAATACCACTGGCCCCGGTGAGAATGGGGATCTGGTCTGTCCCCATGTTCGTGCCGAGCGTCGACGGGATGTCCGCATTAGACTGCACGGACCCGAGGGGGATGATCATCGTCTTGAGGCAGTTCGTGGCGGCGTCGTCGAATTCGTAGGTCAGCTTCAGCAAGGCGCAGGAGTTAATCGTCGTAAGTCCCGTGCCGCCTGAGAGCGTCCAAAAGTTGCGGATATAGACGGTCTTCGTGGCCAGGGCGCCGAAGTTGGCGATGAAGAACGCGGTGAAGTCGAACCCGTAGAGAATCCCCAGGGCCTCGCCCGAGGTGGTGTAATCGTCCAGCTCATAACCAACGGGCGAGGCGCTCCACGTCACGTTATCGAAGGACACCTGGACGCGCAACTCGCCGAGCGTGTTTCCGGTCGCAGTGCATACGTCCTGACAGTAGACCTCGATGATGGCGCTCTTGATGACCCGCGAGTTGGTCTCCGCGTATACCGTCTGCACCGCGAAATTTCGATTCGTGGAGTTCGCCACCGACGCGGTGTCGGTCGGGAAGCCCCACAGGGTCGTCTTGCTCCTCATTACCATACGTCACCTCATGCCGAGTGCTTGATGTAGATTGTACCATCCGGGGCAGCTAAGAACCCAGCTCCCGGATCGGCTGTCCCATACATGACGTTAGCAACCTTCGCAGTTGTTCCATCCTGATCTGCGGTAACAGCTACCGCTGCTGGAGACAGCACACCCGTACTAGCGTTGTAAGGTAAACCCGCGTCAGTCTTATGGGCTAGGTTGCCAGTGGCCGCTTCAAATAGCGCAACATAACAGGTGGCAGAAACGGTATCTGCAACTGAAACGGTAGCGGCGTTACCTGTTATGGAACCCGCGATAGCATTCGTGCATTCAAGGTCAGTGAACCAACCTTTAAAGACTCTTGTTCCAGTAACACCAATCGAACCACTCATCGTAAGGTTTGTGGCACCCAGAGCGAGTGTTGTGGCAGCGATGGTTAAAGAACCTGTCGCATGAGTCAAGGTCACGTTACTAGCGGCAAAGTTAATTACCGCGCCGGAAGCTAAGAAAAGATTAGAGAACGCTGTTCCTGAAGCACCTATAGAACCACTACCATTTGATGTTGCTAAAACAGACGGTGTTGTCAATGATGTGACAAACGTAGGGGCTGTATCAAGTACCACTTTCCCTGTGGAGGTCCCAGTTACCCCTGTGACAGAGGTTAAATAATTCAGCTTAGTAACTGTAGTGGTTAGTGCGACACCGCCTAGCGTGGGCAAGTTGGTAGAGGTTAGGTCGGTTGTCCACAACCTCTTTGCAACACCCAGGCCACCGGCTGTAGTTAACGCGGCGACTGTGGTAGAGCTAGCTTCCAAGGAAGAAGTTACGTTTACCTGACCTGTTGTTAAATCTGCTGTGTTTGCGCGAAGAGTTAAGTTGTTAGCTGTTAGGTGTGAACCGGCTACTGTCGGAACAACTACTGACGTTGATAAATAAGCAGTTTTTGGCCTGGTTGCCCCGGATGCGCCTATATCGTATGTGGCATCCGTGAACAACAAGTTTCCCGTAAGCGTGCCACCTGTAAGTGGTAGCTTAGAGGAATCAGTGACAGCCGCCCAACTTAGGGTTCCGTTTGCGGCAGCGTCGGTAAGCACTTGCCCAGCTACAGTAGCCATAGCTGTCGGTAAGATGTACGCAGCGTTCGCCGCCTGTGTGCCAGCCGTAAAAGTCGTATAGAAGCTATTAGAAGAACCTGCGCTAAACAACTTTACGGACCCTGGAGTGTTGGTGGCTGCAACCAATCCCAGGGTTATCCCTGAAGAAGACTCTATATCGGTGAACCACCCTTTGGAGATTCTGGAACCCGTTGCTGCAAGAGCCCCGGTCATAGTGAGATTCGTAGTCCCAAGTGCAAAGGTTGTCGTGCTACCTAAAGTTAAGGTATTTGAGGCATGGGTTAGTGTTACATCACCGGATGCAAAGTTAATCGCTGCTCCAGAGGCTAAGAAAAGATTAGAGAAGGCAGTTCCAGAGGCACCTATAGAACCACTGTTATCACCTGTAGCTAAAACAGACGGCGTTGTTAATGACGTAACAAAAGTAGGAGCTGTATCAAGAACAACTTTACCTGTAGACGTACCTGTGATTCCAGTGACTGAAGTAAGATAATTTAGCTTGGTGACAGTTGTTGTTAGCGCGACACCACCGAGAGTAGGCAGATTTGTAGAAGTTAAATCTGTTGTCCAGAGTCGCTTGGCAACGCCCAAGCCACCCGCAGTAGTCAGTGAGGCAACTGTGGTAGAGCTAGCCTCCAAAGAAGAGGTTACGTCTACTTGACCTGTTGTCAGGTCAGCGGTGTTTGCGCGAAGAGTTAAGTTGTTAGCTGTTAAATGAGACCCTGAAACCGTAGGAACAATTATAGACGAAGACAAATACGCAGTTCTTGGTCTAGTTGCTCCAGAAGCACCTATATCGTATGTGGCATCTGTAAACAGAAGATTTCCAGTAAGCGTTCCTCCGGTTAGGGGCAGCTTAGTGGAATCCAGTGTGCTCGGAGTTACCCAACTTAAAGTTCCGTTAGCGGCGGAATCAGTAAGAACTTGACCGGCTACCGTTGCGATAGAACTTGGTAATGTGAATGTTGGAGTTCCTGCGATAGCTGGAACAGTGATGATACAAGTTCCAGAAGTTAAACCTTTAAGCTCAATTGATCCTGTAGACCCTAAGGCAGCTCCTACGGTAATCTTAGTTGGAAAAACAGGAGCAGCTAGAGGAGCATAATCCGCTATCGTTGCGAAAGCACCCGTCCCTAGTGTTCCACCTGTACCCATATTCAAAGTGGAACCTGTAGTTCCATCTAAAATAAACTTTTTACCTGAAGCGGCGAAGGCTGAGATGTATACCCATGACCAGGAAGAGGTGTCTGTGCCAGAAGTTAGGATGCACGTAACCATGCAGTAGGTTCCGGGAGCCATCACTGTAAGAGTGTTCGATCCCGAGGACTGCACCGTTAGTAGTCCGGTACTAAGATTCTGCAACTCCCACACCTGGCCGAGAACTACATTGTTGGCAACGGGCATTTTAACCGTATGCGCCAACGTCCCAGAGAATATCTGCTGCCTAGTAGACGACACTGTAAGCGTTATGGTCCCGCCAGAAGATGTATCTGTATAACCATCGATCTGATTTGTCGCGGTCAGATTGCCATTGGCATCTCTCATAGCCAAAGTGCTCGCTATTGCAGCAGTGGCTACGCCTGTTCCGGTTGCGGTTCCAATAATCTCTGGAGTAGTCAACTTCGAAGAAGTATTTGAAATAACTCCTAAGAAGGTCTGAGCGACATTATCTGTTCTCGCTAGCGTAGAACTGGTACTCGGAAGAGTGTGAGTCGTCGCGTCGGTACCGTCAAACGTGATTGAGTGCTGGACCGTGAGGGTTTTCCCAGCCGTGATCGAGAGCCCGTGGACACCTGTCTGCACGGAGGCGTGCCCACTTACCGCACCAGAAGCTTCAAAAGCAGAGCTGGAGATGGTGTGCTGATGGTTAGCTCGGCAGAAGTCATTCGAGTCGCCCGCACTCGCAGCACCTCCAACAGTGACAGCGACCGGCGTTCCAACGGTCAGAGCCATCCCTAAAGCGCCACCTGGGAGATGCAGAGAGGCGTGATTTCCAACGTCTACGCCATCGACGTTGCCGACGTTCGTGATGTCATTTCCGCCCATGTTAAGGTCGTCGGACATGCTCCGCGTACCGCTGACGAGTAGATACTGCTTGTGGTCATCATCCGGCAGACCCGACAGGAGACCGTGATCGCTGACACCTGCTGTACCACCACCGCCACCGGAGGTAGCCTGCGGCCGGATGTCCACGAACGACGCGATTCCAACTCCCTGTTGGACCACGACCATCGCGATGGGCATCACGCTGTCCTGAAGGAACGTCGGGATGTTGGCCTGAAGGAGAGCTTCTGCTGCTGCTCGGGTCTCCACCTGCTCGGCGCCGTATATGAGCGAGAGGCGCCCATCCGACGTGAGGAATAGGGTGTCTGCGCGGTGCCATCCCGCAGTCATCGCCGTAAGCGTCCCAGCGAGATCGTACTGCGTGATGTTGACTTGCGTGACGCTGGCTACTTCCGTAGCCGCCCCCGTGCCGTAGAAGTACGACCACGTCGAGTCACCGCTCGGCGCGGAGTAAACTACAGGGTCGTGGCCGATATAGTACGAACCTGACTCGACTGCTAAGTTGCGAACCCCTGTCCCTTGAGCGATTCCAAGACCCGAGGCGAGAGCGCGAGGAGCGGTCACAAGCAAGTAGGTTTGCAACTGCTCCCACGGGGCAGTCAGATAGTTGCGCGTCTGGTGACTGAACCGTATCCCCGTGCCATCGGTAACGACAGTCCGCAGCAGGATACTATCACCATAGGCGACCGGGGAGTCAGTGACCTTCACAACTCCATCTGCGCCATCCACATAAACGTAGTTCGTAGTGCTTGGGAGAAGGTCTAAGTTGGTAGCTGCCAGCCATACTATCCACTTTGCGTCATCGTTAGGATCACCTCTGCGAGCCCAGCCATCGCCAGCGGTGACGTTGACGTGGAGCCCTGTTCCATTCGTAACGAGGCCACCATCGCACACACCCGTGCTCGTGTAGTCCGCGAAGAAGTCGCCGAAATCGACCTGGCGGGAAGACCCCAGGTACTGAAACTTCGTGTCGCCCACCATCACGGCCTGCTTGGTATTCCGCACCTGGATGTTGCCGACGACCTGCGCCCCGGCTGCCAGCGACTGCTTGATCGAATCCACTGAGATGGTCGCGAAGGCGACGCCCGTCGCGGACTCAATAACGAAGTCCAAGGCGTTGGCATCGGTGCTCCCGCCCTGAGTGCTGATGAACGTTCCACTGCCACCCGCGCCGATGTGGTACGCGATCGAGCTGTTCGAAATCTCCACAGCAGACACGGTGATCTTCGACCCATTGTCGGCGAAGATGACCTCGGCGGTCATCGGGTCGTTACATGCCACCGAGAATGATCCCGTGGCAACGGAACACACGGCGCCGTTGTTGACTTCGAGCACACGGGAGATCGGATTCGGAGGAGTCTCCGCAGCATACAAGGGCAGGACAGCGGCCGGAACGTTTGCAAACGACCCTTGAAGCGCGGCGAACGTCCCTGCGCCCGTGACAAGCATCCCGATGCCGATGCCAAGACTCGGACCCGCGACGATCATGGAGTAGTTCGTTGCGACCGCAGCGGCCCCGCCCTCAACCATGATGCCGCAGTAGCAGCCATTGACCGCGATGCCCTGAAGGATGCTCAGGGTTCCTGGCGTCGCGCATTTGATCAGCGCCTTGCCAGGCTGGGCCACGCCGATGAGGTGGTGACCGTGAAGGTTTCCGCCGTTCACCAAGAACAGATCCTTGGTCGGGTCCGCTGCGATGATGAACACGGTGTCCGCTCGCGCGTCGGTCGTGATCATGATCAGACCTGCGGGGACAGCCATCTCGGCCGGCTCGAAGTAGGTGCCAGGATGGGACTTGATTACCCACGGGTTGGCAGAACTCACGCCCTGGAGAGTGCAGTAGGCAATCGCGGAGGCGTGCGCCCCGTAAGGCACCGGCCCATATCCCGTCATCACGATCGTCGGCACGAAATCGCACTCGCTGCCCATGCCACCGACCGTCACGGTGTTTGCGATATGCGGGATGTGCCAGTGGTTCGTAGCGCGGACGTTAGTTGTGAGCTGGGTTTTATCGGCGGGAAGGATGTGCTGGAAGTCACCGACATCCAGACCGCCCATCTCGTTGTGAGTGACGATCGCCCCGGAGGCGTTGGAGATGTTTTTCGTGACCCACGAGACCGAAGTCTGCGCTGTGTCGGTCGTGCGGATGCGTGCCTTCACGGGGTTCGCGTAGGCATCACTCGTCTGGTAGATGACAGAGCTGCACGCGACCCACTCCATGATCGGCAGCGTGGATGCGAGGATCGCGTTCAGCTCCGTGGTCGCGCCCTGTCGCGCCTCGAGCTGGCTGGCATAAACCGTCGTCCCCATGATGGCGATAAACGGGCTGAGGGTGTCGTTGGTCATGAGGATATGCGCCAACACGAACCCACCCTCGGGCACCTCCGATTGCTGCCACGTCGCGCCGGTCCACTCGTTACGCGCGAGGCGCCCCGTGCCCGTGGTGAGCACGGAGTAGCCTGCGTTGGAATTCTTGCGCCAGAGCCCGGTGGCCCCGGAGCGCCAGAACACGGGCATCCCCACCGTCGAGGCAACTGGAGTCTTGAGGTGGGTCAGGTCCTCGTCGAGCAGGATCGTGTAGTCCGTCCCGAACTGGGCGTGGCTGGCGAGACTGCCATCTGCATCGGCGACGACACTGGTTAGCCCGCCGCCCTGGAGCAGATAGCTACCAAACCTGAAATGCCACATCGTGTGGTCCATCCCGTCCATCACGATGCCATGCCGCTCGTTCTCCAGTGAGAGCGAGACATTGTTGTCTGCGTCCCAGTATACAAAGGAGACGAGGGCCTTCTCGCGGATAAGCTGGCCCTCGCGGAACACTGAGGGGTTTGCCTCCGTCTTGAGCACGCCATCCGTGTCGAAGTAAAAGGCGTGCAGCCCCTCGGTGTCGGTGATGTCTACGGTCTGCGCGGTCGTTTTGGTGTACTCCACGCCTTGAACCCAAAATCGGAACGAGGCGAACGGCGGAAACGACGGCTCGATCTTGAACTGCCGCAGCCCGTCGTTGAAGCTGATGCGGCTGTAGAGGAGCTGGTCGGGGTACGGGAAGCCCGTGGGCTCCTGCCGATCCGCCTCGAGCCGGTCGCGATAGGAGATGATGTCGTTGATTGCAGCGGTGTCAGACGGACCTATTGGACCCTCTGGACCTTCTGGACCCTCTGGACCAACGGGACCTTCTGGCCCCGCTGGACCTTCTGGGCCTGCCGGACCTTCTGGACCCTCTGGACCAACGGGACCTTCTGGCCCCGCTGGACCTTCTGGGCCTGGTTCGCCTTGAGGACCCACTACACCCTTGATATTTACAGACCAATAGGAGTAAATACCTGTTCCTGTTACGGATACGACTTCGAATATTAGAGACCCGTTATCGTAAGAAACGACCACTCCGTCTATAAAGTTATCATTATCATACGCAATAGTAATCGGCTGAGCTGGGGTATAAGCAAGATCCTGACTTATTTCAACGGTCACCTCACCGGAGATTGAGCTTAGATCCAATTCTGCGGAGGTATAGGTCATATACCTATCACCCGGAGGACCTGCCTCTCCTGGAAGTCCGGGTGCGCCTGGTTCTCCTGCCGGACCTGCTGGCCCTGGTCTTCTCGGATTTAGAAGTTCCATTGGTCTCCTTGTGATGCGAAAATTGTCACTGGACGCCACCTTCTAACGTAAGTTGGAAAGTAGAATCCTTTAGGATAGTGAGTTCGTCATAATCCGGGTCTATGTTGCTAGCATAGGCAGTTGTCTTTATCTCAAACTTACAGGTATTTGTCGGAGGAGTTGACCCCGCAGTAACAACAAAAGAAATTCTCTTGTCAGTGCTTACGAATAAAGACCCGATTAGTCCTGTTCCTTGGAATCCCGTGTTGGCACCGTACACCTCAAAGACCGTGGGACTCGTAAAAGTTACGTAATAGGTCTCCTTGAGAGTGGTTGGTCCTACTCCGAAAGTTCCGAACGTAACATTGGTAGTTCCACCCTGCGTCTGTCTCGGATTGGGGTATCTTTGCATCTGAACAACGTCAACGTAGTTTACTCCGTATATGCCTTCAACGGCTTCGTAAACCTTTGACATAGCGTACTGTTGACCTAATATTTGATTATCCGTATTGAACAATGAAGTAAGGGCATCCTCAACGGATCTTTGAACAGATACAGCTCTCACGTTAGAAATACAGTACACGCGGATAGCTAAATAAATCTCCGCTACTCTACACGGAATAACGTGGAGGATAACCGGGGTGGATTTCTTCTGAGTGATAACAGTTCCTACTGTGTAAAGAAGACCGCTTCCTGTTTCCGTGTATGGATTCCAAGAACCCGTTGGAATTGGGTTCATCCCACTGGTAGCTATCACGACTCTTTCTTCAAAGGCACCTGTTCCACGAGAAGCATGGGCGTGCTTAACACCCATGACAGAGCGAGCTATGGTAGCGTAATCTTCGTGCGTCACGCATCTATCCATTGCCCGCAAACTAAGGGGAGCGTTGACTTTGGCTTCTACTATGGACTCTTTGTCCATTCCACCACTGGGAACAGCTTCGTTTGTAATCGAAGTGATAAAAGACAAGGCAGAACCTGAAGAGGTGAGTCTCGTAACCTTCCCTATTCCAACTTCGTTGCCTTTGTGCCCACCACCAACTCGATAAGAGACACTCAGATTATTGGAACCGCTTGCGGGAATTGCTCCGTTAACTCCATTTCCAAATATGACAACTACGTTATCGAATTCATCGATTCGAACTTGGTAATGCTCATCTGTCGGAGATGAAGACAAGAAGTTATCTACCTCTGTCCAGATGGTTGTCGTCATTCCAGAGGTAACCGCGACTGATAAAGAGGAGTTGGACAGTGAATTGAGAGCCAACGGTTTTCTTAGTAGAGGAAAGGACTGAGATATTTTCCCGGTGCTAGAGCCTAGAATCTCTTCGTAAGTCGTTCCCTCGTAGGCGTAGATTTGTTTTGTCTCTGCGCTAGAGAAAGTCTCATTCGTAAGAGTTTCAAACCTCAAGGAAGTGGACCCATCCGTGGTATCGACGGAAAAGTAAGACTTCGCCGGAATCGTTCCTGCCCCACTGGAAACTACTGTCAGCAGAATTTGGGCGCTAACGGCAGGCCGAAGTTCGTACCCCAGGAGCTTGCAGTGCTCGATAACGGAACGTCTCTGCACAGCAGAAGGGAAGAGAGCCTCATTTGCCATTCTGTCCTGATAATAGGAGAGGTTGTCTGCGGCAAAAGAGAGCGCTTCTACGTAGGCGACGCCAATATCGAATTGAGACCTATCAGACCAAGCTGGAAGATATTGGTCAGCCAAACCACCGGAGGAGAGAATGTCAGACCGAAAAGCTTCAAAATCTCTTGATGTTAGATCAACTGAGATGGTCTGACCGGATAACGTGGTGACAACAGGCATCTACACCTCCTTCAGTTCGAGACTCAGTGTAGCAAATTCTCCGGTGTTTTTGAAAGCATACGCGACCTCTGCGATCACATAAGACCCAGAGCTATTCTCACCTTTGATTAGGTTAACCGTAACTCCTGCTGCGCGTGGTTCATACCGAAGGATAGCTTCAATTATGAACTTTCTAAATAGAACGGCGTAAGCATCTGTGAAATTACGGAGCACTGACTGATAGGAAATCACACCCAGAGTTTTGTAAATCAACCTATCCCGTATGTCGCATAAAACCAACGCTTTTAGGTCGGAAGTTACTTTTGAAGAACCCTCTGCTTTTGTTATGCCTCCAGATTGGCTAACAGAGAAGGGAAATTTAGCTCCGCTAGGATACTGTGACATCTAGTTCTCCTGTGGAAGAGTCAATCCGAAAAAACTAAACAGAGTTGAAATGTCAGCCCCGCCTGTAGCTAGAAACACGCCTCCTACGGTGTAAGTAGCGTTTTCTACATCCAGAGGACCTCCTTGAGTAGAATTCCATTGCTCATAAAGCCAGTCGGCGTCTCCGTGTCCCGCTACGGGTAACAAAAAGACACCTTCAAAATTTAAGATGGCGTTTATGGTCTGTATGACATTGAATATCTTAGTTAGGAACTCTTGAAGTTCGAGTATCTTATTCGCGATCAAAGATACCGCTGCATCTAGCACGTCACTCGTAGACTGGGGAGGAAGGAGGTTGTTTATCATTCCTATGAGCATGTTGCAGACCTGATTCATCCCAGGGACAATATCAGCGATCTTTATGGAACTCCAATTGGGATACTGACCCACACCCGCCACTACTTGAAATTCATTCGGATAGGTCGGCCAGGAAGAAATCTGGGACAGTGAAGCGATCAATCCCTGGAGAAGCCGGAAAAAGTTGTTGAATCTCTCCATCAAACTTTTCAGGTTATCGGAGGTAGCCATGACTACGATTGCGCCAACGTAAGCCGCCGGGTCGATTAGGATAGGTCTTCTCTCGTCCATCTTATCGTACAGGGATCTCCCAACGGCTCGCAGCCACTCTTCGGGAGTTATGAAATTAGAAAACGACGGTGTGAAATAAGTTAACTTATACACACCTGTTTGCGTAAGAGCTTGTATGAAAGAATTCAACAAGAGAACTACTGCGTCATACAACTCTTTTATAGCTATTTCTGTAGTGCTACTAAAATCCTGCATAGTCGCGATAAGCGCGCGCAAGGCACTCGTCGCTGTATTTATCGCGGGCTCTAATACGTCAACTAACGCCTGAATCGCATTGAGTACATCTGTTATTTCGGAAGGAAGAAGTTCTTGTGGACTAAACTGTATCCATTCAGCCATTTGTTTATCTCCGTTGTGTCTTTGCCCTGAACGGCTAAATGTGTGCTGACACCTTTGAGTTTATCAGCCTGCTTGTCTAAGGATAGAGCTGTTAGAACAGCTAGACTCTCGGTAAGAGCTGATAATTTTTCGAACACGTTAGGATTATCGGCAGCTAGTTTAGCTCTCTCGGTGTTCTTCTTTAAGACACTAATTAATGTTTCTTGGTCTATCATTGCTTAACCTTAACAAAAGAGGAGGCACATAAAGCTATTACTGGATTTGTTATAGCTGGTGTGAACGAGATTGCCAACTCAGCAGACGGCCCGGAAGTACCTAGCGCGGGAACCGGATGGGTGTGCGCCATCAGAGCGGCATATAACGACTGCAACAAGGACAGAAGAAAAGTATACTTAACAACCGGATCTACGGAGCCAACTCCCCCTAAAAGAATTGAACCGTCTCCTTGGACACGGACGCATCCATTCGCAGGCAACATCGGAGAATCTAAAAGATCAGGCGAGACAGGGACACCTGCGAATAACGTTGCGGAACTCATGGCTGGATTTGGAACGGGACCTGCATAACCTGGAGAAAGGTCTAGTGCGGCCTCGCAGGCGAACCCGGTCTTATCTAAAGCGGAAGCATAGAAAGAACCGTCGTAAGTTTGTACTGAATGGGCTTTAACTTTATTAGTAGAAAGAGACTGCCCAGTGGTTATGGCCATAGAGACCATCTGAGTTACTTCTGAAGAAACTAGAGACAATTTGCTTCCTGCGAATAACCCTACGTTACCACTCGCTAGCACATTGACTAGCCCCTTGGAAACTAACTGATAGGAACCACTCCAAGTTGAGTTACAAGAATTTCCTATCTGAACTAAATCAGAGGATACGAAGTCACTCCCTACATTGTTTCCAAAAGTCTGAGTAAGGCCGGAAGCGTAGATATGCTCGCAGGGACCGTCTACTAGAACATCCTGTCTTCCTCCAACATGATGAATATGGTTGTTTCCTACTTCGGTATTCGTATCTCCATTAGACCGTTGTCGTATGTCTGCTATGGAGACAACCTGCAAAGAACCATCCGGTCCCATCTCAAAGCGAGTACCACTCACATGGGAGAGCTGGACACGATTAGACCCTTCCGTGCCGTCGAATTCTAGGAAGCTACCATCGTGACCCTGGAAGGTGATGACCTTCGCGTACTCCCCTTGAAATTGACTAGGAGGAATGTTTCCGAAGTCTCTGACGGAGTAGTCGGTAATGTCTGCCTGCCCCTTCCCGTGCTTAGGCATAAAGCTAGACTTTTGAGAACCCAATGGCCACGGACCGGCGGCCCATAGAGGTCGTTCTGGATCGCCTTCTTCAAACTCAACCCAGACGTAATCTCCCTTTGCCGGAATGGCGACAAAACCTACGTTTGGAGACCCGCCGAATGGAGGAATGGGCAGTGCCCATCCGAGAGCTTCTTCCATCCCAAGGACAACAGGAACCTTGGCACGGATGCGACCCATCTTTTTGGGGTCTAAGACATCCTCAACGACTCCTCGATACCTGCCGAAGTATCTTCCCGCAAATCTCTCCGAGAATTCGTCAAAGATGCTCGTCATTCAGAAACTCCATTAACTATTTTCACAATGCGCTCACTGAACGATCCAGTAATAGCATTTAAATCAGCGGCTACATAGTCATCTAACGGCTTATCTGATCCACCTGGCGTAGATGCCCCGGAAGAACCTGTTTCATCAAAGGTCTTTTTAGCCGCAGCTATTTTTTTCTTATCGTCATCGCTGGCGCCATAGTATCTCTTCTGACACTTCAGGGTGGTTGTGTAAGCAGACTCACCGGAAAAAGAATGCGCCACCTCTGTTATTCGATACTTCCCAGAAAGTCTTTCTCCGAGTCCGTTGAGAACAACAGACATCGTGGGCTTATATCTCGGAGAAGATATTGTAGGAACAACGTCCGCATCGCAGACAACCACGGACTTATACATCATCGCGGACAATCGAGCTTCAGCTTCAGTTTTCTCTGTCGGTGTTGCTGTTCCGCTATTATCTTTTGTTCCTAGCTCCACGTTCGAATCACTATTTCCAGAAAGAACGGTCTGTATCTTAGCTAAAATATCAGCGGGGTCACCTTTGAAGATAGAGGTTGTCGGGTCTGTTCCAGGGATACTTGTCCCTACCGGATCGCCGTTCATGTCGTAAGCGCCATCTGGAACGCTTCCATCTCCGACTAGGCCGCTCAATCCCGTGAAATCGGCTGCCTCATCCAACATGCCAGTGACAACAGCTTTGGCTATTCCTTTTGCTTCATCGACGGTCTTCTTGACCATATCTGGAGCAGAGGAATCTTCGTCGGGTTGTTGGGAAGTTCCAAGCTTGAAACCGAGTTTCTCGAGAACTCCCGCAGGGGCGTCAACTCTTCCTGTAGCAACGTCTGCTACGAAATCACCTACCTCTTCGCAGTTCTCAAAGTCTAAGTTTTCGATCTTAGCTTTTGCTCCCTGCTTTATTCCCTCTCTGGTGAACTTGAAATCAGCACGATACGAGAAGATCGAGTAATCAACCATTCGATAAGACAACACAGGGACAAACTTCTGTTGACCAACTGCGTCTAAGTCAACCGGTTTTCTAAAGAACAGAGTGCTGCCTTCTACTCCCCAGATAAAACCGTATCTCTCCGCTAGACTATTCATAATCTGAGCTTTAGTTTTATTAGCTTGTATAAGAGCTTTATCAGCGTCAAAATTCAATTCTTTTGGAACGTCTAGGTTGTACCCTATCCCAAGCTCTGTAGCTCTTTGTTTGAAGTAATCGACACACTTTCCTGTGTAAATTTTCTTTTCTTTCTTTTTATTTAGCTTCTGCGTCAGGTCTTGGAAGTTAACTGTCAGAGTAGAACTCCCTGATTCCGGGGCATCTACTAGCAATGACTTTATGACGAACGGACCCATTGGAACAGCGTCGTCAACAAGACCTATAATGAAAGCTATCTTATGGTTTTTAACGAAAACTTTTGAATCGAAATACTTAAAGTAAGGGTCTGATATGGTCATCGACCCATCGGCAGCTTTCTTCTCTCTATAGGTAATCTGAACATTGAGGATGTCCCTCAGAGTATTGTCAGACAACTCTAAGTCCTGAACCCATACGGAACAGACTGCTTCTCTAGGTAATCTCATGACACCACAGCGAATGACCGAGGAGGAATTATAATTTGGACACCTGAATCTAGGTCAAGCGGAAAAAATACCTCTGGGTTGGAGTCGGCTATTACGTACCACTTCCTGGCATCTCCGTACTCTCTCTCCGCTAACTTCTCAAAGGTGTCCCCTGCGATAGTGGTATACAATCTAAATCCACTCTGAGGATTTACTGTTGTCTTTCTTATTCTATGAATAAGATATGCTTTACCATCCTGATCGACGATCTGACTTGTATTTCTAAAACGATACCTAGAGCCAATATGAATTGTCATTTCAGCTTCTCCCGTTTTTAAGCAAACGACTGGTGTTGCTGAACATTTTCTTCATTTCCCTTAAATAAACGTCTGTTGTGCTTGAATCAACATATATGGACTTTAATGTTATATCAATGGTCGCTCTGTAAGGAATCATACTTCTGTCGTAGATAACCTCTGTTTGTTTAACGCTCAGACAAACAACATCCCACGCTCTAGTTCCAACTAGGAATATCAACCTGGCAGGAGCTATCCATCTAGCGTTGCTTTCCAAATAAGTATCTACCTCGGGACAAACAAGACTCTCAAAGAAAGCTAGATCGGGCATAACTCCCAAAGAAAAACCCATGCTATCCAGCGGAGGATTCTCTGTGGCATCCACCATGATACTAAAAGACATCTCTTGTCCAACTGTCGATTTATAAACAGCTGTCGGAAGCATAGACCCCGGTGGAGATATGAACGTGTAGTCCGCGTTAAGTCCTCTCTGAATTTCTGGGAAGTTAAACTGGAAAGAGAACTCATCTCCCACGTCACCGTCTACAATTTTTACAAGTGACGCTCTCGAAACGGGAGTTTGGGACATGGACTGCGGCATTCAAATCACCTCAACCAAAAGATACTTCGGAGTTTTGAGAGAACGCGGATTTGATCTTCTCAACTACGTTGCTAGCGATCTTCTCGAAGTCCCCATTTCCACGGGCGTCTACGTTAACAGTGACATCCCCAACTCGAGTCACCTGCTTATCAGGACCAAAACCCTTCAGTGGTTTCGGAGCGGTCTGAGGAGCTGGTGCCCCATAGATGGAAGGGTTCACACCCGGAGGACCAGCTTCGGGGAGGCGACCACTTCTAGACCACTCTTTTTGAGCCTCTGTGGAATTTGGATCTCTCAAATACTGCTGCTTCATATACTCAATCATAGCAGCACTGCTACCTGTGTTAACTCCTACCACCTGAGCCCTAACATTCTCTGGGCTGAGCGAATTTAGATTCAGAGTTCTACTCTTTATTATGGCTAACCCTGCGTTGAACTCTTCATTGGTTATGATATTTAACGCCGATTTAAGATAAAGAAGCATATAGTCAACGGCTTGGGTGAATCCAAACTTCATAGTCAGCCACACATTTTCGAATGATAGCTGAATAATCATGGCTGCATTCTGCATGGCTTCATAAAATTTCGGGCTGCTCAACATCGCCATGGCTCCAATTACAAGCCCGATAATTAAATAGACTTCCCACATCGCGGCTACTTGTGCGGCGGCAGCAAACATCGCTTTCCCGGCAACCCAAAGCCATTTCAAACCTAGGGCAGAAAGAACAACTGCGGTCATGTAGCCAATAGCATACCCGAGCATTTTGTAGTTATCGACTAGCATGGAGAAATCTTCTCCGTGCAGAAGACTAAACATAAACGAAAATGCCTTAATTAAAAGCTGAACTGGTATCAAAACAATGGCAATAAGGTTGCCTAATATTTTCAATCCATCCGTAAATCCCTTAAAGAAACCTCCAAAAATAAGCTCTAGTTTCTTCTTTGTTTGAACGAAGAAAACTACAATTCCTAAAAGTCCTCTCTTATCAAGGTCGGCTTTCAATTGCTTGCTCTTTGGTCCGCCCTTTCCAGACCACCATTCGGAAATGCCCCTTAGAACTAATCCGATACTGGTGAAGGACTCCATCAATTGAGATTTAAGAGAGCCTGTTCTTCCTTCCGCTGAATCTGCAAAAGAGTTGTAGGCTAGATAAAAGAGTCCGAACACGCCTATGAGCTTCAAGAAAGGTAGTAGAGCTGCTTTTGTGGCTACTCCGAATGCAGCCATCCCTGCGGCTGACCCAGTTGAGACAGCTCCGATGCCTGCGATAACAGGCATGAGGAATGACATAACTCCAGCAATAGCACCCATGGTCAATGACAGGGTTCCTCCGACAATCAATAGAGCAGCGAACCCTACAACTAGATAACCTATAGCTTTTGCCATCATTGGATTCTGTTTAAGGAATTCAGTGAATGACTTCGTAATCTTTGTTAACTTTTGAATGATTGGAACAAAGATAGCCATAATAGGCGCCCCAAGGGCGATCCTCATGGAGTCAACAGCAGCCTCAAAAGTCCTCTGAATACCTTCGGGGGTCTGCTCCATAAGTCTCGCAGCCCACGCGACTTCCCCATTCGCCGCATGCACCTCCTGACCGAGAGACTGGTATGATTTTCCAAGCTTCTTCATACCTTCGTTGTATCTCTCAAGGATAGCCATACCTGTCCCACCTAAGGTGGCGAACACAGACTGAGCTGTTTCTCTTCTAGTCTTCTCATCCATTTTACTTAAAGAAAAAGACATATCTTTCAAAATAGCAGGAACTTCTCTAGCTTTTTTTGTTATCGGATCAAAGATGTCAACCCCTAATTTAGAGGCTCCCTGGATAAAGCGGGTTGTGTCAGGGTCGTGGGCACCCTTAAACAAAGCTTCCTCGTAGGAAATACTATTTTTATCCGCATAATGCTGAACCCTAGCGCTTATATCTGTGAATCTTGAAATGATAGCATTGACAGTTTGTCCAGCGGCTCTCTCGCTCATAGTGGCGCGGAAGATACCGCCCATTGCTATCATGTCATGAAATTCTAAATTAGCTTTTGCTGCTGCGGCTCTTGTAGAAGATATAAACCCAAACATTTCGGGAAGTTCAAAAGCGGTTACGTTAACGGCTTTTACCATCTCGTCAGCAGTCTTACGAATATCTTCGTGTGGAAAAGATGACGCCAAGCTTCCCAAAAGTCGAGAAGCATCCTCTGGTTTTATTTCTCCAAAAGAAGCTGCAAGGAGATCTTTCAAGACCGGGGCCATCTTTATGCCCTCTTCCATGCTTCCCATGAAGTTAGCAAGACGGCCAATACCTTTAGCCATCTCTGTAGGACTAAACATTGAACCACTAGATAGTTCTTCGCTGGTCTTTCTTACCTTCTCCATATCGGAAGCAGAGGCGTGAGTGAACATCTTAACTTGAGCTAGTGCGGATTCGTACCTCTTGGCTGCTTCGTAAGAAGGTTTGATAACTCCATCTACGATAGCTCTCCCAGCAAATACAGAAGCCATGCCTACGGTAGACATGGCCATAGAGATACCGCGGAGTTGTGATTCGAGATTTCTAAAACCTCGATTCACATTCGTGCTCATACTCCCGGCACGCATTTCGATCCGCTGGAGAGCCCTCTCGGCTTGCTGTCCACCTTGGACGACCTGACGAGCATCCAGAACGAGCCGGATGCCCATCATCATTTGACCACCGACGACTGAACTCAGCCCCATGAGGTCTTTCCGCTACCTTTCTCGATGTCTTCTACGATCAACTTCACGTATTCATCACGCTCAGTTGAGGGGAGGCGCAAGATGTCGATCTCCGACCAATGATAATTGGAAGCAATCAGGTGAATCTGCTTCCTCAAATTGGTCAGGAGTCTTTCCCTTTCTTGCGCCGCCCACCGAAAAAAGCGGATAAGTCCGCTCGAACATCGTAATGACGACCACAATCACACTTTACTTCTTTCCACGGATGTAGACCAGGGAACTCGTTTTGGATGGTGGCCATAATGGACTCTCTATCTCGAGACTTCAGTCTCTTGACCTGATCTTTGCTGACGGAAGACAGAGTTCCGATCTGCTTAATGCACGAGCACATAAGCGAGTCAATCGCTTCGATTGGGTTGTCGATTTCCCCTGACAGCTCTTGAATTTTGCCTCTCGGGAAAACCAGAGTGCCGTTCTTGTGATAGACCCTCTGGTCACCCTTCATTTCGAGAAGACCAACTTCAAGTTCGAAGTCCAGCTCACAGGGAGCATCTTCATCCCACTCGACGACATCCAGATCGACGATTCGAGTCTGCTCTTCGTAGATCCGGCCGCATCGGGGGCATTCCCCTGCGAGCATGATCTGGTCTCTCCCGCTGAGCATGTAAACCCTGGAGAGAAGGTAATCGCGATCGGGACCGTACATCTGTTGAACAATATGGTTGCTCAACAGAGACTCCGGGTTTTTCTTCATAGGAACTGCGCCGACGATCTCTTGGATTGTTCTGCAAAGAACAAGGGAGGTGGCCTTTGCGGTATTCTTCCCTACTTTTTTGCTAACTACAAGGTGATCGTCGATACCTGTAAGCTCATCGATGATGACATCGCGGTATCTCACGCCATCAACCTCATATCCGATTGGCAACCGGACATGATCACTAGCTTCGACTTCTTTGATATTTTCGTCCATAGCGTTTTTCCTTCTGTATCTGGTGGTTGGCGTGGTTGCCAGAGGTAAGCTTAACGAATCTGGAGGGAAAAAGCTAGGTCAGTCGATGGCTAGGTTGATAACTTCCCAACCTTCGTTGGCGAGTACCATAGTTTCGATCTCAACATCATTTGCATTCGCGTCGAGATCACCAACTTTGAACTCTTTCGGCCAGGCCCGCTTGATGTTCCACTGCTTTACGCGATTGCCTGCTTTGTCCTTCAGGTAGACGGTGAGGTCTTTCCTGAAGTTGTCGTTCGGGGGCTGTACGCCCTTCGTGGAGAACACGTTGAAGATCAACTGCCGCCACTGAACGAACTCCTCGTCACGAGAGATGCCTCGTTCGAGTGTGATGTCGCCAAACTTCGTCTGGCCGGGCAGGTGATGAGGAGTCTCGTTCTCGCCACCCTCGCGATACTCGATGTCTTCCGTCGTCTCCGAGAAACCGGAAATTTTGGAAAACCCTGCCCGAACGAAAGCTTCGCACTCAACCTCGAACTTGAAGCTGCGATACGGATCTTGCCAGCTAGTAGCCATAGGACTCCTCCTGTTACTCGGTTAAATCCGACCCACCCGTGTACTGGGAGAATTGGAATTCGATGAACTCTGCCGATTTCTGTGGCTTCATACCAACCTTTGCCTTCGTGTAACCGCCGTCAATATCCGCCTGGTCCATGGTACCATCGGGAACGCCGCAAAGGACGTAGTAGGCATCCGAAGCCTTATCGGCCGGGAAGGCTCCCGCTGACAAGTACGTCCCTAGGAACGAGAGAACCCGGTTCTTGAGCTTGGTCCAGGTCTTCTGCTCGTTGTTGCGGAAAACCGCCCAGCGAGTGGAGTCAACGATCGACTTCTCGAAGAACTGGAACTGACGACGAGTGGGGATGTACCGGAACTTCTGATCCGCAGAAGCATCCAGCGTGCGAGCTCCCCACACCGTCACGAGAGAGGTCTTCGTGAACTTCCTCATGACGTTGATGTGAGCATCGTTCATGAGACCGTGCTCCTCGTTGGTGAACACGTCCACGACATCCAGAGCCGTCTGGAGAGTGCCGTAGTCGCCTTCACCGGCCGGTGCATTCCAGGGGCCGCCGTTCGGAGCAGACAGGTTGTCCACTCGAGAGCGAAGACCTAGGAGAGCGCCAACGCCCGAGAGGGACTTCTTGGGGGTGCTGCTGAGGCCCAGGGGATCGATGACCTTCACACCACCTGCGTACAGAGTCGCGTAGGAGCTGTTCACGCCCAGGGTGGTCTCACGGTAGATGACGTTTGCCGAGGAGGAAGCCCCGAGAGTGCAGTAGCCCACGTACTCGAACCACATCCGGTTTTTGGCGTAGAGAGCTGCGGAATGGAAAACGCGGTAGTCGTTCGTTCCGACTGTCGCGAACGCGAGCATCTCCGTCAGCTCATCCATCGCGAAAAGACCCGTTTTTCCAACCGAAGAGCCAACCCAGTCGGTGTACGCGAGGCCCGCGATTTCCGACGTTCCGCCCGTGAGAGCAGTTGCGAGGACTGCGGCCGGAATATCTGCGCCATCACCGCAAACAGCGTCGAGATCGGTCACGTAAACGTAAGCCGAGCCCGTGGCTTCGTCGTTCACGATCGCTTCGAAGTAGTTGACCGCGGAGTCATACGTCGAGAGACCGTCCCAGGACTCAACAAGAACGCCATCGAGGTAGATGTCGAGATCGAATTCACACGACTCGACCGTGGTGGCGGCGACGAGATAGTTGTTCACCATCTGTCCAGTCAGCTCGATTACGAAAGAAGGGACGCCATTCGTTACCACCGTGTTAACTTTGGCGACGATCTTGTACTCGGTGTTGATACCATCCGTGATCTTCAGAACAGACCCGGCATTCAAACCACGAGGACTGGAGAGGTGCAGATGGTCATCAGTCGAAGCTATGGCAACGGTCAATTCGCTACCGGCTACGGCTGACGGGTGGAACGGAGTCTGCGTAACAGCAACCTTCAGGCGATTGCCGTACACGCCGGGGTTTTTCGTTCCCCGGTAACCAGACTCCACCTTGATGGTGTTGTAAGTCGTACCAGCCGCAGTACCCGTGATCGTCTCATCGGCAAAACCAAACAGCGCGTTTGCAGTACCCGTTCCAAAATTGAGTGTGGAAGCCACGCCTGTAGTCGGAGAGGTCAGAGTGAACGAACCGTTATCGTTCACGGTAACTACTGCAATCTGCAAAGCGGTCAGGTCAACGGCTGTCTTTACTTCCGCTGCGGTAACGGCGGCCAGACTAGCTACGTTGCCCGTTCCAGCAACCGCCGCTGCGAAACGAATCGCGCTGGTTCCATCTGTGTAGCCAACGGAGCTGCCCGTTCCCTTTGAGTCAGAGATAATCTTGACCTGTGTAGTGCTTGCTTCTGCGTGGCAACCGATAGCCTGGGCATTGATCGCGTCGATAACCTGCGCCGCTGTAGTCAGAGCGCCTAGGGTGATCGTCTGGTTAACGCCACCGTCGATACGAAGAACAAAGTTGCCGGTAAGATCCGCATGGGGATAGGTCGTGGTGTCCGTCCGAGTACCTGCGGTTCCCAAGAAAGTCGTGACGGTCTCGGCTTCACTATCGGTAGCAAGCGCCAAGGTCAGACCGGAAGTCATGAGAGCAAAAGGACCGACGAGGCTGGTATGAGCGGCGGCGCTAGCAGCAACGCCCTCCGTGATGAACGTGTTGCTGGCCACGCCACCAACGAAGGAACTCTTGACTCCAACATCGGTATAGTGAGCCTGGCGGATCGTAATCAGCTCAAAGCCACCTTCGTCGAAGAAGAGCTTCGCCTCATAGGCCATGTCAGAACGAGTCTCGTAGGTTCCGAATATCTTTTTCCACGAATCGAAGCTACGAGAGCGAATTGGGATACCAACTGGACCTTTTTCGGTTACGCCTAGGAGGCAGCCGTAGCCCAGGGCGGTAGCCCTGATGGGACCATCTTGTGAAGAAACTTCTACTGCAACAACGTCTGGAAACGAGTACCGTGCCATCGTTTCACTCCTTCGCGCTTTGCGCTTGTTGATCCTTCTCCAAACCCATGTTTTCTCGCATGTCTATTCTCTGTCTTCTGCGAGCCTGGGAGAAGTACTCCTTTAATCATTCAACCTAGTTACGGTCGTGAGGTCGAACTCATAAGCCGCATCTTTGGTTGACACACCTTCTTCGAATGAATTTACCTCAATTTCGACAGTGCCCACAACTTTGTGTCTGTCGGTCTCATCGTACTCAACGGGTGCGAGATAGGCGATGACGAGGAGACTCAACGACTTGTGATAAATCATTGTGTCCACGTCTTCTTCGTCAAGAGAAACTAGAGCGCCACTCCAGCTAACCCAAACGGTTATGTTCTCTCCGTCAATGTTACGGACAGTCATGTACCCGCGAATAGGAGTTCGTCTCAGAAAAGCTTCGAATACTAGATCCCTATCTTCTCCCGCCATATTTCGATGCCACGTATCCAAAACGTACTGAACTTTATACGCCGTTGGTTTTTGTCGCATTATTCTTTCGGCGGGACTAGGAACTACATCGACAGATAGCTCTTCCTCATCATCGTCGTCACAGTGCTGCAAATTGGCGAAATCTGGAGTCATGTTAGCGAACAGAATAGAGATAGATGGAAAGGTTCTTTCTGTAGTCTGCTCTGTATTTGGTCTCTCTATGAAAACCTCAACAGGAGTCAACGTAGAATTAGGTCCGACTGGGATGCGCAGACCTGAATACCTACTAACAAAGGCTTCGTCTATCAACTTCAGAGTAGTAGCTTGTGTCGGCATCCCCTTCCTCCTTAAAATACTTTCATGCGAATGTCAGAAAACTCCAACAGTCTCTGGAATTGGTCTGTTTGAAACATCTCTTCAAACACGACTCTCCACAATGGCCTAGGAGGAATTCTACCTTCTTCTGTATCAACTCCGTACTCCAACCACTTAGCTATCTGCTCATACGACGTATTTGTGCGTTTAGAAACACCTGTCGGTCGTATGACTAACTCAAATTGGTACTTGCCTATCTGAGCCATATCCCAGTTGATTCCTTTTTTGTAATCCTTTGACTCCACATAGATTACATCATGGCCTTTCAACTTTATTGTTTTTGCTGCTAGTGGTTGCCAAGGAAGGTCTTGTGCATCGATATGACCAACAAGAAGGCTAGTAACTTTACGTCCAAGTGCATCTAGTCTATCGAGACATTTGTCTTCGTAGTTGAACTTCAGATCCATGAAATACGCATCCCATAGATCCCAGTCCCCATAGAAGTAGATGTACTTAGAACGACTTCGACTCATGGGTCACGATGGCCCTGGATCGTATTGGCGAGAACTACCACCATGAGGAAATGCGTAGACACTTGTCCTGTAGCTTGTACTTTTTCAATTTTGTATCTGCGGTTAAACCAAGCCACCTCACCATCGGTCGATACCCACTCTCCGTCAGCAGCAGAAGGAAAGCGCCGGATAAGTTCTCTCCTGGAGAACAGGAAAGCAACTTCATAGCGTTCTCCGTTTCCAATAACGGAAATCTGTTCAGGAGTGGGTCTGTGGATAGCTCTTCCGCGTATCGTAACTGGTGTTCCGAAGGTCTTTGTTCTTTGTTTGTAGATGTCTACGGTATCGCTCACATACGGATGGTAAACGATAGCGGTACTTCTGAACTCGTTAGTCAGTAGTTCGTCGAGCCGTGCGTCGATTGCTGACTCTTGTGAACTCATACTACTACCGCCGTCACGATGTTGCTATTCGAGGACAAAACATTTCTGTCGTAAACTCTGATTCGATAATAGTACGTTCCGACTGCCAGATCTTCATCTATGTATTCGGCTGTGTGGTTATCGGAAATCAGAGCTATCCTTGTCTCGTCTAGCATTGACGCCAGTAGACCTCTGTAAACCTCGTAACAAGAGAAGGTCTCGTCGTACAGAGGAGTCCATGCGAGTTCTACGTTGCGCACGTCAAGCAACCTGGAAAGAACAACTGCGTCAGGGCCGTTGTCGAGAACACGTCTCTTCCACCCACCTGTGGTCAAAGAGATCCTCTTCAGGATGCCAGTCTCGATCTCCTGAGAGGTTTCTGTCCCGGCGTTTTTTAGTTCCCCGTCGTACTCATCCTGAAGATCCCTGGCGAGTTTGAGCCAGGTGTCTGCAGTAGACTCCGAGGTAGCTGCGGGGTACTCAACGTGAAGGTCTGGAACTTGAATTCGAGAAAAGTCTGGATTAGCTCCTCCAGAACCCATCGATTCTTCTTCCAGATCGTGAGACGCCCTCATATGGCACATCTCGATTGTAGCAAGCTTCACGATTAAGAAAACGCGCCTAGTAGGAACGTCATCTACGACCGCGTAGTCTTGGTTCCAATCCGTATTGTACTTTTGGAGGGCGAAGTCGATGGCATCTTCGTAATAGCCGTCCTCGAAGACTCTTGTCTCTCCGAAATCAGCTATTCTACGACGCACCTTGTCGATGATTTGAGATACAGTGGCCACACTCGATTACTCCACAAGTCCGTGAGCCCTCAGATGGGCAATAACGTCCTTTGTATCCAAGATCGTTTTGCCAACCTTCAGTTCGATCCACTTGCCAACAAACTTTTTGCAAGTTTTCAAGGCTTTTGCAGAGGCTAGATTCTCAGAAATCGCTGTTGGCAATGCAATCTTTGCTTCTTTTGAAGGAACAATTTTTACAGGCTCAATTACGATCTCTGGTTCTGGTTCCGGAAACTCTTCTACGAGTTCGTCGCTCATCGGAGTTTCATACGCGCTGGCGTCCACGAATTGCTTCTCCAATGTCAAAGACCTCGACAGTTTCTTTCTTACAGCCATGAAACCTCTCTCTGGACTAAATCCCCTCGAAGAAACTGGAGTAGAAACAGCTCCTCCGAGGGGATAGCCGTGATCCGAAATCAGACGGTCTGGATCCTGACGATGAAGTCGTCTTCCAGAATGGCAGTGCCCATGATGCTGTACCAGGCGAGAGAGTGGCGACGGCCGAAGTCTTTCACGCCATCATCGCGCATCTCGACAGGCAGAGCGGTAGCTTTCGCGTAGGCACTGTCCGAGAACAGAACCGCTTCATAGACATCCGCCGCAGTGCCGCCGACAGCCGAATCGACGAAGGCAGCGAGATAACCAGGATCGGCTGAGCCCACGGCGCCGTTGCGACAGTGAGTCGTGCCGACGAAGACGACATCTTCCCAGCGACCCAGCTCGCCGTTGAAGAGGGCGCGAGTCTGGGCGTAGTTCTGAGCGGATACCCAGTCCGGGTCGCGCTTCAGGTAGGCAGCCTGGTGCGGGTGGAGGAAGCAGACGTAGAAGTCGCCGTTGAACTTCGGCGCGTTCTTGGTCTGGAGAGTTTCCACACCCTGACGGATGCACTCCACGTCGAAGTAGTCCGTCCCGCCAACGAGGTTGGCGTAGGCAGCGCGGCCACCGGCAAGAACGATCTGCGAACCGGCGACGAGAGCATCGCGGCAAGCGAGGTCGTTGACCACCGCGTAATCGCGGCCGAGCTGGATGGCGTATTCTTTCATGAGGTCGTCGAACGAAGCCAGGAGCAGCTTCTCGGAGAGGGACACGGCATTGCCCCACTCAGTCACGGTGATCGCCTTCTGAGAAGCACTCATGTTCTTCTCGACCAGGGCGACGTTCTCCGTGAGCTGACCGCCACGAGAGATGTTGTTGTACTTGTTCATGACGATGGTCTGACCCGGCTGAGCCATCAGCTCAGTCTTCTTGACCGCGAATTCCTCGAAACGCATGATGCCCTGCGCCTCGTGGAGAATGTCCATCGAGTGAACGTCAAGAATAGCCTGCGGAATGGCCACATAACTACCGGCCGTTGAAACACCACTGTACGTACCCATGAATAAACCTCCTCAGGTTTGGTTACCGGAGATCAAATAGCCCCGGATCTTTGCTTTGCATCGAGCAGGATTTGAGCGCGACGCTTTTCGTATTCTTCGCCCTTTAGTGAGGCAATTGCTTCTCGAGTCTGAGGAGTCAAACCGAGAGAGGGACCGCGACCTTCGGAACCGTTCGGAGCGAGAGGCCCTGGAAGAGAGTCGGCAACCTTCTTCTGTTGCTCGGCTTTGTACGCTTCCAGAAGTGACATCTCATCTTTCCTTGCGGATTCGATAGCTGCGTCAATTTCTTGCTCAGAGTTTCCAGTAACCAACTTCTCAAGCTTGACACCGGACTCCCGGATTCGGCGTTCGCGGTAAGCTTTCACCTCGAACTCGCGAATTTGAGCCGCTGCGATGCTGGCCGTCTCTTCGATAGCCTTCTCGAGCTTTTGGTTGTTCTCTCTGAGAGCCTTCAATTCGTTTGCCACTGACTCAAGTTCCGAAGCCTTGCCCTGCCTAATCGAATCGAGATCGGTCTGCGTAGCCTTGAGTTTGCTTTCGAGTTCTTTGGCAAGCTCTTCGGCTTTGGCTTTTGCAGTTTTCTGCTCTTCGAGTTTGCCAAACACCTTTGATTTCTCATCGGCGCGAGCTTTCTCAACGAGAGCGTTTACCTGCTCTTCCGTTAGAACTTTTCCCTGGGCTGGAACTTGGCTCTGAGGTGTCGAGTCGGGTGTCTGTCCAGAAGTCGATGGCTCCTGAACCTTCTGTGTCGAATTCGTATCTTTGTTGTCGCTCATGTGCCCTCCGGTTTGTCTTTGCTATATCTCGTTTGGGTATTACGCCAAACGGGGATCGCGAACAGTGGTCTTCATATCATCGGGTTTGACGCTGTTGGACTTGCTGGAAGGGGAGCCGCTGACCTTGCCTGTGTTCCGCTGACCCTTGGTGTAGGGGAACTCCAGAGTGGCGCCGCGACCACCGTTGTCGGTCTTCCCGTTGTTCCCACTGCTGACGTTCCCTGCTGAATTCGTACCCATGAAATCCTCCTTGGTTTTGTTTAGCCTTCATTACAGTATCGAAAGAACACCTGTCACAGTCAAGTAACTTCTTGTCGAACTGTTGTCTACTAAGAGATAGACTGCGGCGAAGTTTTTGGCAAGTTGCGAGGAGTTACGAATTGAACTTAATGGTCAGTCGTCGTCGGAAGAGGTTTCAGAAGCAGCTTCAACAGAGGACTTTTTCGGAGTTTTGAGAGAACCTGCGGCCTGGTCACCCAGGGTGGAAACAATTTTCTCTCCACGGGTTTCATCCGGTCCTCCCTTTGAGAAACCAGAACCTTGTTTTCGAACGTAGTCAAAGGCGATTCCAGCTTCCATATCTTCGGCAAGGTCCTCTCGGGCCTCTTCGATGATGCTGGAGGTCTCCGACTGCGAGTACCCCATGGCCTCGAGTTCGAGTCTCCGAGTCGAAATTCCAAGTGCCAACCTCTCGCGAGAGATTTCGAGATTCTTTCTCTTGTCCTGCGGAAGCGGATCTTCAAATACCACTTCGTTTCTATACTTATTCCCCTCAAGTTTATCCATCTTTGCTGAGAATGAAGGAGAAGCTAACTCCATATACTTCAGCATGAGTCGGTTGATAAACTTTATCCCCTGTCCATACGTAAGAACCTTAACGTCCCTCTTCTGAATCATAGGAAGATACTGCATCTGGAGAGCTACTCCAGAAGGTGACGTTACTGTTTTCTCGGCTCCCAAGAATTGTTCAGGGGTATTCGACAACTCCAAGAGAGCCCTCTTCAGGTTTTCCCAGTGCAAATTAGCGGCACCTAGGTCACCTTTGAGTTCAAGATTTTCTACCTTAGCGCCTTCCGGCAAAGCCCACGTTCTATTGGCACCTTTTTCTAGATCTTTAAGCTTTGCTCCGTAGATAATGGTCTGCGGAGATGCGTGGTAGTTAACAATATCTGAGATGTCCGTTGCCTTCTCGTTCATCTCTCTATTCAAATCCATGATGTCAACTAAGTCAGAGATGCCGTAGTATTCACCCGAAAGAGGGTAGTTTGGGATATGCACAATCGGAATTTCACCTAGCGGATTCACGCTTTCCGAGATCAAATCCCTGTTTTCGTAGTATCTAACTATCGAAGGTCTAATCAGATTCCCAGCCGCGTCGTACACAGGCGACAACCACTCCTCGATTTTCAAAACCATGTTGACAGATGTCATCATGTTCAGGTTTCGCCTGGCAGAAGGAGCATACGACTCCTGTTTTTCCCGGTAGGTTGGGGTAATCACGATGGCCCGTGTTACCTTTTTTCTATCTACTCCAAAAGGACCACCGAATTCAGGAAATACAAGGTGGCTCGGTATGATGTCTACTCTTGGGTAGGGGTCTTCCGTTGGGTCGGAACGCTCCCAGCAAACCCTGGCGAAAACGTCTCCCGTGACGCCGCCCTGTTGTCCAGCTTCGATGCACCAGAGGTTTTTGTTATTCTTTCTCCAGGCTTCCTCAAGGGCGACACGGACAAACTCCCGGTCTTCTGATTCGTCCTGCTCTGTTTCAGGGTTGTCAGGGATAACAACGTCAAAACCTTTGCTGAACGTAAAATCGTTGTGCAGGTCTACTATCTTCCTGACGTAGTTCATAGTGATAACGGGATCTCCCGAATCACGAACATACGACCAGTGTCTGCCTAGATAGTATAGCCAGCACGTTCGATAGAATGCCATCCTTCTGGAGTGCGTCCGATTTATGTCATCTTGAAAGAAGACTTCGAATGCGTCAGATAAGGAAACTGTTACGTTCGGACTCGGTTGTTGATACGCCATTACCTCTTCTCCTGTAACGCATTATTCTGTGTGTCTTGTCGTGTCTGCGTCTCATTCTCTTTTACACCAAGATCCCCATACGTCCTAACGACGACATTCTTGCCGGAACCTTCTGCAAAAGCATCCCTCATAAGATCAATTTTTGTCTTCGGAGGTGTCGGTGGAACTTTTCTAGTCTCATGAAAAAGTTTCATTGACTCCGAAATCTTCCTTCTAGTTTCGTCTGATCGCTGCATTAGTCCCATCTCCCATTGTGCCCCGGCCTGCTAGGACGCCTTGATTTGGGCTCAAACACCTTTCGGAATAAGGCCCCGGCTTCCCTCATATGACTCGCGGCTGTCCATCGGGCTTGTCTTCCAATGAACGGGTTGTCGGTCTCTTCTACTTCCATTGTGCCCTGAACATTGATTGCCCAGCAAAGAAGCATGGCCGAATCTGGGAAGTCGTCGTAGCAGTTGTCGCCGTCCTTGGGCTTGTGAACAACCATCTGCTGGCCACGCCACTCTTTTTCAAGGTCGTGCATCTGATTTACGAACTTCTGCCACTTCAAGAGTCGCGTGGCCTGAGCGCCAGCCGGGAAGGTGAAACGCTTCGAACTGATCTCCTGGGAGAACACTTTGTAGCCAACATCCTTGGATGCCGCCGTGAAAATGAATGGTTCGACATGAATGTTGTACTCCATAAGATCCGCTGCGAGTCGGGAGTACACAGGATCGCCCTTACCAGTTGCGTCGATTACAACTTGGCTTATTTGGTAGTTCTTCAGGAACTCAAGGATTTGAGGGTGCTGAGCTTCATGGTTGTCTCCATGAAGTTCGAGCCAATTTAGGATGTGGATAGGATACCTGCTTGCCCCGCCAACATCGATTGGAGAATCCCAGAACGCTTTTCCAACAGTAACAACGGTAGAGTTCGCGCGTCCAACGTCGATGGCTGCGATGATATTTTCCGTCTTATTATCGTAGGTGACTACGTTTGGAGCCCTCTCAAAGTGAACAATCTTCTTGTTCTTGCCTTTTCCGATCTCAATAGTTAGTCGGTTGTCCTTGTCTTTTATTCCGCACTCGTCGAACAGCTCTGGGTTTACGAACATACCCCGGTCGAGGAGCCAATGAAGTCGATACTTCAGTCTGAAATCGTCAGAATCCTCTCCAAGTCGCTCTATTTCTTTCAGAATATACTTACGATAACGAGGATTGTACTTCTGTCCAACTGTGTAATCGTACTCGTAATGCCTTCTGTAGCGAGAACGAACAGACCCATCGCTAACATCAGCTCGTTTATTACGACGACAGGCTTCATAAAAGTCAGATCTAACTCTGTTACAGGTGCCAATTTTTACGAGAGTACCGGCTGTGTTATGTACGACTATATTATTGGCAATGAAATTGTGCGCCGGATCTGGCATCTCTATATCATAAACCTGCTGTTTGCCAGATGATTCAATCGACACAACCCGTTCCCAAACTAAGTCGTTGTCTAACTCCTTTGCGTATCTTTTAGATCCAGATCCAACTATAATTGACGCTCGTCTCTTATTTCCTCTGAATTCCAAAACTTTTTCTGCGATGACAATCGAGTTACGCTTTCTTTCAACTAGCAGTGGTATGTTTTTGCAGAAAGCTAGTACGCTATCTTTATCTGAAGTATCTAACTTATAATAGATGCTCCCCTTTTCTGCGTAGCCTTTTCCATTAGAAATAGCTTCGTAGATAGAACTCTGTATTCCAAACTTAATTAGAAGATGAGATACTTCTTCAAGAATAACTCTGTTTGCCTGCGATAGTGAGATTGTTACTTTTCGTTCAGTAACTCCTATTGTTCCGTCTGTATCGTATAGTCCTCCTAGGAACGCAGCTACTTCCTCTTTTTTGCACTCCCAGATATTAGACGGAACCCTCTTTTTATCCTTTGTCTGACCGTAGATGTTGGCGGCTCTCAGGAGATTTATCGCTGGGTTTTTACCTTTTTTTGAGCCCTCGACTGAACTAATGCAGCGGACTTCTTTGTACTCTCTTCTTGCCGAAGTTGTATGGCCTCGTTCTTCTCGACAAGATCCGAGTTGCCTAACCATCCAATCGCCAAGGAAGTCATGTAGCTCTTTGTCTTCTCCAGAAAAAGCTGGGCTGCAATCCTTGTGGTACGACCCGTCCCCTACAAGCATTCCTAGAACCCTGGCCTCCTCGACACCTATGGAATTTGTTCCAAAGAAAGGAACAGCTCTCGGAACTGCTATCTGATAACCAACTTTTATATTCTGGAGCGTTTCCCATTTCGGTAGTCTCGGATACGCCCTCGGTTTCCAGATGACTGGGTGGTCTAAAGTCCCTGTTATCTTCTTTCCTGAATTCAAAGTCATCGTAAGACATTCTTGAATTCCGCTATCTATCTTCCTTATAGGAGTTCCTCTCATGAAATGCAGCGTCTCGGAGAAGCACCCGGTCTCCTTTATTGGCATGTCGTCAAGACGAACAATCCTACCGTTTGCCAGTGGAATTAAAGAGTCGCCTGTGATACACGCCGCTGCCATCGGATGGATAGACGCGCGAATCTGGCTGGAAGGAATGTCCTGCGACTCTTCCAGAAGGATCAAGTGGTAGGTCTTTCCTTCAATCTTCGATTGGGGAGAGGCAGTACCGCAGTCAACGAAGGAACCGTTTGGCAAGACCATGTTCTCTCGAACATCGGTCAGATCCATGTCTACGTCGGGGTCTAGGAGGGCAGTTTTAGACTCCTTGGAGTACATTCGGGCCTTCATGCGATTCCACATGATTCCGGCCTGAAGGTAGTTGGGAGCATAAATGCCTATCCAAACTCCTCTTTCGAACTTCTTTATTCTCTCATCGTGAGGAAGATTTTTGGCTAGGATTGGAAGGAGTACAGATAACCCGCATACAGTTACGGCTACCGTTTCAGTGTTGTGAGTTACTGTTCCATCTTCAAGCAAGAAACGCTTATTTCCGTCCAACACGAAACCAAAATAGCTCCCGTTACCAGCTTTTGTTATTGAAAAACAATACTTGTCTAAGCCGTTAGAGGATCTTATACCTCTAAAAAGATGCTCTTTCCCTAATACTTCCTGTATATGAACGTCCCTGACACTGTTTTCTGAGACATCGAACAGGGTAAGTATGTGACTTTCATTTACGGTGTACCTACTGTACCTGGAGTCGTCTGGGGAGATCGTCAGGAGTTTCCCGTATCCGTCTGCGATGGACAATACATTTCTAGCTGTCGAATCATCGCCCATCAGCTTGTCGCCAACCCTCACCTCTTCGACTGGCTTTACGGTTCCGTCGAACATGAGAATTGGTGTGCCTTTTGCCAGGCACTTTCCCATCTGACGGGCGAACAATGCGGTAATTTCTTCTGCATCTTCGCAAAGCAATGAATAGACAATTCGCCATCCAAACTCTAACTCATAGGGGTACAGCTCCACCCCAGTCATATCCTGGGAGTAGGCCATAACCATATCAGCTAGTTTGGATAACTCATCTTTCGTAAGATCCCTTTGAGGAATCCCGCTGACGTTATCCGCCACTGCTTTTTCGTAGTCGATTGGCTGCTTCTGTGTCTTTGGCGTGTCTTTCATGTCCACGACCATAGCACAATTTAGGCAATAAAAAACCCCTGGAGCGTAGGAAGGATTACGCTCCAGAGGTTAAAGAAAAACAGAGGACTAAATCGAGGGGCCTGGCAGGATCAATTCTGAACAATTTGCCAGTATCCGTCAATCTTCTTGACGCGGTCTTCTACGTCCTTGGACGTGAGACCCAGGACTCTGGCGTAGGACAACGCTTCTTTCTTAGAAGCGAACTTCTGAACCTTTGATGTTTCCTCCGTGGGAACCTCTTCATCGTCAGAAGCTTCATAGTATTTGAACGTCGGAGGGTCAACAGTGTTCACTGTTTCCTCGCTCGGCGCGAAAACCTTCTTCTCTCTGGTTTTGCGAACAGCCTTCTCTTTCGGCTCTTTCTTGACTTTTTCGGCCCTCTTTGTTTTCTCGGGTTCCGCCGGGGCCTCGACCATCACGATCGCGCGCTGAACGCGCACATCCTCGTGGTCCACGTAGGGAACAGTCCCACTGGCGAGAGCCTTCGAGCGGTCGACACCGCGAGCTTCCTGGAGAAACCAAGTGACGAGCCCGGTTCCGTCCTCCTCGCCGTACTTCGCGCGTTCGGGAGTCCCCTCCTTGTACTGCACGAAGATCGCGCCGAGAGGTACGCCGACTGTCTCTCGGAATCGCTTCACGGTGATGCTCCCATTGAAGGGGTTCTCCACCGCGTAGTAGCGGAATTCCCCCGAGAGGTCCTTCTTCGCCCTCTCCTTCTTCTCAGTGGGAGCGACGGTAGGCTCCGTGCCAGGGATTTCAGTTTGGATGTTTTGAGCTTCTTGTGTCGTTTCCATTTGTGCTCCTTTGCACCACCTAGTTAATGGTGGTGTTTGTTTTCATGTATTGAGTATATACACAGCTTCGATTAGCTTCAAGATGTTTTGTGAAGCTGTGTTTTTATTATGTCAACCATGTTTCTAACCACCACGGAACTTCTAAAGTTCTCTACTGAGTTACTAGGACATTCATACTTACCACTATACGCATCGGATACTTTCCTCTGTGCATCTCCGATAACATATTGAGGGTACATGTACTCTTCTGATAGATACTCGGAGAAGGGAAGCATGTTAGGAACTACAGGAACAGCTCCAGCCATAATTCCCTCTACCACAGAAGTATTAAGAGTGTCTCTCATTGATGCGTTAAATATGACTCTCGCGCGTCTCATTAGGGTATAATAAGACTCGCCTTGCAGATATTTAACACAGAATCCGGCTTGCGTGATTGTGTTTAGATACTCATGCTCCGGTCCATTGGAGTTATGGATAGGAGTATTGTATCCTGCTGCAAACACAACTACATCTTTGAACGGAGCAAGTATCTGCATGGCAACCATAGGAAGTCGGTCGTTAGCCAACCTTCCAGATACGACTATCAATTCTTTACTGCTAGCGCAGGGTTTGGAAAATTTCTTCTCGTCAACAGGAAACCCTATTACGTGCATCGTATCCATGTTGCACGAATGGTAAAACATCCAAAAACTACGCAGAGAATGGGCAGTATTAAAGAAGATTCCTGCAAATCTCTCTCTGTCAAGGTCTCTCCCAAACTCCTCGTAGAACTCTTTCTGCTGTGGCCAGTCGTAGAAACCAAATAGCTCCGGTCCTCCGTGGTGATGCGCGAAGACAGGCTCGTGTCGTGACTCCGCGAAATCGAGCCACTTCTTGTACCCGTAATCGGTGTCTCCCATCATCAACCAGAAATCCACTGGAAGACAGGTTAGGTGGTCGGGTTTCTCGGCGGGGAATACAGATACCTGATGTCCCAGCTTCAACAACTCCGATACTACGTTGTGGAAGTACGAGAACGTCCACGTACCCTCGAGTGGTTCCCCAATAAATCCGATGTGCATGGTGTTTCCTTTAAAGTGGGTCGATACAATCTGGCGTTGAACCCGGCACGTTTACGCACTTCTGCCATCCCATGCAATACGTATTTGTTCTTTCAACAGATTTTCCGTTTAAGCAGACACTCTCACACTTAATCTCAGTCCTATCGCAACCACAGTAACCTGAGCTATCGCACTCTTGGCAGGCCCCGTTAATAATATCCCACTGACCAAAACGATCACAAGTGTATAGAGCGTTGTCGTAACACAAAAAATCACCTTGTCTATAGCAAGGGTTGTTACGAGGATTGCTATCTGTTTCTACGAAGGTATCCGTCGATTCGGTTTGCGTATCGCTTGTTTCCGAGGAGGTAGAACTTGTTGGGATTTCAGTCTCTGTCTGAGTTCCCGGTGAAACCGTATCGATGCTCGTGTCTGAAGATACCGGAGTCTCAGTTTCCACGGAAGATTCTGTAGTTTGCGAAGAGCTGGAAGAGCTGTCGTTGTCAGTAGCAGTATCAGAGCCACTGGGATCAGTATCAGCACTCCCTGTAGAAGTATCTCCAGAATCTGCATCGAGATCTCCTTCTGCTTTCTCAGACACCATTGCTGAGCATCCACACACTGCGAACAAAACGATGAGCAACTTCTTCATAATACACCTCTTCTGGTTGTTTGAAACCTTTGGTTATTCGAGATTTAAACGCTTCTTCAAGGCATTCGAGGATAACTTAGTGCTATCCGTTCTAGTTACGTACACGCGGTATGAAGTTCCGTCTGTCATGTAGATGTTTATACTGTCATCGTCCGCACCTGATCTTTCTATAGACTTTATCACAGTCTGTGTTTTAGAAAGTTCGTTTGCAGCCATATTCAGGTCTTCTGAAGCAGACCTATCCTTTGACCAGTTATCCATAGCTTCCAGAGACAGAAACACAACTTCTGCTAAGTCAACACGAGTCTTCGCTCGGACAATGCGTCTTTGTTCGCTCATGGCTTCTGGTACGCCCTGTAGATGCAAGTGTTCAGCTCTACTTCTTTGATTCGTCGATTGTAGACTTCGAGTCTCACTACCGCCTCGAATACCGTCTTCGCGTCCCAAAGTTCCGCTGGAAAGGGAAGTTGGCTACACATGCCTTGTAGAATCCCGGTCACGAGCAAGAGGCCACCGGGGTTAACGAACCCGTGGTAGAACTTCTCACAGGCCAGGATGTTCTCTTCGGGGTCCGCGTTTCGCTCGAAGAAATCGGAGACGACGCAGAGGTCAACCGGCCCAGGCAGCTTCTTCCACCCCTCTTCGTCGAGAGCATCAGCCACTCGAACCGGCGTCTGGCAGCGATGAAAAGCGTCCCTTGCCGGGCGTTCGCTGATTTCAACTGCGTAGCTCCCGCCAGCTCGAGGGAGCATTGTGCTCTCCAGGTGGCGAAGCAACCCGCCTTCACCGCAGCCGATTTCGCAGAAGTTTCCAATCCGGTCATACATGAGCTGCTGGGCAATTCCGGCCGTCAAAGGCCATCGATTCCTAACGCGATACCCGAACGGATCTTCCACTTGATACAGTTCATCCATCTCTGCTTTGATGTCTCTTGTCATGACTTACTCCATTAGTAGGTTCACACCTGTGCGTTTAAAGAAATCATGACACTCAGAACCGGACATGGCAACTCTCCCGTTATAGACACGAATCCCGGTAGTCCCTGGTGTGAGAGCCAAGACAGTAATTTTATCCGATGACGGTTGATAGAGGAGACTGAATTCCTTGTACCCGCCTAGTTGATTCAAAATCAACTTTGCATGAATGCAGTACGCGGCATAAGAGATCTCTCTAGTTCCAACAGAGTCCTTTTCAAAATGGATTGAAAACGTCTCACCGTTAACAATCATCTTCGCCGATTTCATTTCGGTTCCTCCACAGCACAGAGCACTTTGACGTGCTCTTTAATCAGGTACTCGACTAGGTTGCAGCCATGACCTTTAACATCTGCCCACAGGTTGTTGCTTCCGTCGATGCGGACAGGAATGACAAACTTGCTACCATCCTCACGTTCGCACCAGAACCACCAAGGAAAGCCGGGGCGAACCCTGGAGAACATGGCCACGAAGCGTTTCGATATTTCTTCGAACTTAACCCTGTGTGCCTGCATCTCCGGTGGGACATCGGAGTCATCCCAGATGAAGTTCTTCCGCATTCGAGCGATGCGTTCTTCCTTGCTCTCCGTGTCCTCAGGTTCAAACACGCCGCTCATGACATCAACCCCTGTACGGTAAAAGTAAAACCCAGCCCATCGAGTTCCTGGCAGCACGCCACAAACGACATGCTGTTGACATACGCCGGAACGCGGAAGTTCATCTCGGTCTCTCCAGTATGTTGGCTCTCTGTCATCCCTCGCAACTGCATCCCGAATCCGACCGCCTGCCGGTAGCAGCAGAGGTCATCGAGTGCATTCGAGAATGCGAGTCGGTACTGCTTCCCACTGACATCTTGAAGAACGCCCACACGGCAAGTGTCCCGGTTAAAGCCATCAAACACACGGCGCATACGTAGGGCAGTCTCCATTGAAACTCCTTCTCAGGTTGGACCTCAAGGGTCATGGGTTGAGGTTGCACAGGAAACATAGAGGGTCCTTGAGCAGCCATTTCGGCTCTGACAGATTTCAGTGAAGCCATCCTGGAGAGATGCAGGTTCATGGGATGGGCAGAAGAAAGAGGATGTTGGTTTGTTTGGTGTGTTTTCATATTAAGATTATAAGAGGTAGCTTTAGTTAAAGATAGTAGTTTATGACATCTTTATTTAGTCTCATGCCTTGCAGACTGTTTATTAGATTCTCAATGTTAAAATTCGCGGGGTTCCTCGTTCTACACCTGGAAGGTGCTGTTGGCTTGTTTTGGCTTATTTGGGCTTGTTGTCTTTGTTAACCCTATTTGTAAACTGCTAACCCTATTTGCTAATTAGTTATAGCTTGGTGGTGGGGTGTGGGTGGGCAGACTTAACTAGCTTAACGTGGATGCAAGTAACCAAAATTTGTACGAGGGATTAATAAGACCCGTAGAGTATCGATTTCGTAATCCAGAATGGCTAAGACCCGTAGAGTGACGAGAGCTAGGACCCCGAGCCATCTGGTCGGCGATTGAGGTCAAACCCATCGTCGACCGTTTGGCACGATTCGTGCTAAGGGAAAGGGCAGGGTGTTAGTCCCCTGCGGCCCGTGCCGCTTTTGCTACCTGCCTAGCGGCAATCGCAGCGGCTTTGACGGCCAGGATTGCGGCGCGCTCATCGGATTCAGCGTAATGCCAAGCACGGGAGATACGGGTGCGGACAGTGGCGTCTTGCGGCACAGCGGCCGACACAGACACATCAACCACAACTACGTCGCTTGAATTGCTAGCGGTTTTGCCGGTGATTGGGTTAACCCAACCGGAATTGATCTTGTTCATGTGGCGGATAGCGTGTTTGTGATCGTTAGTGAAACCGAGGCAATAGCGCCCATCGGGACCGTCACCCACCCACGCCCACGCACAGACCTTGCTGGCCGATACCATCTTCGTGAACACACGGCCCGTGGTTGGGTCGTTAGCTACCATGTAGACCATACCATCGGGGGCAGCGACGGGGGCGACAGGGGCGAGGTCGGTTCCCTCTTCGATCGCGTCCACGAGCAAAGCCAACTCCTCGCGATTCATGATAGCATTCTCGGGATTGGCCAACTCGACGATAGCTGTTTTCTTGTTCCTTGCCATTGTGAATCCTCTTTTGAGCGCGTGACTTGTTCGCGCTCTGTAGTGGCGAGTTGTTTGTGTCTCGCCGTTTCAATCAACCATCAACCATCTACATAATGACACAACGGCAGAAGGAGTCAATAACTTTTCTCTGCTATTTTTAACTTGGACTAACTTATTTTCGGCATACTCTTTGCAAGTATATCTTTATCTATGGCAAGATTACCTAACCTTTTGTAACCCTAGGAAATCACTTGTCTTTTAGGAGTATGGAATTTGTGGTTATAGAAAACATGGAAGATGAGAAAGTGACGGACTAAAAGTAAAGTCGCTCTATGCTCGGTAAATTGTCGGGGCATACTAGCCTAGCCATAACCCTATGACGCGGCAGGAATAGGCGATTAGATGCTTTCTCGTGAATTCATAGGCTAACGTGCGCAATGGATAAGATTGACGAGCATAAAAAAGCGAGGAGATAGTAAAAAGCGCTTGCCATACTGAAAAAACGGAGTTACAGACTAATTAACTCAAATGAGAGTCACCAAACACCCGGCTCCGCGAACTACCCACGCGGGCCACAACGAAAGGATTAAACATGACACTCTCCGAAAATTGCGTAACGACTCGCAAGGTCATACTCCGCGACAGGGGCGAACGGTTGGAGTACATCAGAAACGCCAGCACGAGTCACGCAGAGGAAAGGCTGGACGTGGCAACGGTACAAGATTGGATAGTGGACGTGTTGGCTATGTCTACCGACGACACCGAGCATAACGAGCGCATGGCCTATGCCCGAGCGGAATTGCTAGCGGGAAGTGACAAGCAATGGGATGAGTGCGTAAACCTCTGGTCGCTGGAAAGCGAGGGGATGTAACATGCAAGCCCTATTCACCCTCGCCGCTATCCTGTCCCCCATGCTCGCGCTCGTTTTACGGGTGTCGTTATGAGGTCACGCCTACTTGTCATCGGTTTCTTGATTGCCAGTGCTTATGCCTGGCATTGCTCCGCAAGCAATTTCAGCGACTTTCATCGTACCCGCGCGCAACTCGCGATAGCTGAAAGACTCCTGTCCAGTGGCGCGACTGACACGGATACCCTTGCGATTGAGAATGCTTGGCGAAATGCTGCCGCTATGGCCCGCAATCTCACAGGCGCACAACACTCCTCTCTGCTCCGCGACTTTCCCAAAGCGACCGACCTCGGCTGCGGTTCATTCTTCGCGCTTTGCCCCCGATAGGCTCAAAAGTTAACCCTCGTTTTTGCCCCTCTCTTTTGACTCCCCTGTCCCCTAGTCCCTCAGTCGCTTGAAAAACAGGGGTTAAAACCCTCGTTTTTGACGCCAAATCACCCGGTTTTGACGGCAATCAATAGACAACGGGTTTTTTCAGTAGCAATAAACGAGCCAACAACAGACGACGGGTTTTTTCAGTAGTGGCAGAATTACAGTGCGCTTGGACGAAATTACAGGCAGCTTGGAAACTTGTCCTAAAGAGACTATAAAAATAAAACCGAGTAACCATTTTGGCTGTGAAAAAATTCTTTCCCGCTGCGCCTGGCTGTTAAGCCCTACCGCACCGAATAAACCAAGGGCTGGGTCCAAACCATCCGTTTCACTTTTTCTGCCGGGGTCTTTTTCGACCGAAAGAGCCTCACCCAACCCTACCGACACGACCGAATCGGCTTAAAGCTGGGTTCCAAGGGAGCTTTTCACTTTTTCTGCTCGAAAACCTCAAAAGTTAACCCCTGTTTTTCGAAGTCTCGTGGGCAAGGGCCTTGATGACCTCCGTGAGATGAGCTTTTTTGGGCCTTAACTTTTCCACTTTTGAGGCTTGTTTGACCCCTCAAACACACCGAATCGGCCTAAGTCTTAGTTTCTTCAGCATGTATCGCTTTTTCTGCTCGAGGAACCATGCCTCTTTTAGAGCTGAAACCCTCAAACATGGAATCTATAGGCACTTTTGGGCTCAAAATGAGGCCATTTATCACCTAGTCTGCATAAAGCTGTGACCCAATGATTCCAAGCACTTAGGAGTTTTTGGTTCAACTTTCCCCCTAGGGCTGAAAGAATTAAACTGCATAAAAAGATGCGCTTTGGAAGATTGACTGCATATCTATAGAAAAGGCATCTGGAAAGGAGCTTTTTGGCTCAAAGTTGGCTTTTTCCGATACAAACGGGTGACTGTAGCTTCGTGTGCTGGCCGGTATATACCGATACACTTGAACCTAAAAGCTCAATGATCTCAAACATCTAGGCTACATGAACACTCACCCTAGGAAAGAGACCAGAAAAAGGGGTATTGGAGAGGTAGTTACTATGTATTACTCTCTAGTTATGATCATAGTTAATAGAGAGAATCTTAGAGGTTTTGGAGGTATTGAGAGGTCTGGAGGATGAAATCCTCAATGATTTCACATACATTCGGAGGTTTCTATCGCCGCGAATTTTTGTAAATTTTAGGTAGGTTCAGAGACCATACAGATAGTGACACTACCTGTATGTCAGTATCACTTTGATATCTTTGAATGCAGCTCTTTGAAGGATTTCATAGGGGCAGAACCCAGGAGGGTTCATCTTACCCGTGAAATTTTTCGACTTCGCGAAGATGCTCATCTACGAAGGCATTCAGCCTATCAGGGAGGGTACTCGTATCTCCCATCTCCCCGGTGTATCCCAACCTCCTGAATGCCTCACACACCGCAAACACGATGTCACTGTAGGCTGTAGCCTTTGCCCACCAGTGCTGGACAGAGTTGCCCTTGTAGATGTTCTTATCAGCCAGATCCTCAATCTGTTGTTCGAGGTGCCCTATCTTCTCCCCGAGAGCTAGCTCCCTGAAGATTGCAGACACTCTTTCAGACTCAGCCTTATCCCTGGCTTCCTCTAGTTCTGAAGAACTGATCGTGATTGTGGCCTCGACATTGGAGAGGTGCTTGTCCATGCAGTCTCCTATGAGGAACATGGGAATGGTCGTGTCACTGCGCATACAGAAACACGTCTCCAGTGGAGTTGAGTCCCCTATCCCAAAGAGAACGTACTTCCCATCCTTGTTCTTTCTACAGTGCATGGGGAAGGGCTTTGCATGGATGTACCCTGTACTCTTCACATAGTAGTGCCCCTCTTTCTGAGGGATTTCAGTTGTCCACTTCATCTTCTTCCTCATCCTTGGCGGAAATCTCTGTTGCCACTCCGCGCCGTGACTGCTGCAACTCCCACTGGATAGCTGTCAACTCCTGGAGAGTGCCGTGTAGCACCAACTGACCTCGCCTGTTCTTGTTATAGTTGTCTGCGATGGTAATCCTCAGCTTATCGATCGCTGCGCTCCATCCAGCCCGAAAAGTCTGCGCCAAGAAGTCCATCTGCTCCTCGGTGGTGTTGGTGAGCACGGACTCATGAGAAGTCAGATACTCTCCAGCCGCTCGCTTTGAAGCCATCGCAACTGTGTAGCTGATTCCTTGCGATTCATCTGCGTTTAATACCCAACGAACATCTTCTGGCGTCATAACCTTACTCATCTTCTTCCTCCGCGAATTTTATTGATCACCGTAATTAGAAGGATGCCCTGGATGAAAGTAGTCTCCGTGATCGTCATCCGACTCCCACCCACTCCCAGGATCATCCCAATTTGGCCTGGTGCATCGACAGGCTGGATACCTCGAACATCCCCAGAATTCATGGCCATCGGACATCCGAGATCGATGAACCATTGGTGCATTACACCTACTGCAATTTGGAACAGGAGTATCCATTGGCTTCTCCCTCTCCGCGAATTTCTTTAGAGGCGACCTCTCTTCATGACATTGGTTGTTCGAGCATTCCAACCGGCGAGATAACCATCGAGGTAGAGTCTGACGGATGCAAAGTCTGCCCTGGAGCAATCAACACTGCGCATTCCGTCAACAGTGGGATGGATGAAAACTGTGACAGAAGGAAAGCGTGTCTTCAACCTCAAGGAGATGTCTTCAGCCTCTTCTACGGTGAGACTGCCTACATAGGACTTGTTACTATCACTCGGATAGTTCTTGCGGAGGAAGATGTCCATCTTGTCTTCGGATAGGCCGTTCATCGTTCAACCCTCCTTGGGGATGTCTGATTGAAAGAAGTACCCACAGGCTTCCTTGTCACCGGAATTTTCGACTCCCTTTTGTGGGATTTCACAACAGATTTGCCAGGCTTCATCCCTGTGGCAGCAGTTACCGCCGAAGTGGTGACACCTCTTGTCACAGACAAAAGGGTCTACCCCGTTGGTCCTCCAGAAGAGAAGCAGTGCTTCTAGGAAGCCCATCATGTCGGCCTCTGGGGATTTGAGGAGTTCTTCCCACATACCTGTCTGGGGAAGGAGCATGAAGATGCGCTCGTACTTCTGCCCTTCAACAGCATGGCGCTGTATAGAACCGTCTTCGAGGTCAGCGACGAGCATGCCGGTGGTGTTTTTGTCACAGTCCGTGAAGAGGAATGTCGCGGTTTTCATCAGAGCACCTCGTTCGCATTGAAGTTCATGCCGAAGAGGTAATCCTGAGCGGCCTGAAGTCCTTCGGGAGTTTCGTAGTCGTGTATCCACCGCATTGAGATTGGGTCGAGTACGTACTCAACCTTGAAGAACTCTTGTACGAGTCGGAGGTTCTCACGAGTGGACACATAATGCCGATTGGGAGTGGTATTCATCTTGAGCTCCTGACACAGTTCAAAATTGCGTGATTGCAAATTTTGTTGGTAGTTGTGTGTCATGCAAAGAGTATAGTGGTTACTCATGAATGATGGAAGATGGTAAGTTAGTTCTTCAGAAGTTTTCTCTTACCCGCGAAATCTATTCTTGCTGTGACTTGAGAACTCTTGGATGAATAACACCCTGAGATTTAGCTGCTAACTCATGGATAGCCCACCCAGTTACCTCTTCACACAGAAGATCTTCTGGACCCTCTCCTTGCGGAAGATAGAAGTAACAATCGCTCTTAGGATGCCACCATAGATTGTACTCAGTCATAGCGTGCCCTCCTATATGGACCTGTTACAGAGCCATCCTCATGCACGGCGTAGACCTTGTAAGAGATATCTGTATCTCTGAAAGCCTCATAAGCCACGTCATGGGCTTCATCTTCTCCTTTAATATTGCTCTCCCAACATGGACCACCGGGAACACGTACTTCATAGAAACAAATCTTACTCATGGTCAGTCTGTCTCCTCTGAACAATCACAGAGGTTAGCATCATCTGGAATCTTGTACCCTGTGATGACGTTCCCATATTTCTTCTTCTTACACCCGCAGGCGTAAAGGTCTCCATTCCAGTTCATCCAGATGCCTGGACAGGCGCATCCCTTGGTAGCTCCCGAGATGTCCTTTCCTCTACCCTGCTTGCAAATCCTTTCCCCTGTCCTATGCTCTAAATCCTCAAAGGCACATTGCACCCTGTCGGATACCATCCAGGATTCATGGTAGCGAGTCCGGGAGAGAGCCACGTAGAAGACATCACTGAGTCTGGAGAGGAAGATGGCTTCCCTCTCGTTGCTCCCGTTTGTGATTACTCCTGATCCCTCCATCTCGACATTCGAGTAGAGAATCTGAGTCACGAAGGATAGGAATGCAGGATGGTCTGTTGGTTCCCCTCCTCCAAGGAAAACACCTTTTCCCAAGTCCTCAGCCAGCTTCACTCCAGCCGCGAAAACATTCTCGGCCCTATAGTGCCTACCTCTTGGTGAGGCGTTTGCACAACAATGAGCGCACTGCATCTTGCAGTGGTTCGTTAGAAAGAAGTACATCTTACATCATCCTGCATCCAGTGAACTGCTCCAGAGCACCGATGGCTTTGAAGCAAGCGTCAACCAGGGTCATTCCCGTCGCTTCAAACATGCCTTTATGCTTTCCTACGGTACCTTCAAGGGTGACTATCCAACCCTTGTCACTGCGGTTGATCTGAACAAACTCATTCATTCGGATGGTCCTCAGAATCACTTCTTCATCAGTCATGACTGACCTCCAAAGTTATCAACATCACACATAGCTGCTAGGTCTAGTTCAGACCTTTCCTCCCTTACCCTCTTTTCTGCCTGCTCTATTTGATCAAGAATCTCAAAGGGTTCTCTCAGTTCTTCATGGTCTCTAAAGAAGAGTTCTAACTTCATAGCATGGTAGATTGGAGGGAGTTTATCTTCGTCGTAATGAACTTTTTCACCTAAGTAACGTCGAGTATTCAATAGATGAATCCGTGACATGTTCTTCACGGGAATCTCCTCACCGCTCTTTGTTTTCCAGGTGTAGTTCTTCATTTTGGAAGTCCTTGACTGCAAATATGAGCAGCTTCTAAAGCCGCTGTCTTCTCAGAAAGGCAGTCTGGGCAGAGAGCTACGGTGATGTCGATGACATCGTTCCATATCTCATGTCTCTCTATCTCCAGCTTTCTTCCGCATCTACAAAACGCTCTGAGATCTTTCTTCTTTGCCCTGGCTCACTCCTCTCCGAATTCTTCTCTTACGAGTTTTCTATTCTCCTCTATCCGTAATCGACACTGATTATCTAGCTTATGCGTCATCATAAAGGAAGCTATATCTATAGGGTAATCAAGAAGCTCATTATAGCAGTTTTGGCAGATGTACCCGTACTTAGGAGAATACTTCTCACAGAGGATAGCTTGGCAACCTCTTCTATTACAGGGCATGATTCCCATGTTAGTCCTCCAAGATTTGTACGCCGTGATGAAAGGTTTGAATCTCAATAAGATCGCAACGAGGACATCTGAACTGAAACCCGTTTTCTTCCCGCAAACTCTGAAGGAAGAGTCCGCAGATGGATGGACCCTCGTCAGGAGTAACGACGAACCGGCAGTCACTACCTGACGACGTTGAGCAGATATTCCCCTCTGCTATATCAAGAACAACTTTAACCTTGAGTTCCATTAGTAGCTCCGTTTGTTGTTCGAAGTTTGTGTGTTGTGTTTCATCAAGAAGATCATAGCAGAAAACTATGACGAATGGGAGTTAATTAAGCTAGCTTCAAACTAGAATCTGCTGATTTTGAAGTTCCCATCCTTATCCTGAAAGAGATCTGCTCCTGGAATGAACTGGAGCTTCTGCTACTTGGTTGCCTTGCTGAGTTGAAACTTGGACGAGTACGCCTAACCCTTTGATGGTCATGACCTTCGTACTCTTCATCCAGCCGCCTTCTTTCGAAGAAGCTTTCCCAATGCAAACCCACGCTCCTGGATCTCCGTGAACTCGGACATCGGAAACCTTCTCTTTCAACTCTTCCATGTTCGTAACGGTTAGGTCTTTCACTCAGATACCTCCTCGTAAGTCATCTGGAAAATGTCATCCTTACAGGGATAGAGTTCTCCTTTGACGCCTCGGATGATCCACTCCCCTATACCAGCTTTCATTGCGCCTTCGAGGGTTTTAATCTCGATGGTTCGGTCTATTGGATTGTAAATTACACCCCGAACATGCTCTGGATTTGGATGCGTAGCGTCGAAGGTAGAATCCGTGATCTGTACTGCCTCAATGACTACTGGCTTCTTTCTGAACTTCTTCATATTATCCTCTTTGTTCTTTCGAGCATGTTTTCGATTGAGTTTTGAATACCTCTTTAGTTACGTTTACTCCATCTACAATAGACCTACACCAGCAATCTGGTGTGTCGCAGGAGAGTTTTCTTGCTGCGGCTTCTTTATGGCGAGTAATGATAGTGTCAATCGAAGCTACACCGACTATATCATTGTGATGAAACCACCTTCGAGATAAGCCGTGACCTTCACAATGGTAAACGACGTTACCCTGGTAATTCTCATCGACTTCGAAAACTCTGAATTCTCCGTAACCTTTGACTGTTACTATATCTCCTACCCTGAAGTCTCTAGTAGTCATGGCTTCCACTTTTTGGCAGCTGCGCACACAGATTTAATCGCTGCTCCATCCCACCCCTTCCACCCTAACTTCCTAGACGCGGCATCCTGGAGAGCGAACACATCAGCATCTCTAATGGGGTCTCCCTCCATAGCTACAATATAGCCGGCGACAGTTAGGTAGTGCCTTCCACAAGAGAAACCCCAATCAACTAACGGCTTCTCTTTATTCTGATTCCCAAAACTTACGTTATCGACCCACTTGGTGCATGTCGCGCACATCTCTGTCTGGCAGCTTGCGCAGCCAACTGATTCTTTGGTTTCGTCGGTCATGTCACCGATCCCTTGAGCAGAGTAGGAATATACTGATTACTGTACCCTTCATGTTACCTCCCAGTAAAAAAGAACGTCCACACTGGAGCTGACGGATGTGCTAGCGACCAAATGAGGTACTTAACTAAAACGATCGCTGCTATAAATACAGCTACGGCTAGGACAATCATAAACTCCTTCATATCACTTCTCTAGCTCCCAGTTTGGTTCAAAGTTATGGATTAAATTCCCTACCTCTTTCGGGGTAAGCACACCTTTCTCTATGAGAAGCATGAGCAGACCTGGAACTATACCCTCGAGAGATCTAAAGCACGAGGTCTCTATCTCTCTATCGAGATGAACTTCTCGGTGTCCCCATGCGTCATGTTCTACTATCCTCATCTGTCGCGAATCCTTTCGTAGTATCCTTGGACGATGGCGTCGTTCTTGTACTGTCTCGCAGCAGAAGAGTCTTCGAAGCCCTCTTTCTCCATCTGCCACGCTCTGAAACGAACCTTCACTCTATCCATGAGTACGTTGTAGGTTTCTTGATTCTTTAGATCGAGAGTTCCATCTGGAGAAGACTCCATCATCTTCTTCGCTTCTTGGCCGAAGATTTCTGAGAAGCGATCGGCTTCTTCTTGAGTCTCTATGACTGCGATAGTCATACTCCTGCCTCGTTATGACGATCCTCTGTAGAGTTCAACAGCGAGAGATAGTAGTCCTCGGAGATGATAACTACCTTTTGTCGTGCGAAAAATCCGCAGCTAGAAAGAACTGGCCGAAGGTCATTCCAATTCTCAGCTCTAATGGAAAGGGTGTTGTTATAGGACTGCGACGGTACAATCAACGCATCACACACTACAGGCTTCATTTTGATTCTTCTCCGTTGGCTGTTTGGGTCTCATAGACCGAACATGTAAAACTCTTCAACCATATTTGGCTTTACCATCTCGGACCCAGCTTCTCATCCCGATCGCGAATTTCTATGAGATAACCGATGGCACTCTTTAACCCGTGGATAGCAATCAGATTCATCAAATCTGTAAACATCAACCGAGTCTTCAGCTCACCGATCTTAGATACGAGCTTTGGCCTCGTGAGAGCACGAAGAGAGGTCATGGCCTCATACCAAGCCTCTGCTGACTTTCTATCGATTATGTCCACTACTGGACTCTCCAGACTTGATAGATACCTTTGCTACCTGAGAGGTTGAATTCCGAATAGGTAAACTGACCTACTTCCAATGCTGCGGGGAAGACGATTCCTTTGTTACCACTGGGAAGGTAGTGCGCGTAACTCCGAAGATACACATTACCTTCATCGATAACTCCTATGAGACCTGGAGTTAGGAACCCGCCTTCCTCATCCCTTGGAGGATTTCCGTCATTGGCATCCCACAGGATGAACTTCTTTATCGCGATACCTTTTGCCATTTTGCAGGAGTTCTCACATGCGAGAGCTTTCTCGGCTGATTTGTACCTCGTGTTACAAAGCTCGCAAACGAACCTGTGGATAACTACTTCTTCGATCGTCTCTTTCATTGGTGATCATTCCTTACTCGCTCTCTTTCGAGGAAAGCTAGTGCTCGGTACTTAGTGAGAGCATCAATCAGGGCATCTGCTGATTCTGGTGTGATATGCCATGAGATAGGTTCCTCATTGTCGCATAGGGCGAGAGAAGAGATCTTCACATGGGGACCTTCACACTTGAATAGAAGTGCCCCATCCTTGTGATAAATCTCAAAGCACGGTTGAACTTTAGCTTCGGTCATTCTCCACCTCTTTCTCGAATCTTGTTTCTGAGTTCTTTGACTCTAAGTTTGTAATCAAGATCCTTACCGTAGTTCATAGTATGCGTCGTCAGGTAGTCTATCCAATGCTCAAGGGCGAGTTCTACTTCCTTCCACTCCCATACAGTTAAGTCATCTATGGGGAGAGCTTCTTTCATTCTAAAATTAATACAAGTAGCTACTAGATTACCTTGATGTTCATACTTTGAGAAAACTTCACAATGCAATCTACTATAGCATACTGAACATAGATGTTCTGTCATGGTTTCACCTTAAATCGCAGTCATCGAATCTAGGACATCTGGCCTCATCCAACAACTGCTTGAGATGGATGATTCCCTCTTCTGCTGATTTTAACTTACCTCGGAGTTCCTGATTCTCATTATAAAGAGCGACAGTAGCGTAAGTCTGAGCTTTCAATTCATCTACTAATGTATCCTTAGACTCAGATCTATCCTTGCACCCTAAATAAGAGCAAGATGGGCACTCTATCCAAGCTCGAATAACCGTACCATCAGGAACTTCATTAGAAACAATGGAGCCGCAGTTACAGCAACGAATTCTCATCTCCACACCACCCTTCCAGTAACCACCCTGCCGATTTTGATTCCAGGAATCTGGAGAAGGAGACGCTCGTAGATGCCGATGCCTACCCTATCAAGCCCGGAATAGGACTCGCTTTGGGAAAGAGCTGCCAAGGTTTTGAAACCACCTCCAAGAGCAGGCATCATCCTTGCTGCGGCTTTTCTATCAGCGTCCGTGAACTTATCGTCAGCATCCGGGTGGAGCGAATGGGAGAGCATGGGACCGGACAGGACGTGCTTGATGAAAGCTCCTTCGTCTGCTTCATCAGCATCATAGACGAGAGCGTTTTCTTCAGCGTTTTCCACATATCCTTCCAGGGTTCCACCCGAGGACGAGCAATCTCTTGCTGAAGCGTGCCATCCAGCAAGTCCTCTACCAAGACACGTCCATTTGGTGTCGTAGGGCATCAGTCTTCCTCCTCTTCTCCATGTAGCGCTTTCGGCATTTTCTTTTCGAAAAGATCTGCGAGCTTTTGCATAGTTTCGGAGATCTCGAAATCATTCTTATCGTCGAGTTCTTGAGCTTCAGGATAAGCTCCGATGGTCAGTTCGAGCATTTCAAAAGCCCGAAAGAGCATCGAGCATTTACCACTATTCGCAGTCTCTTTTTGCCATACAAACACGAGTCACCTCCGTTTGTTGTTCAGAGTCTGGGCATGTTCTCCATCTTCGATCTTCGTAACTCACGATAGTCCATCTCTTCGATGATGAGAGAGATTCTACGTTTGGCGGCTTTGAATTGTGATTCCATCTCACCCATGTAGAGTTCGGCGTCAGTCAACTCATCGTCGAGTTGCTGATCCGTCATCTTCTCTACTTTGGCATCATTGTCCGGGTCGTAGGTCATTTCAGACTCCTCGTTGTTGTTTCGAGTTGTTTTCATGAATCAATTATACAAGATAGCTGTAGATAAGAGAAGATAAAAGAGAAGTCTACAAAGATTAACTAAGGTCACACATTATCCCAAGCCCTCTTATCCCCGTATCCAAGTTGAGCACCTTCAACAAGAAATACATCACTACGGCTATCGCCTGGGTTAAGACAAGCTTCTTCAGGTTCACCGAGTTCACACTCAAAATCTTGCCGCTGGATAGCTCCTGCGATGGAGTATTCGAATGGCCAGTGCGGCTGGCTCATGATTCGAACATCAGCATCATCGTTGGCACCGTCGTCAGAGATCTCTTCTAAAAGCTCAATCAAAGCTCTGAGTTTCATTTCATACCTCCATATATACCCATGGTCTTACTGTTTCAGTTGAGACTCTGTGAAACTTAACAGCGGTATATCCTGGAACAATATCTTCCCTTTTACCTCCGCGTGTTTCTAGGCGGCGAGAATATTCTAGCGGAAAGTAGCGAGGAACTTCATGTTCATCCTCAAAGCCATCTTTCCAGAAGAATTTAACTCTGACGTAGCTAGAGTTACTCATACTTCCTCCAGATGTTCGCAACAGTCTTCGAGGTCGCCGTTTTGTTCGAAGTCACAGTCCTGGGGAACATTCGTATTCCACGGCTTCCTATTCCAAGATGGCGCTAGAGGACAACCTCCCATCATACCTTTTCGATGATGGGTACAGACGACCTTCTTACCCTTGAGAACGCCCCCGTCTTTCCAGTCAACTTTCTCCATCTGAAACCTCCTCGTATCTATTGCAGGCGGGAGAATCTTCATCTTTTGCGAGATAGAACTTCAAACAACCTGTTTTATAGCGAAAATACTCGCATGAAGCACAAGTGGGAGCTTCGTTTTGTTCATTTTCGTTTTGATTGTTTGGCATGAGTCAATTGTAGCAAACAACTGAGTTAAAAAGAAGGGAATAAGAAGAGCTGTTTTTGAAGAAATAGCTGTGAAAACTGGGGGTTCGCTCCGCTCACCATATTCAAGCAGAGGAAAGGAAGAAAGGCAGGACTTAAGAGTGTCATATCCTAGATAGCATGTCAAGAGAATAAGTTAGACCTATCTACCTAGTGGAAATGATTGGTATTTCGGGAGAAACGATTCTTAGGTGAGAGCTACATTACTCCAGTTTTTCCAACTTTAGCTCTAGCCTAAATTCGGAGTTCGAATAACAACCTCATTCAGATTGTACTTAGCTACTCCAGCTTCTGTTTCTGAGGGATACTGCATAGCCCACTTGTCGCCGAATGTGTGGAGCATCTTCTCTCGGGCTCTATCCCAGCTTCCTTGAATCTTAATGTAGCATCCAGCAAAGACGGGATGACCAACACCAAACGTAAAGACCCACTCTCTGATGTCTTCTGTCATGATTTCACCTTGTAGGGAATTGGAGCGTCCTCGTCTACTTCTTCTTCCTTGAAGGAAATTTCGCCAGAAATAAGAGCTTGCTCAGCTCCCATTACAGAATCGAAATTGCCGCATACTGGACATCGATAACCCATTGCGTCAGGTTCAACTCCGTCTGCTGTGAACTCTTCACAGATCGTACACCAACCCGCATCGTCCTCCTGGGCAGCGAGGTACTCCTCTTCTAGAATAATCTTCATCGGTCCTCCTAGTCAGTGAATTCGGGAACGGCCCCGATAACTTGATACACGAGAGAGTGCTTGATGAGACAGGTACACTCGGCGAGGGACAGTCCGGGCCATAGTTCGCGATACCTGGGATGGTAACAGTCCATCCGGCTATGAGGAATCTGGTTAAGATTCGGATCTTCCAGAAAGAGTTTCGTCAACTCCTCCTTGGTTCCGAAAATCGTCGTGTTGAGAAAGCTAACTCCTGTCATCTTCCTCATATGACAATATTTCTCGAAATACTCCCTGCTTGTCTTACATTTCAGCATTAAACAATCCTTCCGTAAGGGCCGTCATCGGCCGCATTTGCATCCTGTTGTTGTCGAATCAACTCGCCATAACGACGAGTCACATCGTAAATTAGCGGAGCCTGGAGGAAGGGAAACCACCCGGCTGAGTGATCCTTGCACACCCTCTCGATGAGTTCCTGAATTTCGGTAGGGTCGGAATCCTCGGAGAGAAGATCAACCTCTACCGAGTATTCGTAAACGTCCTCTCGCCAGACATCATCCTTCCTGCGCGCAAAATAGCCCTCGCTATCCAAAGAGGTGACGTAAATACTCTCTAGACATCCGTCCGGGCATTTTCCAGCGTTCAGATTGCAGGAATTACACTTCATGATCGACCTCCATTGTTTGTTTGGTGGTTGTTTTCATGAGTTAATTATAGCAGACGCTTAGATAAAGAGGAGGGAAAACAGAGAGCTTAAAGAAGGAGAATACTACCCGTAATTAGCTAACGGGGGTTAGGCCGCATTAGATTGCCTTGAACGGATAATCCACTGAGCGCAAACGATTGTTCATTCGAGTCCCTAGGCGCACCTAATTACGGGTAGCACCGAAGAATTATTCTTCGGAAATCTCCAAAATCACAGTAACCTACTTCTGAGTTTCTCCAAAATTTTGATGCAACTCTTGCAGGTAACTTTTTCTAAATAAACTGTGAGCTTGTACTTAGACCCCGTATACATGGAAGACCTGGATTCTGCTTTGCATACAGGTGTCGGTTCGAAGAATCTACCATCTCTAAAGTGAATAACAACAGCTCTATCCCTATTTCTAGTTCTAAGAGAGCTTTCTTCCCCCATCATCGTTCCCATTCTTTAGGAAGAAACCCGCCCTTAGAAAGCCACTCGTCAAGACCCATAACTAGGGATACAAGACGATCAGCTTTTAACTCAACCTCTCTGCTGGAGAGATAAGAGCCCGAATCTAACTCTTTCGTTATCTCACGAATCTCTCTAAGATTTTCATTTGGGTCCATCTATAACCTCCAGTATCTGCTTCAAGGAAGCATTGTCGAAAGATAGGACTTTCATCCACCTGCCAGCTTGATAACGAAATCCAGAACCACAGCACAAGCAAAGAACAAGAGAGTCTTTTGGCCCGGTGTTAGAAGCGCATGAGCACCAGGAGTCTCGATAGAGTTCGACGCTTTCCCTGTGAGGGCTTTCACTATCTTCTACCTCCTTGAAGATGATCTCAGTCATTTCAATCTTGAGTGATAGCTTCTATTGAAAGAGGATACTTAGTTGGTTGTTCGCTATCGTACTCCGCATACTTAGTACGCCAGAAGTCACGATCGTCTGAGAGGGCTTTCTTCTCATTGGCGAGGCAAGCCTTCTCGTATGCTTGCTCACGAACACGGCTTTCCAGCTCTTGAATCCTGACTTTCTTCAGAGTGATCTTCTCCATAAGCTCCTCGTTCCTTGCGAGCGCAGCTTCATGGAGTTGCTCAAGTCGAACACGAGTAGTCTTCTCCTTGCAGGTCTCCTTGACGGCAAGGTCTCTGATCTCCTCGTACTCCTTCAGCTCCTTATTGCGCTGAGCAGCTTTCTTGTGAAGCTGGGTAGTGATCTCTTTGAACTCGTCCTCTTGGTCGTCAAGTGTGGCCATGAGAGCCCGAATGGCAACCTCAGCGAGTTCCTTGCTCTCTAGGACGACTGTCAGGTTGTACGAGATGCCCGACTTAGTTGTGAGGATCTCGTGTTTCGCATTCGGCCCGAATGACATCTTGACCTGCTGCTCCGCACGTTCCGCATTCGTCAGAGTTTCTTCGTTCATCTTCGTCTCGTTCATGTCTGTTTCTCCTTGGGTATCCATCGTCTAGTTGCGCGGAATCCATTTTCCGCAAAAATCTGTTTAGTCGGTCAATATCCATCAGGAAATCTTCTTTCCGATGACAGCGAGAACCCTGTATGAGTCGCGGGGAACCATGTCAAGGGCGTCTGTGATAAGATCGAGCCAGGAATTCTCGATAGTGATGATTTCGGTGACGCCGTCTCTCTTCAACGAAACTGTGACAAACCACTTCATTTCAACTCCTTTTGCTACGCTCCTCGTATTGAGTGAGCAGTTTGTTTGATTAGTTGGCATGTAGGAATCATATAGCAGAACTTGATCAGTTTCGAGCATTTTAAAACGGCTGTTTATTTTGGTTTCCCGCCGTTTATCGAAATCTTGATATGCTTTCCGTCCTCGTTCGTCTCCGCGTCTTCGTGTAGAAGCTTCGAAAAGATAGCCCATGATTCCCATTTGTCGGGCTTCTTTTCCTTTGGTTTCTTTCCATAGTTCAATAGGAACTTCGGAGTTATTAACTGGTCCAGCTCCATAATAGCGTCCATAAATCCGCATAATACAGAGTTCAGAGGACGCCATAGCAGCAAGATCAGCCGCCTGGACACCCGCAGGAACCTCTGCATTTACGACCGGCGGGAAGTACAGAAGTGGCCCATGATCTCTGAAAGCTTCTTGTCGAAGATCCTGGTGACAGGAAGAAGCATGTTCTTCAACTCCTCCAGGTCGTTCTCGTCGAGATCGTCCTCGGGAAGACTCCACTGGATAGGAGCCTCCGAAGGGGTAATCTCCAGAGTGATTTGGAAACTCCCGCTCTTCTCCACGGCTCGAACTTGAAAGCCTCCAGCGATGACACCGAACTTGATATTGTCTGACCTCATGATGACTTCCTTTTGAACACCTTTTCATTTGTTTGCGAAATACGAACAAAGTTTGTGATGTGTTCATGGGTTAATTATAGGGGATAGCTTGTTGGTTTAATAGTAAAAAAGTTAAACATATCTCAGTTGAAGAGAATTAGTGTGCGAGGGTATGCACAGATAAAGAAGGGAGATCAGGTAGAGAATTTTACAGAAGATACTTAGGAGAGAACGTGCGAGGAAGAGGGGTGCTCAAGAACTTCTAGTTCATCACCGGCTTGGAAAGGGAGCGACTCAGTATCGAATCGAATCTCTTCCTTCAGAGGATTGTTTCCACCCGAGGAATACTCTTTCCACATTCGTTTCTTTTTGAGATCTCCGACAAGGATAACTGCGATTGTCGATCGCTTATTTAAGCGAGGTCTGCCGAGAACAAGCTTTGTGCCAGGGTCGTAATCAGAAGCCTTCAGGATTACGTAATCCCAAACATTCAACCCGTCATTGAAAGTTCCATCCGGTTGTACTACCCAGCGGTAACCCATGAAACATCTCCAGTCTTCGACTTACAGACCGCTAACCACAAAGCTTTTTACTTTTTCGGCTCTATCTCAGTTGTAGAGAATGGGAGCCTTGGAAGTAGGGAATGCGATAACATTGCCCTCATATACCATCGGAACAGGCTCATGGAAAGAACTAAGAGACTCTCTAACTAAAGAATCGAACTCGACCGGGGAAATTTGGCAGGCACTTGCGGAATAAACTTTCATGCTAATCAGCAGTTGGCCCAGGGCGTCTTTGAATTCTTCTTTCGAGAGCTTCTTGGACATGTGGGTGTGCGACTCGGAGTCACCGTCACAACTCTTTTTGTACGTGAAGGTAGCGGACAGATCTTCAGATTGAGTATTCTTGCTGCGACAATGCTCACACATTCCGTTTCTCTCTTTCTATGTCTGCGATTCGTCGAATCGTCTCATTGCAGACACCCATTAGTTCCGCAATGGTCTGATGAGTCCAGCCTCGGCTTAGCAGGCGCTGAACTTTCTTTCTATCAGCGTCGCAAAGCTTAACCTGAACTTGTTTTTCGATGGATTCTTTTTTGACGGAGTGGACAAGGCGATTCACTTTTGCTCTGGACATGCCAAGAAGAGCTGCAATAGACCTTTCGGATTTACCGAAACGCTTCAATTGCCGGGCTTGCTCTATCTCTTCTTCTGTAATGCTGCCTGGAGATCGGCGGGGCTTAGACCAGCCCAGTTGGTCGAGGGTCTCTACATCGTAGACACCTACTGGGCGTCCGTGGTGGTCTAGTTCAACTGCGACTAAACTATCTTTTCGCCCTTCAATGCCAAAAATAACTACTGGTCCGATGTCTTCATGGCGTCTGTGTTCCCCCGGAAAGAAATCTATATGTTTTTTGCCATCCGGGACAAACGTGGTCGAGTTCATCAAATGCCTCCAATAAACACCAACGAGTCTCTTCTGTCTCGTTATCATAAAGATGGCGAGAAGCCATCGCCACAGCCCAGAGGGCTCGTTCTCTGGAGAGGGCCTTCTCACTGCCTGGAGGGTTCTGGCTCACTTGGAGTATGCTTCCTTCTCAGAAACTAAATCACGAGTGATCGCTCTCGATTCAGAGAATTTATCGCCGTAACGAGCTTGGAGCTTGGCGATGTTCTTATCGAGAACTTCTTCCACTGTAATGCACATCGCCGCACAGCACAAAAGAACGCTGTCGTAGTAGCCGGAAAGAACGTCGCGAACCAGCTCATGGTCCAGCTCTTTCCCATAGAAGATATGGGCCTTAACCATGTCGCAGAAGGTGGAGCTGTAAAGACAGAGCTTCAGGCAGCCGTCCTCCAGAATCATTTGGCTGATACTCATATCAATGATTTCGGGGGTCTGACCACCAAAGTCAGACATGTCTGCGAATCCGCAAGAGCAAGCGAGATTCAAAAACCAGCAGCAGTCTCCAAGCTCGGCAACGACTCCCTGGAAGGTCTCGAGAGGCCAGTCGGCCATAGCCTCGAAGCCGACGATCTCCAAAACCTCTCCTGCTTCTGAGGACATCCCAAGAGCTGCATGGAGGGTATCAACACTGGAAAAGGAGGACATCCTCTGCTTGATGGCGGGGTAGTCTCCTGCGGCAGTTCGCAATGCGAGAGGGGAATACTCTTTCGGTGTCATGTCATTCTCCTGTTAGTGCGTGGTAAGCGACTTCTGCGGCGCCTTGTCGTTTACTCCGCGGATCGTTTTCGTGATAGGTGGAATCCTTAACTGTCCCAATGCCTCTGCATAAACGACAACGATGAACGAATTCCTCCCTTCCAGAAGGAAGCGTCCTAATTACATACGGAAAATTGAATGTCTTTATGGTGCGGTCGCCCTTCCAGATAGGATAGAATCTTCCCGACCCGCCGCAAACCCTGCACTCGCCTTCAATTTTCTGACTCACAGGATGGACAAATTTTCCTGTCCCATTGCATTTTTTGCATGGATATGAAAATGCACCCTCTCCATTACATTGCGGACATGTTGCCACGATTCCTCCTCTACCAAACTTAGTTAACGAGTGGAACTACGCCGAAAGGCGCGGGGAAGTTTTCTTGAGCCGCTTCGAGTGAACGGTAATAGAACCGCACACAATGCACATCTCAACATCTATCCCCTCGGCGAAAGATTCCACTTTCCATTCATAACCACAGGCACACTGAACGGTGTGTCGAGGATCGTGAGTTTTGGTGGCTTCTACTGTCTGTCCGGTTTCGGTACTCATTGTGTACCTCCTGCTTTGATAGTAGGCAACCTCTCACGAATTTCAAGGGCTGTCAAACCGTTTTTAACTTCCTGAGAGACAAAACAGACACAATCACAGTCTCTACCCGGTGGGAATCTTCGTCAACCCGAGTAACAGAAACCACCTTGTTTGGGTGGAAGCGTTTGACTACGTAAACAGGACTACTTGGATGAATTTGAACGCTTTCTCCTACTAGGAACAGGTGCTTCGACAACTTCAACTGCCTTCTCCTTTGGTTTTCGATAGTAGAATCCGAACGAAGACAGAGTTGCTTTCGTGAGAACGACCGCATTGCTATCGGAAGGCTCTAGGGTAACTAGAAGTCCGTCGTCAGCGATAGTCTGAAGTCCCCAGCCATCAGCAGTTCCTTTCTTCTTTTTGTATGGAAGAACTTTACGGTCTCCTTGTTTAACAGCTTCAACTCTCATGATGCCTCCTTATCTAGTTATAGTCTCAGAAGAGACAATATCGAATCCCCGCTCCCAGAAGTGGTTTACGAACACATCGAACTTGGGATCCTCCGAGCAGGAGAAAAAATCGATAAGAGCTTCGTTCTTTTCTGGCCAACTATGGAGAGTGCTGTGTGATTCTGAAAGCAAAACAGCCGTGGTAAATCCATGCGGGTAGAACTGGTGCTTAGAAACCTGGAGAAGATGCGCTCCAGACTTATGAAGAGCCTCTATGAGAGTATTCTCCAACAGGAGATTATCGTACATCCTCACTGAATTTCGGCAGGAGACTTTCAAGATCAAATGCTGGTAGCTCATTGGTATCCTCCTCTCTGATTTTTATAGGAAGCGCACTGGGAGTAGCGAGGGAACAAGTACCTCGAAGTGTAGGAGGACTTCCTAGGTCCCAGTCGGGAGGAAGAATACTGTTCTCGATAGCTCGAAGAGTCTCGATAGACCCCTTGATATCTCGGAGCTTCTGTTTGAAGTTCTTCTTACTAGAAATTTTCCGTCTGCCCATTGTCTATCACTTCGCCGATGACGAAGGAGCCTCCTATTGTGACAACTTTTTTATTTCTAGCATCTGAGAACAGTCCAACTGCTAGATACAGAATGAACAGAATAGACGCCATCAGAACTAGAAGTGAGAAGGAATACAGGGGATCTTGATATGCCAGTTTCCTTCTTTGTGGTTGTTGTTTCATGATGAAAGTATATCAAACAACCACAAAGAAAGAAATGGTTATTAGTAATCTGCGGAAGGTAGCTTGGAACACGGATAGTGAATCGAATAGGTATCTCTAATAGAAACTACTGGATCACCAAGATCGCAATCAACTCTCACATACCGTTTCTCTGACTTCGCATCGAGGGCAATTTTGCTGCCATCTCTTGTGATAGCGAATACGATCTCTTTACCGCATTCCTTGCAGAGCATCAGGACGCCGGGGTGATGGTGACCTTGTCGTCTTTGAGAGTCACGTTCGACATCTCATTGGCGAAGCGAGTCAGAGCGCTGATAACCTGCTCCTCGGACACGCCCGGACGCTCGGCGACGATGTGGGCAACCACATCAGCGACCTTCACGTTCTTCTTGCCTTCGAGGTACTTGGCGATGATCGGCTTGATGCGGAAGCGCTGCGGGCCTTCCTTCTTGATGCCGACCTTCTTGCGCAGGTCCTTCAGCTCCACGTCGATCTGCTCCAGGCGAGCAGCGAGGGTGCTGCGCTCGGTCTCGAGCGTGCTGAGGGCGAGCTGGCCCTGCTCTTTCCAGGCGTTGTAATCGAAGGTGCTCATGTTCGTGTTCTCGTTGGTCATTTTCATATCTCCTGTTGTGTCGGGAAAGTCCGACGGGTTTACATCCAGGACAACGCCAACTGGCGCGTGAGTCCTGTGCCGATCGTGTCGGCTGTTCTACGTGCGTAAATAGTCCCACCAGCCGGGAGACCTGAAGTCACCGTCTGGAGAGTCCCATTCGTAACCACGACTCCTGTTGCGAACGAGTACCACCGAGTAGCGGCAGCCACGTAATTCGCGGGAGTTGCTTCTGCGTCAAGCGTCTCTGCGAGAGCGTACAGAGTAACCGTAAGCGTCTCGGTGCTTGTTCCCAGCAAAGCCAAGATAAGCTTTGTAGGAACTCGGGTAACCGTATTCTTAAACGAGAAAAAATGATTCGTCAAGATGGTAGTAGGAGCTGCTACGGGATCAACGTCCGCAACACCCTGACCGAAAGTACCAAAAGATTGAAGTCGCATTCTTTTCTCTCCTCGCTGTTTCCAGCTTACAGACTCTATCTTAGCGAAAAATTACTCTTCGTCAAGTGAGCTGTCGTTCAAATCGGAACTTTTCTTCGTTGAAGGCGTAACATTTATGATCCTGTTAGCCTCTCGCTCAGCCTTTGTATTCCCGGAACCGCTAGTCCCATGACCCGTTGGTGCAAACACTGAGGCGAGCATCTTAGAGATGCTTCCAGAAGACGAAGATTTAGCTTGAATTACTAATTCTTCCTGCGCCCTTGGCTGGAAAATAACTCTCGCTTGCTGCACCATGCCTAGGAATTTCTGCATTTCGTTGGAGACGTTGGCGTCGAGAACACCGCCCTGAGCTTTCTCAAACATCACGCCAGTCATAACACGACCATACTCAGCCTCCAAGACGACTTGGATAGCTTTGTGAAGATCTGCTGTTGTTTCAAGCCGGATGTTGATGTCGTACCCACAGGGCTCCTTAGCCTTGTACCGAGGACAACGACCACTCAGAAAGCAGGTGTCGCAGTGGAGAATTTCGTGGGCTCGATCGTCGAACCGAGCATCGTCAACTAGAGCGAGTCGTCGAGATTCTGCGCGAGCGAGAGACTGCTTGCGGTCAATCAAACCCTCGGTGTTGAACACCTTCGATTTGAGAGTGAGAGCCTGGTCCTTCTCCTCTGGAGTGAGCCAGTAGCAGTTCTGCACGTTGAAGCGAATCGAATCTGCCCACTGCTTCCAGGCAAGGGCGTTCATCAAGTCTACTTCTTTTCGCTTGTCGTCCTCGATGTCCTTCCAGACGATTCCGTTTTCTTCAAGTCTGGTTTTGAATCTTCTTCTAACGTCTTTATGAGTATGGTCGTAGTAGCGAATACGACCGTTTTGGAAGACCATGGTGTTGCCAAATCGCGAACCCCCAACCCAAGTAGTGTTGTGAGCAAGAATCTCGTTTGCAATAAACCGCTCAGCACCCGGAACTTCTAAGTCATATACTTCCCTTGTTTCCAGGGGCAGGGTCTCTATCTTTATAATTTTAAGATAGTTCAACTCAGATTCATAAACACCTGGATTAAAATACTTAGTGTAATCAGTTCTTCCGACGAATTCAGTTTCGGAATCCCAAAGATCACCGCTAATCCATCTACCACGACAGTGCGCGAGGGAAGCGGGAATTCTCGAATGGTACGGAAGTCTCTTTTCCTTTCTATAAGTGACAACTTTTCTCTTCGTAAAGAAACCTATTTTGGATTCAAACTTTTTCTTAGCTTCATTTGAAGAGATTGTAACCCGGTAGTGTTTGGTATTAGACAAACCTTTTGAACAAGGAATGCCCATCAAAAATAAAGCTGCGAAAACTTGGTCAGATAACTCCTCGCTAATGGAAGAAGTATACGGCTTATCACCTGCGCTACCATCAGAGCTAAAATAACCCCTCAAAACATGACATGCTTGTTCTTCACTCAAAGACCAGAACCAGCCTGGAAAGGCTTTATTTGCTGCCCCGGAAGGGAACCCCGCTGCTCGAAGCCATCGAGCAAAAGAGTGGCTTGAAAAAGAAGTGTCTCCTTGTTCATGCTCAGTTAGAACTCTGTCGAACCGACTAGCAATCAACCTTGCCAACTCGACTGGTTCTTTGTCTAAACCACAAGAGCAATTAATAGAGGTCTCGCTAGAAAAACTCCCGTTTCCAACCCAGTAGCCTAGAAACTCTAACATCTCCTTGTCTAACTCGACACAGAGTTTTTCTGTTGGAGAATCATGCCAACGATTGTTCAGATAAGGAACGCTGTAGGAGAACTCCAACTTCTCCAAGCCCTGTCCAAGCCATTTACCTCGGCTAGGGCATACTATCCAATCACCTTCTTCAAGAAGGGATGGTTTAGTCTCTAAAAGATCTCCTTCAGGCCCCATTCTAAACAAACTGTGATCGGAAGTAACTTCAAGAGATAAACCACTGGCAACTGTAATCTTTAGGAATTCCTTCTTTACAGTATGCTTAACGACACTCCTCAAAGGAACCCATTTGGTTACATACTTGCCATCTTCTTCGACAACAGAGAGCGTCTCTGAATCGGGAGTTGCGACCCTACCCTCGAAACCCACTAATTCTTCGTTGTCCTTAAAACTATTATAGAGATCTTCTATTGAAATTCGTTCTGGGTATGGTCCTTGTTTGAACCAAACCTTGCTAGAACCACCTACGGAAGAATCGATCGAGTACCACTTGCCGCGTATAACCACATCGGCAGCGGTAGCACCGAATCCATGAAACACGCATCCATACTCTCTACCTTTGTTGGTAATCTCGATGATGTCGGCGAGATGTTTTGGATTCCCAATCATAGCGGAACCAATCGCTATGTAAGGATACTTATCGTACCAACCCATCTCAACTAACTGGTTCACAGATTCATTCTGAACAACGGGAACGACGGGGACGTTTGATGCAAGGAGATCGTCCTTGAACTCCTCCATTTGATACTGAGTAAATTTCGCATGAACGTCAACCTCAGCACACCCAGCAAACAAATGTCCGATCCGTTTAAGCTCCTGATAGTAGTCCTTCGTGTACTCCTCAACGTCCATCCCCAAATCCTTACCGCCGTTGATGGCTTGGATCAGAGAGAAACCCCCGGAATCGAGGAAAACGAAATCGAATCTACCTAGGTCTTCTGCGATCTCCTGAACAGTTAGTTTCTTGAGCCATTTCCTAGAATAAAAGTACGAGATAAGGATGTTCCTAACACCAATTCGATACAGACCATCTCGATACTCTCGACCATCGGCTCCAGCGAAGCAGAGCTTAATACCGAAGCATCTTCTATCCAACTGAAGTGTTCGGTCCCACTTCATGAGAAAAGAATCTAACTTAGGACTTCGGATAGTTCCCGTAGCAAGCTGCTCATCAGTCTTCCCTTCGTCATCGTTTGGGAGTTCCATATCCTCCGTTGGAATCTTTACGTTTTCAAACTGGTCGATAGTATCGAAATCGTCTGACATATCTTCCTCTTATATCCCGCGAGTCCTTCCGCGAGCTATGGCGGAACCCATGGTCTCAGTATAAATCTTAACGTAGTTCTCAACTAATGTTGACCACAGAAACTGTTTTGCGTGCTCGAATAAAACAGTGCGGTCAAAGGGTTCCGCTGAAAGAGCAGCGACAATCTTCTGGAGAGTCTCGTAGGAGTTCGGGTCTTTCCAGTCGCCCATGGAGATGAGTGGGCCACTCCAGCTATCAGGTTCTGGATTGAAGCAGACTACGTTCTTGCCGAAAGAAAAAGCGGCGAAGTTGTTGTCATTCCCAATCTTCGAGGGATCGAGAACAAACGAGCAAGTATCCAAGAGATTCTCGAATTCCTTGGATGGCGGGTTAACGAGGAACTCCCGAACCTTTGGATGAGACTTCTTTATGAGGTCCCTCAGTTTGTGCTCCTTCATCTCATTGAAGGAAGAAAGAACGATCTGAACCCCCATCTCCGGGTGGAGATTCTGAAGCAGCCGGGGAATAAGCTCCGCTCCCGCGACAGAGGAGGACAGCGAAGGAAGAGAAATCAGAACGAACTTCTCATCCTTGTGCTCTCTCTTTTCATCAACAGAGTAGACACCCTCGGGCATCGCGTAAGCTGACTTCCCATGCTGCTGGACCTTCTTCGCAAGCTTCTGACTGGCGGCGATTACGCAGTCTGCGTGCTGCATGGTGAGAATTTCCGCTGTGAACGCAGACCAGGCCAATTCTTTCTTCCTGATAGGAAAGTAGTCGATGGGAGAAAGTCCTTGGCAAATTTCGGAATCGAAATCGTACGAGCTGCAAGAGACACTATCCACGAAATCCTTTGCGTATCGAACGACAGTGGGGGTTCCACCAACCAACTGCTCGACAATCAGAGGGGAACAGTCGCAATCAGCCTGTACGATGTCAGGCTTCAATGGGAGGAGCATCTCGTGAATGAGAGAAGCCCGGTGGTAGTTATCGGATACGTTCGGCATAAGCAAGACATCGATAGGACCGTATTGATAAGAAAGCGGCTGCTCATCGACAGGCTTGTTCTGGATTGCGATGACGCAGACTTCGTGACCGTTTTCGCAAAGAGCGTTTGCGAGACCCAAGGTGTACTTTGCGCGAGGATCCTGAACATCATCAGAATTCTCATGGTAAAAAGGCGACTTTGTGAAAAGAACGATATTCATTTTGACTCCTTTGTTTGCTGGCCAGTCTTCTCCTCTAGAAGATTGGACATTTTCTCGATAAATTCCGGGTCAAGAGTAGCGAGTTTAACCATCACATATGCCAGGTGCTCTCTTCGTCGAGCATCCCAATCGGACATCTTCGTATAGTTGTCATCTTCTTCGCGAACACCACCGGAAGGTGCGGTAACGTGCCACGAGACACAACCTGTATCAAAGAAGAACTTATATCCAAAGAACTTTGCAATCTGAATCATCCAGACTGCGTCTGCGTGCATGGAACAGTGGCCAATATCTTCCCATAGAACCCTGGCGTCAGGCTTCATAAAGAAGTTGGCAGCCGACGCGAGATGGGAATACCGAATCCCCACATCGTTCATGAAGCGAGAAAACTGACCGGGTTCGAGAACGAGTTCTCCCTTCTCGATGCAGCACTGGGTAATGGGAACACTCTCAGGCCAGGAGATGTACGGGAGACCCTCCGGGCCTGAGTAGGAAGAACCTGTCTTCTTCATGTACGGAGTCATGGCACTCACAAGGACAGGAGCACCGTGCTTTTGCATCTGCTCATTGCACGCCTTCTTCAGACGCTCCAGAGTGTCCGGCTGGAGAAGGTGGTCATCATCCGTCTTGTAGAGATATTCGTACCCCTTGAACACAGCCTCAGTGAGAATGAAGTTGACGGCAGCCACTTCAGATCTCCCCGCGACTTTCACATGCTCATAGAAGCAGTCGTGACCGAGAGCGTTGAGAGTGGAAAGAAACCGCTCAACGGGAGCTTCTAAAATATCGAGAGGCTCATCACCGGTATCCACGATGAGAACATCGAAGGCTTGCTCAGTCTGGTGAATGAGCGAGGACAAAAGGATGCTCAGATACTCAGGACGATCCCGAGTAGGAATAGCCACGAGAATCTTCTCATCCTTTGAGAGTAAAGAAATCTCGATATAATTCAATGGCTCTTTCTTTTTCATTTGCCTTCTCTCCCTTTTCGTAGTTCGGCTATCTGCCAAATCAAGAAATAGCCGCTGGTATCCTTTACGTCGTTGTCACTTGGATAAGCTTCTCCGCGAGCAAATCGGGATAGCTTATCATCGATTCGAACTTTGATCTGCTCAATCGGATCGGCTTTGCTGAGAATGCGAACTGGATTCAGAGCCGAGTCACCGTACGTTTTGTTCTTAAATAGCAAGAACGACTTCATCTCAGCTAGAACTTCGTCTAGATCTTTTTCGAAATCTGTTCTAGTAGGATCAACCCAACCTAAACGTGAATGATCGCAGGAGCACTCTCCGGTTGAACTCGCAGCTCTAATCTCTGCGTCAGACAACCCTCTAGGATTTTCGTGAGGAGCAACTGGTGTTTTCTCCTCAAATCTACCGGGATATTTTGCCCCATTTAGCACTACGTTTCCGTCCGCTGTAACCTCGCAAGGAACAGTAAACATATGACAGATGTCGCTATTTTTATGGATTCCTTTTTTACCTTTAGTGCAATGGTTGTAATCAAAAAAGCAACACGATCCGCAGAGCCTAACAAGAGACATGGCTTCCTCTTCTCCTTTCGTAAAAGGTTTTCCAATGGATTCAAGATAATTTCTCAAACAACTTAACTCCTCAGTATTGGGAGTACTCTCATAAAATAAATCGCATTCAAAAATACCATCTGCCATCACATATGTATCTTTGACGCTACAGAATTTATCTCTGTAATAGTGGCACTTTGAACACAAACTCATGGTTATCTCCCTTTTATAGAACGAACTGCATTCAGAAGATCCTAGTACGTGAGTGGTCTGTCGGCCACAAACCGTACCATCTGAACGGACACACTTATCGCATAAACTCATAACTACTTTCTCAACATGTTAAGAAAAGCATCAGGATTCTCAAGGCACGCTTCATGGAGCTTGTAGAACATCGAAGTCCCCCAGTTGCCTCTTTCCGCCTGGGAAGGGTGCTCAAAGTGATGGCAGAGTGCTTTTGAAGTGAAGACACCCTCGCCCATCTTCGCGGTCATGTAGGTGTCCTCTCTCGGGAGCCTTCCGAACTCACCAATCTCTGAGCACTCCTTCAAGAAGGAACTCCTGCGGAGAAGGATGGCTTGCGTACCCGAGCAGGGAATCAGACACTCCAGAGTTTCCGTGTATTGGAAGTATGGAATGAACCACGGGTACTTCTGCGTCCACATTTGAACAGACGGATCCGCGATGTCAACTGGAGTATCGCGGTATCCATCTGCCGCAAAACTCGCGGGAACCAAGAGGCAAGTAGGAACAGCCCACGGGGTTTCTTCTCGGATGATCGCATTGATAAGTCCCTCTGAGCAGTTGGGTTCAAGAACTACGTCATCGTCGATCATGAGAACGAACTCATTGCGAGCTTCCCTAACGAGTTCGAGTCGGGCAGCTCCGATGCCCTGCTTATTGCGGTTTCGAAGAATCTTGATTCGGACACCCTTTAGAGAAAGGACATCGAGGGCTTGGTTGATGCAGTAGTTCTCTGAGACCGGCTTCTTTGCCTCGTCAAGAAGAATCACTTCCGTTGGGAGATTCGTTTGGTGAGCAAGCGCCATGAGAACCATAGGGAGAGTTTCCTCTCTGCCGATGGTAGGAATGGCGGCCGAGTACACACGAACTTTCCCGGCGTCACTTGCAGTTGATTTTTGAATCTTTGCCATTTTTCAACTCTCTTTCTCTCTTTCGACGATATTGCGTTTCCGCATTTTTAAGCTGACCACATTTCTTTCGGGCAGCTTTCTCTTCACTCAAAGGGAATATACACGACTCAGTAATGGGTGAACCAAATCCCATAACAAAATGGTCTATTTTAACTCTTGATGAAGTTAAGGTTCCCAAGTGCTCAATCCTAATAGCCACTAATTTAGCTACATGGATTGTATAGTTCTTAATCGGAGTTTCTTTCTCATGGCCGCACTCCCCGCAAGCTTCAAATATGTTCGTAGGAACGATCACATAATGAAGTTCTCCGAGAGTGAATTTAGACTCAATCGTCGTTGGCATTTGAGGACCGCTTCTCTCTTGCGAGTTTAAGTCTTTCAGACATAGCCAACCGTTGCTCATCTGTAATCGTTCGAGTGCTATCTTCCTTCAGAACTTGTCCCTTTAGCCGGTGGTTATACTTAGCCCACTCTAAATCAGGGGTTGCCTTTTTATAGGGCATCCACGAGTAAAGAGGGCAGGCATTGACTCCGCAGTCATCCTTGTCGTCAAAATAATAACCACAGCATTCATGACACTTGGCTAGGATAGCCTCCGAACGAGTTACTCTGTCGTTTTCTTGAACCATTGTTGAGCCTCCGGGATCAAGTGACCAATTTGGTCTTCAGTCAGTTCATGTCTAAAGGACTTACGTCCTTCCTCTTGTGTACTACCCTCTCGGGTTGCTCGCTGGATGGATTCGTAAGCGGGATCCCAAAAACACCCGGCGCACGTAGGTTTTCGGGAAATTACCTCTGCATATTTAATGGCGTTCGAAGGGATAACCAAGTCGAGAACATGAATCTCAACTGGCAAAGGTTGGTCAACACAGAGCCTGAGCATTCCATCTGCGTCGATGGTAAGCACGCTCTTATCGTGGCACTTCCACGACTGCCGCAAGAAATTTTGGGGCCAGAGGTCGAACCAACCCGGCTCGTTGTGCATGAGGAATCGACCACTCTTGGCCATCAAAGAGAGGGTCGGGGAAACTCCTTCAATCTGCTCTTGGGAGGGGAGGTCGTTCCGATCACCGCTGGAGTAGTCGTACTGGAAGATGGGAGCAGGGCACTGAAGAGGAGTGCAGATGCTCCAGATACCCTCTTTCGAGAGCATCTTTACGATGTCGGGCATAGAGTCGATGTTATGCTTCGTGACTGTTATGCACGTAACGAGATCCCTTATCCCGAAGTTATCTCGGAACATTTTAAGGGCTGACAACCCATTCTGTGACTTCAAAAGGGCTGGCTTATCGGGAGATAGTTTCGGGGTATCACCATCAAAGGAAGTGCTCCAGTTGGACAATCCGTGGTCAACTAGATTTTTAGCGTACTCTCTATCTTTTAGAACACGTACAGAGTTAGAGATAACTGCGTGTTTAACTCCGAGCTTATTACAATGCCCAATGAACATCGGAAGCTCTTCTCTGACAGTCGGTTCACCACCGAAGAAGATAATAGGTGCCCCAGGCCACTGCTTGGATATAAGCTCGATGGTCTTCATGACCTGATATGTACCCATCTCAGGGTATCTCAGGGAAGATTTGGTAATCTTGCAGTAGCTACAATTGAGCTGACATCTCCTTGTAAGGAGGAATTCAACTTTCAGAACAGGGATATTAGAAGCTTCCATTTGTTCACCCTAGAGCGGACAGAATCCGCTTGGTCCTATCCGGGCTGTACTTTCCTTCAATTGCAGCTTTAACATAGTCACGAGCGACTTTGCTAGAGCGAGGTTCAACATAAAAATCATTAAGGTTAGTATGCACGTCACTTAGGGTAAATGCAATATAGCGCCTAATACAAGCAGGACAATTACCGCAATGTTGGTAATAAAGAGAGGTCGTCATCCTTGGATGATAACAAGACCACGTTTTCTTTAACTTAAATGCGGTGCCTCCGTTTTTGAGATACCATCTGAACATGTCTATTTTATCCATGTTAAGAAAAGGAGCAGCAACTCGAATATCCTGTCCCAGAGTATTAAGCAAATTCTCCATCCCAAATAGAAACTCTGGTTTTCTATCAGGGATAGACAGCTCGTCTTTCTGAACAGTTAGATAGATGGTAGTCTTTCCAGTAACGTACTTCGCAGCAGCTAGGCATAGAAACGCATTTCTATACCAGATCGTAGCGTCGGGCTCTTCCCACTCACCGAGACCCTCTAGAGCATGAACTATCCGAGTGTCTGGAGAAGTCTCTCGGAGAGCCCGCAATTCGCACTCTTTGTACTTGTGCCCAAGATTGAAGTAGATGGAGTCTACTTTAGTCGGATCTCGCTCCTCTGATAACACCTTATGCAGAGTGATAAACGAATCCGGTCCTCCGCTATAGAGAACGAGATGATTCATTGGTATCTCCTAACCGAGTTGGGAAGTTTTTTCAAGCTGCGTAAGAAGAGCAGCTCTAATTCCTATTGCATAGGGGTCGAACGGAGAGGGAAAATTCCGGTCGTCTACGTAGACGTGGGCGTAGGGCTTTCCCATGATCAACTCATCGTAAGCAACCCCGTGCTTATCCAGCCAAGAGATAGTCTTGGTAGTATCTGACACAGGGCGAGCTGTATGAATGATCACATGGACACCCTTGTTGTGCAACTCCCACATGATGTCGATGACAGCTTGGATGGGATCGCAGTTCTCGTATGCCCAACCTGCGGAATCAGAGTACACGTCTTGAATAGTACCCGTGGCAATGACTCCATCCAGGTCGAAACAAATGATGGGGACTCGTGCTTTCATTTTGAATCCGAGCGAACCTTCATCAAATCGAAAAATTCTTCCTTGGGAATTTCTCCTTTGATGTCGGAGGTGACGGTCACATGATTGGGTTTCTTAACTCCCCGCATCGACATGCACATGTGAGTACCTTCGACAACAACGATAACTCCTTGCGGCTTTACTTTCTCGTAAATGAAGTTCGAAATTTGAGAGGTGAACTGCTCTTGTATCTGAGGTCTCTTCGCAAACCAGTCTACGATTCGACCAAACTTAGAGAGTCCAACAACTTGGTCATTTGGAATGTACCCAATATGAACCTTGCCGTAAAACGGAACCAAATGATGCTCGCAGATCGAAAAATAATTTATGTCGAGCACCGCAATCATTTGATTGCAGTCACCTCTGGAGAACGTAGTTATGACAGGCTCTGGCTCGCGAAGACCTGATGTCAACTCAAAGTACATCTTGGCGACGCGCCTAGGAGTATCCAAGAGACCTTCCCTGCCCGGGTCTTCTCCAATCGAACCCAACAATGTCAAAATAGAATCTTCAACATTGTCGATTCGACGTTGGGAAATCTCTTCTGTCACTTCTTGGCTCCCGGCATTTGGATAACATTTTTGATCTTTGAAATCTGATCGTTGACCTGAGACTGCGCCTGAGTTCGGGCCATGTCCATCTTCAACTCGGAGATGGTCATCTTAGCTTGAATCATGCAGCTCACATCTTCGAGCATACTCGAGCACATGTTACGAACTTCACGAAGAGAAGCAGCGTGGTTCTTCTCAACGGAAGGAAGGTCGGTGATGGCGTCGATCTTACCGTCGTCAAACTGGACGAGAAGGACGGCGGTGATGGTCTTTCTCGACGTGCCACTCTCCTCGGGAGCTTTCACGGGAAGCTCCTGGGAAACAGGCGGCGCAGCTTCCGGGGAAGCGCCTACGGGTTCACTGTCGTCGTTACCTTCACGATACGGAGTCTCAGTTGCCATGGCTTCTCCTTTATCTCACTCTCATAATGATGTGAGTCTGTGGTATGACTCTCCAGGTTTCCCCGTAGAGTTGTTTTCTTTTCAGGGAAAAGGCTAACGCCTCATTCACATTCTTCCGCCATTCCCAACCCACAACTCCTCCAGCGGGAGTCTGTGGCTGAACTATCAGGTTCATCAAGGATGAAGTGGTCAGATTGAGAGCGCAAGTAAGATCACCTTCGTTGAAGTTAACTGGGAATGGAATAAGAACCTTGAAGGAGGTAGCTAACTCAAGAACATTAGGCCCTAAAGGAACAACCTTGGGGCTAACAGTAATTTCAGAAAAATATCCAAGACAGTCATCTACTTCTGAAACGTGACTAGAAAGGATTCGCTCGGCGGCTAAAGACCCGTTTGTTTCGAGATGCAGCTCCATCCCCAATTCTTTTATCGAGGATAGAATCTGACTATCAACCTGGAGAAGAGGCTCGCCTCCAGTTATCACGCAAGCGAGACCTCGTGGTCGGATATGCCGGATCTGACAACAGTCCTGTATGTGCTCTAGGATCGTAACTATCGACAAGTCTTCCCCTGTATCGTGGGGAGTATCGCAGAACTCACAGACAGTATTACACCCAGAGAACCTAACGAAGACAGAGGGTCTGCCAATATGAGAACCTTCACCTTGAACAGACAGAAAGATTTCGTTTACTTTATAGGTCTTAGTCATCTTACAAGAACCTCATGTTTAGCGAAGGACGTAGGATTCTCCCAAACCTCAACGCTATGAACCGTTGCGACAATATGATTGTCACTTAGGATTCGAGGAAAAATAGAAAGAGACAGGTATTCAGCCATACCCTCTGCCGTTGGGTTGTATGGCATAGAATATGGGAGTTCGATACCGGATATGCTTTCGTTTTTGACGAGGTTCTCAAAATATTCGGTGAGAGGATCATCGATACTCAGAATTAACTTATGGTCCCACTTTTCGTCAAGCCAAGTCTGAAAGTATCTTTTGATAACACCGAAATCTAGCGAAATTTTGCGTGCATCAAGGGATCGTGTCGAGAGAGTGACAAAAACTTGATAGTGGTGACCGTGGATATTAGCGCACTTACCTTCGTATCGGTACAGGCGATGCGCAGCGTCAAAAGTTAGTTTCTTTGTTACGGAAATCATCTTTTCACCACGATTAGTCTGATTGCAGTTTTCTTAATTCCGTCAGCTAGTTCGTCAGCAAAACAGGGAATGACTTTCAAATCCCACCCATAAGAGGCACCCATTCCCCGAGCGATAGCTACAGCCTTCACGGACTGATTTACGGCTCCCGCTCCCATAGAGATAAGTGAAACAGTCTTTCCTTCTTGGATGTACTTGATTACGGCCCCTGCAACCTTTGAGGCTTGCGAGCCCCCTGCAACTCGAAGTTCCATCTCGTCAACTGTGTCATCGTGCTGTGTCTTCATGTCATCTCCTAGCGCATGGATTTGCGAACAACCTCAACAGCTTCTCGCTGATGATTGTTCGTCAACTCCATGTACCCTAACACAGCACGACCCAATTGAGCTAACCCAAAGGCATCTGCATGGTTGTCCGTCTTAAAGGCGATTCCGTACTTCGCCGAGAGAGCAGAGACAACATCTAACTTCTTACAGTTACCTTTGCCAGTAATAAACTTCTTCAAAGTCGTAGGAGGAACTTCAATAGTTGCATCAGCAAATCCGCAGATTCTATCCCTAAGGATACCTCCGAACTCGCCTAGCGTTACGACAGACGCCCCTTTGGCCCCAAAGGCATACCCTTCTATCAAGCAAAGCTTAGGAACAGTTATCTTAATAATGTCAACGACGTTGTTCGCCAACTTATTGTATCGCTTGAGTCTACCTTCGAGAGTCTTATCTGGTTTAGAGGAAAACTCCATATAAGAGTCCCGTCCATCTTCTGTAAGATACACTACTGCCAAACCCGTTAATGATGGGTCAACAGCTAAAACACCGTGCTTAGGCAGTAGCATATACTCGGTCATGCTGACCTGAATTTACTTTCTTCGAAGTCAGCGGACCTTCTAGAAATCTCTCTGGAGATGGTGGAATACTTATTTTCGTAACCTTCAAGAAGAGCTTTGATCATCTTCTTCTCGGCTTCAGTTACGAGAACCTTGGCCTTGATCTCTTGGATGTCCTTCGATTGCCCCACGCTAGCTTTGTGCTCAGTGACAGTCTTGTAGTCGCCCTTGGACTTGAAAAGTCTCACCTGTTCTGTAACCGCGAGTTCTGTCGAGAAAGCGGCGTAATTCGTCTCTGCGATAGCGAGCTGATACCGAGCGTAGCTGGCCCATCCTGACCAGGACGTGAGATGGTAAGCGAGTTCCGTACTTTCAAGGTCGGCCACATTCTCAGGCCATTCCAGAATTCCGGCAATTGGTCTTGAAGGGATTGGAAGTCCAAGTTCTTCCACGTAGGCCCGCGCCTTTTGAAGTGTTTGGCTATCTTCGTGGTCATGTTGTTTCTCCGGCATGTCTGACCTCAGTTCTTGAAGAGAGCGAGTTCATCAAAACTCTTCTGACCAAAGCAATGAGAACAGCGAGAACACTTCTTCGCTGGCTCTTTCAGCATAGAAATACATTCTTCTTTTCTATCAGGAAGAGTGTGATTCCTAATTGCTTCTTCTACTATCCTGGGCTTCTGAAGTTCCAGTCTTGCGGCCCTAGAGTCTAACTCCAGAAAGAACTCCTTCTCTGCGGAATCATTCTTCTGAATATACAGAAAGATAATTCCCACTGGAATAGGAGAAGGGACATCGGACTTATAGTTACGAATCTTGGATTGAACAATAAGTTCCGCGTAGATTTGGGCTTGCAGTTTATGACTCTCGTAGGGTTCATCGAGAGAACCAAATCCAAAACTATTTATGGTCTTAATTTCAAGAACGTACCATCTGTTTTCGATCAGAATGAGTCCGTCAGAGTGGCCAACCGCAGGGAGTTCGCAGCCCTCCAGAGGAGATAGAACTGGGACTTCTCGATAGATGAAGTGCCTACTTGAATCAGAACACGCGGGGTTGCTACATGTCTTCGGGGTGAATCCAAACTGGAAATAGTGGCAATGAGAGCACTCCCAGCGACCCCAAAGAATTCCCATCTTAGACAGGTATTCATTCTGATACCAGGCGTGGAGAGCCGTGCCGACATCCCAAATCCTCTCGGTCTTGACATCGATGGACTTGGCTTTCGCTGGTCCAAGAAGCTTATCGAGGACAGAGAGGCGAGGACACATCCCGGCGAACTGGGAAGGGTGCCAGCCGTCCTCACGGGGCTCTTTGTTGATGGCCCTTTCACGAAGAAATTGAGACAGGGTTGGAACGAGTTTACCTGGACTATGGACTTCTTTGATGAGATCCTTGAGGCTCATTCGGTATCTCCTAGTATGTCTGTGCTATGTCTGAAATCAGAATACGCTTATCTTTTAGAAATGCAAGTCCTTTGTTCAAGCCCTGATGGCGTTTGTTAGGTCCAATTCACACTTACATAGTTTGCAAAGAAGCCAAACTACGGACTCGTTACGATTTTTAACAGTGACGGCTGTTTGCGCGAAACACTCAGGGCATTTCTGCCCGTCATGAACCGTATATGGGCCATCACATTCCTTGCTAAACGAAGGAGTAGCCTTTGTAAATTGTCCAGCTATAGTCATAAGGATTTAGTACCACTTTCTCGGCATTCGGGCTAGGAATCGAACCTAGAATCTTCGGGACGAGAAGATTATGGCCCCACTAAGATAATTCTCAGATGGCCCATCCCGAATAAGAAGCCGCCACAAGTAATTCTCACGGACCATCCGTAAGAATTGACCCAAAGACGCATAGACAACCCTGTGGCGGCCCCAAAATCATTTCTTAGAAACCTTCTCCAAAAGCCCGCCGGCAACTCTCATAATTTCGATCTTTCGCTCGTCGTCGTCAACTTTATTCCCCGCTACCCAGGAGATAGCGTTCGACATACGCCACACGGAATTACCCGGAGGAAGAGCAACGACATCGGGTGTGTTGTAGCGATCCTTGACGAGTTCCAGCTCTCCCTTATTGAGATGCTTGGAAAGGTCTCCAATCATCTTCTTGGGATCGATCTCGGTCTCGTGAGCCTTCTTAATCACATGGCAGAAGGCATCCACTGCGTCTGGAGAGATTCCCTGCTCGACGACATCCTTGATCTGAGAGGCTGTCGCCTGCGTGTCGAGGGCGTAGGTTTGCTGACTCCACGTCATGTCCTCCGTGAGCCGCTTTCCCAAGTGAATTTGTCTGAAGCCGACCTCGGTGATCGCGTAGTTGGTACACCAGAGCCTCATGGCGAAAGCACGGATGGTGTGGGCACCGTTGCCATAGTCGGAGTTCTCCCACATGACGCCGAAGCACATCACCTCGTTGGGAACCGGCTCGAACACCCTGGGAAGGAGCGCCTTGAGGGCGACTTTCGTTTCGCTCCCGTACCCTTCGATGGGGACGAGCCCGTACTTCTGGCATTCCCCGGTGAACGACTCCAGCAAGGGGCGAGAGTCGAGGCGTCGGTAGCGATCGGAGAGGAAGCCGCGGAGTCGACCCTCGTAGGAGCGCGTCAGGAACTTGTCTTTCTCATGCCCGTACAGCTCGTTGAGATTTTTCGCGAGAAGACGATGACCCCATCCAGCTTGTTCTGGCTCTCGCAGGTACTCGGCGAACTTCATGGGAAAGTTTGCGCGAGAACAGACCTGCTGCATTGCGAACTTCTGGATGGAGAGTGGAGAGAACTCCGTGTTGTCCTGCATCCCAACAAGGATGTCGTTCGGGGAACCTGTGGGACGCTCGTCGATGTTGCCGTCAAACATAAGACGACTACCTTTGACGAGATGGTCAGTGGGAACCTCCGTCATAACCCGGTTGATGATGGCAGCGCCCTTGTTCCGGCCGTTTTCGAACTTCTCCTCCATGATGCGACGAGCGTTGTCGGCCGCTGCGGAAGCAGCTTCGTTGTAGTTCTGTGAACTGTGATGAACGAGCATTGGTATCTCCTATGTTTGCCGACAACTCGTCCCCAACCCATTTGGGAAGTAAGCGTCAGCTATTCTTTTTTTCGGGAATCTACGAACTAGGCTTTGACGAAGAATCCTTCCATCGCTTCCTCAGCGACGGAATAGGTGACCTTGGCACGTTTGCCAGTCCCCTGAGCCTTTTCAACAGCGAGCTCCCTGGCGTGAGCGCCTACAGCTTGAGTCAGCCAGTTGCGGAAAACAGGAGACTCGATGTTCAAAGAGAACTTCGATTTCTCATTTCCGAGACCTTCCACGACGGAGATGATCTCCTCGGAAGCTTTCTCATTCATGTCGATGTCGTCGGGAACGAGGTCCGCGAGGGAAGAATAGAGATTGGTGATCTCTGTGAGGTCAGCCGGGTCGAGCTTGCGATAGTCGACAGCCTTCAGGCGATCGATTTTCTCGGCGTCGTACCCAAGACCCGCTCCTATAACCACGGTGCTCTTCGTGATGACACGGACAAGCTCCGTAATGCTCGCGGGATCGACTTCCTTGGGCTCTTTGGGAGCCTTCTCAGTCTCCTCGATCTTCTTTTGGAGCTTCTCCAGCTCCTTGTTGACGAGAGTCTCCAGCTTCTTCGAAGACAGCTCCTCGGCGATCTCGAGGAACTTTCCCTGCTTCTCGCGGGGGAGACGATCGATCTCCATCGCTGCGGAGATAGTGATGCGACCGTCGTGGACGGCTTCCCGGACGATGTCCTGGAGCTTCAGAAGAGCGAACCGCTTCTCGATGCGGCGAATCTTCACGCCAAGGGCAACAGCAATGTCCTGGGTGGACATCTGGTGATCCTGCTGGAGACGAGCGTAGGCGTTGGCTTCGTCGATGGGGTTGAGGTCTTCCCGTTGCACGTTCTCAGTGATGTTGACCAGCAGCATCTGCTTCTTGGTAACGTCACGGCGCTTGACGACGATCACCGGAACAGTTGCCAACCCTGCGATTTTTGCGGCCTCAAGACGCCGGAAACCTGCGTAGATTTCGACGCCATCTTCAGGGTTCTCCTTGCTCTTGCCGAGGAGGGGCTCCTTGATGCCGATAGCCTTGACGCTCTCGACGAGTTCTTCCAGATCACCGAGTCCCTTCTGACGGGTATTGAACTCCGCGTCAGCAATGACTTTCTCGATCGGAAGATACATCAATTCTCCATTTGCCATGTTTACTCCTTTAGTTGAGTGCAGGTTTCGGCACTCTTGTCAGATCGTAGTCTAACGAATTGGGGATGCCTGATAGCTCCCTTTTCAGTCAGACCATTTCCTGAAACTTCTACCACGATACCTAGTAGTTTGTCTTTGTTCATCGTGAACCATGCGCGAGATCCTTCTGGTTGAACAGAAGAATAGGGTTCGATCCAACTACCTGATCGATTAGGTTGACCCGGTGCTCCGTGGTCAGTTACCCATTCTACGTTTCCATCAACCATACCCGAACATTTGCCAACTTTAGTTAGTTTTCCGTTTTTGTAAATACCGAAATTGACTGCCCCTACCATATTTCGGAATTTACCTCTGGGTTTCCCATCCTTAAATCCCATGACAACTACATCATAGGTAGCTGCCTTCTTCTTTTTAGTCCAGGCTTTCCCATAGTGTGCAGAGGGATCTTTAAGAATCAGCCCCTCGCCACCGTCTTTAAGTATCTCATCGTACCAATTTTGAATTTCATCCTTATTCGAGGTCAGCTTAAAGGGATTAAACTTAATGAACGGAGAATCAAGATCCTCAACGACTTCGTGAAGCATCTTCTTTCGGCTATACAGAGACATCCCCCGAACATCCCGGCCATTGACAAAGAGAATATCGAACGCTCTAAAAGCAGCGAATCCGAATTCCCTCTGCCAAGCGATAGCTTGGTTGGGAAGAGCGCCCGTTACCGATTGCACAGCTTCAAAAGGATGACCCGGAACAATCAACTCCCCGTCGAGAATGGTAAAATTTAACTGCCTAACTCGCATAGTTTCGGCCGCTGCGGTCATGATCTGAGGGACGTTCAACCCGTTCTCTGCATACTTTCCAGTCTTCTTGGAAATTCGCCTGGAAGTGAGATACGGCCTCTCGAACTGACAGTGCATGTGAAGGAGGGCTCTATGACCGTCGAGCTTCTCCTCTGCCATGACAATAAGCGAAGATTCAACTTTTGTAGGGTCGGGACAACGACCATCACAAGCACCTGGTTCGATTTCAAGACGCTCGAACATGACTCCTCCTAATTCAGATTTTGACGCCGAATTGTTCGGCTTCTTTGATGGTGAGCGGGCGGGTCCAGTTGACTCTCCCGAAGATGGCTTCGATTCGTTCGCGGACGTGGGTCGCAACCCAACAGGGCCTTCCTTCGACATCTTTCAGCGGGGGGTCTTCCTTGGGATTGATTCCGAGCTTCTCGGCATCCTGCTTTTCGAGAACTGGGATGAGAAGCAGCTCGCCGAATTCGGAGTGGGCAACATCGACACCTTCAGGCATTCCCACGTTCTTGGCTTTGATGTCCCACTTGGGACTGACCCACGTTGCGAGGAAGATACGCTGTCCAATCAGGCACTCGCCGTTTTCGAGCTTCCTGGGAAGGATCTCTGAGTTGTATTTCCATTGGACAAAGGAAGCGAGCGCTTTCCTACCTGCGAGTTTCATGCTTCGTTCGCGAGATTCCTTCTTTTCCAATCTCTTTTGGTCGTCATACCACCCGAGAGGCTTTCCAGGAACCGCTTTTGTTTTTTCCAGTCCCAGGCTAAACCCGAGACCTTCTCCCATCATGTTCGGTCGTGTTTCTCTTTTTGCACCTTGCAGGGGGTCGGTGTTCCAGTTGGGGCCACGCGGTTTCGAATCATTGGGCATGGTGTTTGCTCCTTGTTTGTTCGAATTGAGGCAGGGTGTTTTGTGCATAGGAAGATTATAGCAAGAGACAAGGGCAGCTTGAAGAGATTAGATAAGTCCGCGTGATTTTAACTCTATCTTTATGAGTTTTTTATCCTCGATGGGAGTATCTTTGCTCTCAAATTTTTCAACAACCTCCAAGGTATCAAGGAGGCGCGCAGTTATTAACTTGTAGCCATCCTCTCCGAGGGGGGATAGTCCCAACCAAAACTCACCTAACAGTTGCCTAGGGCTTATCTTCCATTCTTTTTCCTTTATCAAAGCCTTAAAAGCTTGGAGCAAGAGAAGGATTATGGAATCGCAACCTTCATTAGCTTCTTCCTCTGTTGAGAAAGGAACGCAAATGTGACCCAAAGCTCTGGCTACAATTGTTCTAGGATCGTCTGAGTCGATCATGAGGAACCTCTTTGGAAGGAAAACTACTCGTTGATGAGATTGTTAAAAACTTCGAGGGGAACAGCAACCCACTCCTTGGGGATAGGATCAGGAATGCCGTACATGGAGATTACTAATGCGGGGTCTTTACCTGTGGTAGACGCCTCTCGATAAATCTTTCCAAGGACATCTGGAGTGACATTGAAGCGGTCCTTCTCTGTCTCCTTGCATTCGAAAACAAAGTCCTTGGTGACTCCATCTCCCTTGCGGGAAGGCCACGCTTGGTTTCCAGATCCAGGAGTTAGCTTGAACCCGAGTTTCTGTGAAAGACGTTTCTCGTTTCGCAACGATTTGGTCTTCACGTCCTCTGGTTCCTGCTCATCCCACATCTTCGGAGTCGGTTTCCTCGGAGGAAGGTTCTTTGGAGCTTTCATTCGGTCTTTCCAGTCCCTCTTCTTGCCACATGAGTTCTCGAGAACGAACCCTATCCATGAGGTCCTTCATGAGAACAGGATTCTGGCTGAGGAGGATTCCTGCCTTCTCGTCACCTTGAACCTTGGACCCATCAGGCATGGTCAGCCACCCGGCTCCTGCTCTCTGGATGATTCCCCAGTAGGAAGCAGCTCGAATGACTTGGACAGCAGTATCCGTGTCACCGACTCGATGAGCGCCTCTCTGAGCGACAAAGTAGAGGGCGAATTGGCCACCTTCAGTGACAGGGTAGGTCTTGTTCTTCTTAACGACGAACTCGACCTGCACTCCAATTGGACGACCCGAACCCTTGTCTACGATCTCCTCGGACTTCTTGAGACGCAGCTCGACGGATTGGTAGAAGTCGGGAGCCTTCCCACCGGGAGAAGTCACTGTAGGGTGGTAACCTCCTAGGGCCAATCGAAGCTGATTGACCATAAAGATCGTACACCTCGTCTCCGAGAGAAGTCCGAATGAGTTTAGACCGGAGGTCCATTTGCGGAACGCCTTTCCTAGCAGGCGTGCCATCACGCCTACCTGCCATTTCTCCGCGCTTTCTTCCACCTCAATACCCGGAGTAAGGGCTGCAATCGAATCCACAATGAGAAGATCACACTCCCTACTACGGATACATTGGTCAGCGACATCTATTGCTTGCTCCGCGTACTCTGTTTGGATGACAAGAAGGTCTTCTACACAGACGCCCCACTTAGCAACCCAGGTAGGATCGAATGAGTTATGAATTATCAACCCTTCGGATAGAAAATTCTGCTCATCGAAATCGATTTCTTCTAAAGACACATCGAAGGTTCGGTGCTTCTCAGGAAGCTCGGTGACTGATAAAATCTCCAGCTTAATGTAATTTTTGTAATACTCCCTCCGATCGCTGGATTTAATGGAGGCCACAGCTTTTTCAAGCCTCTCACGTTTGTACGAATAAATAGGAAATGAAGATAAAAATGACTCTATATCTTCGAGTCCTTGGATACTCACTTTCCAATTAATACAATAGCCATCTTTTTCCGATGGGCTTAGCGAAGAGTAAATTCCAAACTGCAAAAGAGCAGACTGGATATCCAGAGCTAACAACCTGCTGGTGGTAGAAAAGTGTGCGGAAGCTCTTTTCTGGTACGCGGGGTCTACGCTGCTACCATCAGCCATAAAAATTCCTGCTAGAACTTGAGATAGCTGACTACGAGACAGACCCTTTGGCAACCTCCGATCAACCGAAAACTTACCAAAACATTCGAATTGCTCAAGCCACAGGTGAACTTTGTTTTTTCTACCCTTGAAAAACTTTGGATCTGCTGAGAAATTCTTTGGGGGTCTCTCTAGTTTGAGCCGAGAAGCTCTGCTTCTTCTCTCGAAGGACGAACAGATTGAAAACTTCTCTAAATAGTCTACGATCGTATCTCTCCCGCAGCCAACTAAATCTGCAATCTCAGATACGTATAAGTTGGAATTCCAAAGCCCAAGCAAAGAGTCTCTATCTAAATTATACTCCTCTCTCGTAGAGACTATATTTACGTTGGCGCTACTTACATTAACTCTGCAATCAAGAGGTGATACAATAGCCTCAATGTCCTCAATTATGCAGGTGTCTATGTTAGAGATGGACGCCTTATCGTGCAAACCATCTCCAATATGGAGACCTAACAACCGATACAGAGAATTGGATTCCCCTGGGATTGATAGCTCTATCTTCTTAGGAGTGTATACAATATCCCCTGGAACCAACTCACTAACCTCAGAATACCCGCAGGAAGTAAGAACCTTATGATTCCCAGTAAGCTTTATCGATCTTCCTCCTCTTGTCTGAACTTCATAAACGGAACGGACGCCTGAGTCTGATACGATAGCGTTAGTTTCTTTGAAGTTACCTTCTTTATCGAAAGATAGGGTCTTAAAAGAAACTCCCAAAGGTAGAGTGTCTACCGGAACGTATCTACCTTCTGAAGACTCATATACTAAAGTCCCTTCCGCTAGGCAGTGCTCGGCATCGAGAACGACGACTCTCATTGGAGAGCGTTTTCCACACTTACAGTCGATGTCAGTAACTTCTCCGGTAAGGTCATCGACAATCTCAAAAGCTTTCCCGCAGAAACGACAGTGCCTCTGTGCGTTTGCAGCAGTCTTGTAAGTAATTCCCGACTTACCCGTGGAGAAATCACCTTTGACAATCGTGATTCGACCACGAGGAATGCCTCCTCCGATCTTCATGTCGAGGTCAAAGATGCCCGTGGGAATTCGGTCAACGACTAACGAGATAGCTTCTGAAGCTGGAAGAATAGTTCCGGGACCATAATTCGCGTTGATGGATGCAAGAAGACTCTTCAGGTCGCCCCTCTTGGGCTGACCCTTTTTCTCGGGCTTCTCAGAGTCTTCTTTTTTCTGACGTGCCATCAGCGACCTAAAGTCCTTCTGCGAGAAGCGATCAACTTCTCTTCGTACCCATCTTTGTCAGGGTCTTCCTTACCCTTGACGATCCTCTGCTGGCGAGACACCTCGTCCTCCGCGAGCTTCTGGGCGACAGACAGAGCTTCGGGAATCTCTTCGACGTAGCAGGGAAGAGTCACAGAGACATCACACTTGACGCTCTCGTAGTTCCCCATGTTGATAGTGAGACCAAAAGATGCGCGAACATAAGCAGGCTCGACTTGAAAAGTCATAACCTCAAGTTGGTTGGATTCGTTCTCTTCTGGCTTCGAAGGTTTCCCCAGCTTTGTGAATTGGCGACTTACAAACATCTTTGCCTCCACTGTTTCAGTCTTCTGTGATTTTGACATATCCTGGTCCTTCCAGTTCTTCTACCCCGTATGGATAGTTGGCCCACAATTGAAAAGTCTTCTTAAAGAACTTTGTTCTTGATAACTTAAATCTGGCAACCTGCTGACCATAACTATGCTCAACGCTAGCGTAGTATTTCGCCATCTCGCGAACCTGGAAAGCAGTATACAGTCTCCAACCTCTAAGGTCACGATACATGGCCTTTGGAAGAGCGCCCGTTTTCTCCCACATAAAGATAGTTTGAGCCTTCCTGTCAAGGCGCATAGCTAACTGCCCGGTGGTATACATCTCTGTTTCGATCTCTCGCCCATCGGGAAGACAGACCTTAAACAGAGTTGGAGTTTCGTATCGAAGATTCTGTTCTTTTAATCGAGCACGCTTCTCTTGAGATTGCTTCTTTTTAGCTTCTCTTGCACGTCGAAGAACTTCTTCTCGATACTCGGGATCTTCAAGATAGCGCTTCTTTCGCGCTTCTATGATGGCAGTTTTATTCTTCTCGTAATAAGTCGAATTGTGCTTCGACCTATTTTTCTTGCGCTCTTCCTCTTCCTCTTTAGGAATAGGTTCGCCGAGTTTTCTGAGTTCCGCCATGTTACTTGCTCTTGAGTGTCTTGGGGATGAGGGCGATAACTTCGGAAGGCTTCTTAACAATGAGAGCAAAGGTCGGAGCACCTATGCTGGAACAGGCTTTGATCTCCGCAGGGGAGATCTCGCCAAGCGCAACGAGCGCCTCGACCTTGGCTTCATCGACAACCTTGGTCATGATCTTCTCGATGTCGAAGTTGCGCTCAACGAGCAACCCTTTGAGAATTTTCACGTCGAGAGACGTTTTCCCGGACTTCTTCTGCTGCGTGATGGTGCCATCCGACATGGGCGGCTGATACTCGAAGTGACCCTTGGGGGTCAAGGAACCCTTCGATTCCGCGAGTTCCATGAGATACTTGCGGAGCTGATCCTTGCGAGCACCAACAACCTCCTTGTCGATGAGGTCAAGGACAGACCAGGCTGCGAGAACCTCCTCGTCAGACATGTCCTCCGGGGGAGTCTTCAACAGCTTCTCTGACTTCAGAAGATTGGCAGTTTCACGAAGGATCAGCTTTTCGTTTTGTGTCATGGCGATGACTCCTTTTGTTTTGGTTGTTTGTGTTTTAACAGAGTACAGAATAGCAAAAATCCTAATTAAATGGAAGAGAAATTATTTATCCGTGAACAGTATACCTTAATTTTTTATACTGTCGGCGACGGAATTCCATCCCACCTTCAAAGGGATTCGATAAGTCAACGTCGTACAGATCTTCTGCCCCCTCTTTAAGAAGAACCAGCTCCATTTTTTCATCGAAGAAGTCTAAAACGACAGGGGCACCCTTTCCCTCAAAGATACGAAGAATTCTTCCAACCGTCTGTTGAATCGAATTCTGAGGGGTAGCCATGATAAGAGTATCCAAATCAGGGATATTCAAACCTTCGCTGGCCATCTGGTAGGTGGAAAGAATGATCGACTTCTGTGCGGCTATATCGAGTTTCGCTTGTTTTGTGCCTCCCACATAGAAACCAACTTCGTCCGCTCCCATTCCTTCCGTTGCGAGGCGTTGTGAAAAATAATCAAGCTGCGCGCGCCTCTCCGATATGACCAGAACTTTACGGCCTGCGTTATACGCCCGAATAATGTAACGAAGAACAGCTTCATTTCTACCTACATGACTAGCTAGGGCAGTTACGAGAACTGCTCGTTGAGCTTTCTTATCCAGCCAGGGTTTGTACCAAACTTTTTGAGGAATCTTAACGTCGGTCTTGATAACGTAAACGTCTGGGGTGAGCGTGCTAGCCTCCAGAACAGGCCCACTGGAGGAAATGTGCTTCGTGATTACTTTCCAGAGTCCGTCTTGTCTACTCGGGGTTGCTGTGAGGCCGAGTCGATATCTCGCTGGAAATCGGGTGATGGCCTTTTGCCAGAGGGCGGCTCCGTAGCGATGAACTTCATCGCAAATGATAAGACCAAAAGAATCATAGAAAGAATCTCCATAGTCACGGCGACTGTTAACCACAGACTGAGTAACAGCAATGACAATATCATGCGTGCGACCCGTGTCAACAACATCTCTTTGCATCCTTCCTACTGTTATCCAGGGAGCAAGCATCCGAAAGGCTTCTTCCCATTGTTTGGCCAAGAATTCCTTATGCACAAGTATGCAGGTGGATACGCCTATTTTGAGTGCTATCTCTGCACCCATCACAGTCTTCCCGGTTCCGCAAGCTGCGATAAGGAGACTCCCTCCTTCGCTATGGATAGTCTGTAAAGTATCTCTGATAGCTATGTCTTGACCATCTCTAGCTTTGAATAACGAGTTCTCTGTATGGTCAAGATGCCTGCCATCCGAAGTCATGTCATAAACAGTGTCTCCAATAAACGAAGTAGCGTAGCAACGAGGAATACAGACTTCTCCAAACTCCTCGTTGTATTCGTAAATCTCAAAAGTCTCTCCGTCCTTCTCTAGTTTCAATTCGTCGAGAATTTCAGGAAGCTTAGGATGGTTTTCAGGTACGCGAAGAAACCCATCCATATCGATTCGAGTTCGTTTACTTGGCAGTTGATCTGACATAGGCTTTCTCCCTTACTTTGCCATCACTCTTTGCGGAGTTCCAGTTGTCACCAATACCTGGAACAGCAGTCATTGGAGCGCGAAGAGCAACGGCATGTTCCATATGGCGTTGAACATCAGAAGCAGCCTCTTCAATAAAATCCTCAGTGGCTTCAAAAATAAGTTCGTCGTGAACCTGGGACAGAAGCTTAGCTTTCCCTTTACCCGTGTAGTAGTCATATAACACATCTCGAGAAAGCCACTCTTGATACAGATTCCTCATGGCGATTTTGATAACGTCAGAAACACTACCTTGGTCGGGAGTATTGCTAGCTTCATGTTGAGCTAGCATTCGCTTATATGAGTTCTTATTACGTATGTCCTCGATGTAGCGAATCCGCCCGGTGATAGTCCTAACGTACCCGTGCTGTTCTGCGTACTTGTGCATCCTCTCATGGTATTTTCTAACGAGTGGATAAGTTCTATGCCAGGCATCCCAAAGTCGCTGTGCCTCTTTTTCAGAGACTCCAACGATTTTTCCTTCTTTGTTTTTCGTGTCTTTAAGTTGTCCCTGAAGAGTTTTCGTTCCCATCTCATAGATGAGTCCAAGATTAATGACCTTTCCAGTAGGACGATCGCATTTACAATTTTCAGCGGTAAGACTGTGTAGGTCAAGACCCTCGTTGTACGCTTTCAGTAGCATGGGATCTTGGGAAAGATGGGCCATCATAACAAGGTCTGCTTGGGAATAGTCAGCGACTCCCATCTTCCAACCTTTGGAAGCTATAAACGCATTTCTTATCTTATGGCCTTCTTCTGACTTCTGAGGAATATTTTGCAGGTTAGGGTCTGAGGAATTATGATTTATGAAACCTTGGGCTACATAGGAATGATCTTCTTCTACTTCGATGTCATAGACTTCCATTGTTCCCAAAGAGAAGATTGAAGCAATCCTATTCGCTTTTGGTGTAATCTCTGGTGACCAGCCAGAGAGCACAATGCAAGGTTGTCTAACTCGTTGTTCAATGGATTCTCGTCTATGTGATGAACTACTAAGGAGCTTGGAAGATTCTCCGGGGAAATCTTCAGTGCCTGCGACATAACTATCCGATGAACAAAGTAGCGGACATCTCCTACTAGAGCTGTCAGATATCCCTTGCAATCCGAGCAAACGCCCTTCCAATTGTGATGGTTCTCTCCTAGCTTCCCCTTCATGGGATTCTGATCTCCCATCTTGCTCCTGGAGTACCTCAGTTGTTTCTCCAATACCATCCGTTCTGGATCTACATTCTGCTGGAGAATGGCAACAACTGTATGGTAAGTTGTTTTTAACCGGGAACGTATCTGTTGTATCGTTGGCTTCTCTGGATCTACTAAATACTGTTCCAACACCATCTTCACTGAAACAGGGTCGTTCAGGACCTTCTTCGACACAGACATTAAACACCTCTTCTCCTGAGGAGAGTTCGCCCAAAGAACACCAACCATCTGGAGTGAGAAATCTGTGCTCTTTGGTACAGTCTATTCTGCACCCAGACTCTAAAACGACCCGGAACATTGTGTCAAGACCTTTGAGAATCTTCCTGACTATAGGTCGATATCTTCCTCGATGAGTTAGAATTTCGTCGCCTTTTATGACTTCATACTCGGAAATCTTAAAGTCTCCGCGAGTGGTTTTAAGAAGAGTATCTCCAGATACACATGCGAGACGTCCGGTACGAGTTCCACATTGATTAAAATCACCCCGTAGTCTTTCGTCCTCGTAAAGTTTACAATGCTCAATTAAAGGAAGGGTGTAGGTACTACAGAGCTTATCTAACCGTTGGAATCTAGACTTGAGTTCGTATGCCCTATAAGCGTCAGTGTCTTTAGAAATTGCATTTCCGACTCGTTCGAGGTGCCCGGCATCGACAGAATAGAATCCTGATTTGCCACGCTCAAACTTGAGCTGCTCGGCTGGCCACCATTGGAGGTCTTCATACAATCGTCGTGACACTGCTTGAGAACTTGAGATAGAGACGCCAACCAAGGCTTCAAACTGTCGGCGAACTTCTTCAAGCTCTGTTCGGAATTCGGTGTCAAGGTCATCCAGATACTCCATGTCGATGTTGAAGCCGGATTCTTTCATGTGAACGAGAACTGGAATGAAAGGCATCTCCAAGTCGGTAAACACCTTGGTCAACTGTAGCTCTTCAAGTTCAGGCAACCAAAGATCAGCAAGACGAAGACACTGGAGAGCATCGTCGGCGCAATACTTGGTCATCGTGTCGATTGGAACATGGAACGCCTTGGAACGAGAGTTCATCACCTCTTCCCAGGTAGTCATGTTGTACTTCAAGTATTCTTTCACGGCGGCTTTTAATTTAAGTCCACCCGCACCCTGAAGTTTCTTACCGAGAAGATATTGAAGAACCATTGAGTCGCGGATTTTATACTTAGGTTTAATGCGCAAAGTGCGAGAAACCATATACTCGAACTTGGCATTGTGAGCCCAGATTTCTTTAGTATGGTCAGTGAGTACGTTCTCAAGTATCGTCATGACTCGTTGACGATTGGCATTGATACCGCTCGCGTGCATCATGGGAACGTAACAAGACTCTCCATCTGGGAAAGCGAATCCAGCCCCAACGACTTCTATTTTGTCGTGTTCAAGGGCAGCTTTTTCGTTGCTGGAAAAGCTAGCTGTTTCGTAATCGAGTCCTATTGAGTCAGCGGCAGCTAATTTCTCTGCCAACTTAGACAACTCTGATGTTGTGGCTACGGTGTAGGCTTCTGACATGGAGTTCCTTTGTTCAATGAAAATGGCCAGGAGATAATTCTCCTGACCGTTTCCATATGAGAGGGGTTTTAGAAATCAGAACTTGACGTTGTCTTCTACCTCTCCCTCAACTTCAGTGTTGACAGGAGTGGCATCGTCTTCGTCGTAGCCAACGGGCTCCATGACGCCAGAGAGAATCTTGACGATCTCCTCTTTGGTCTTCGGGGCAAAAAGTTCCGCGTAGTCGAGCGGAAGAACATCGAGAGGGAGTTCCGTCTTCTCCTCCCAATCGAAGGTGTCCCCGGTATTGGGACTCTCATCGGTGGCACGGGAAACGTCTACTCGCCAACCCCTCAGACCCTTTTTCTTGTCGGCAGCTTTCTGAAGAATTTTGCCGACCTTGGTCTTGCATACGAAGAGGCGGATCTCATCCTTGTGGGTCTTCTTGTCAGCCTTGGACTCCCATTCGGAGTGGTCGATCACCGTGTACGCGCGGGCGAGGTAGGGCTTGTTGTTTCCCTCGCAAAGAGGACAACCCCGGCCGAGGCAGGTAAACCAGTTCTTCCAGTCGTCGTTGATCTTGATCTGATGCTCCATGAACGCGAACGGGAGGTCATACCCCTTTGGGTGAGTCATTCCGTCAACGAAGGTCAGGATCTTGTTTTTGTCAGCCTTCATCCAGATGCGGGGAACCTTACCACCAGCCTCACGGCGCTTCTTCTGCTTCTCCAGTTCAGCATCGAGAGCTTTGTTCGCGCGATCACCTGTGTAGGCCCAACTTGGTGCGTTACCCATTCGAGGCTCCTTTTTCTATGTCGCGGTGGACATTTTGGTTACCCGTATTTTTAACAATCAAAAATTTGGGCATGAAAAGAGTGTATATGAGAACTTAATCAAAGGAAAGATAATTTAATGGGAATTATTCGACTTACAATGCGGAAACATGTCGTTGTAGGGGCCGCCCATTCTTCGAACATGAAAGGCTAAAACCT